CAGAGCTGAAAGCTCTCAAATCAGTAGGCGGTGACCTATCCATCCATTCGAACGCAGAGCTGAAAGCTCTCAAATCAGTAGGCGGTGACCTATCCATCCATTCGAACGCAGAGCTGAAAGCTCTCAAATCAGTAGGCGGTGACCTATCCATCCATTCGAACGCAGAGCTGAAAGCTCTCAAATCAGTAGGCGGTGACCTATCCATCCATTCGAACGCAGAGCTGAAAGCTCTCAACTTAGAATCAGTAGGCGGTTACCTATACATCCATTCGAACGCAGAGCTGAAAGCTCTCAACTTAGAATCAGTAGGCGGTTACCTATCCATCCATTCGAACGCAGAGCTGAAAGCTCTCAAATCAGTAGGCGGTTACCTATCCATCCATTCGAACGCAGAGCTGAAAGCTCTCAAATCAGTAGGCGGTTACCTATACATCCATTCGAACGCAGAGCTGAAAGCTCTCAACTTAGAATCAGTAGGCGGTGACCTATCCATCCATTCGAACGCCATTGATATAGAAATCTTAAAAGTATTATGGCGTAAATACAAAAATAATAGGAATTGGGTTTTAACTAATAATTCACCAGAATGGTTGTTAGAAAGAAAGCATGATGCTAATATTTTCTATAAAATAAATGGAGTTGCTATAGAAGATAGAAAACAATTTGATGATATACGGATGGATAGATTAAGCGCAAGAGATGTATTTAAAATAAGGAATATGGAGATTAGACGGTTAGCTTATGAGTTTATGGATAAGATTAAAATGAGAGAGTTAAAAGGGTTTAAGGTATTGGATGAGAGCAGGGACAAGTACAAAAACAAGATGCAAATAGTAGAGTTCAGCTTCAATGATTTTGATAATCCATTCAAATATCTATATTGCGTATGTCCATCAACAAAGAGAGAATACTATCTTGAAACTAAATATAACAAGTGCCATGACGCAAAGATGGGTAGTTTTGGATTTGAAGTGGGCGACAAATTTAATGTCGAGGTGTAGAGTTTTTGGAAAAACCACTTGACAAAATATAATAAATAGAGTATAATTATAAGTATAAGAGGTTGACAGTGGTAGTCAATCGAACCAAAAACAGGAGGTGCTAACATGGCACAAGTAACAGGGAAACAAACACAGTGGAACAAGAAGCTTATCCAGTATGCAGGACAAAGAGTATCATGCTCTGAATTTGACAAGGGCGGTCTTGAGACAGATTATTATATCATTCAAGAAGATGGGTCATTAAGATTTTTCAACGACTTACGCTCTCTTAATGGAGCAAGACCAAATGATATGTGCAACTATTGGAACAATCAGGAAAAGAACTCTTTTTTGAAAGTACTGAAAACCGAGAATAGATTAATCCATGACATGGATGATGATGGCAAAGAATACTGGGCACAGGAAAACTGGGAAGCCGGGACTTGTATAGTGAAAATAGTTGATGACGATGGATATTATGATGACAAATATCAAGCTACTTATGACAATGAGTTTCTTGATAATTATACTTGCATAGGAAATGCACAAGACGCAATTAATGATTTCTTATCTGAAAGAGGATTAATATAACAGGCTATAGCCGAAAATAAAATAACAGGAGGTTCAGAGATGAACAAAGAATCATTAGGTGATGTAATTGAAAGAGTTAATAACGAACGGGCTAGTACAAGAGAAGAAAAAATCGAATTAAAAAATCCCGCAAAATATTCTGTACTTACTCCTCATGGAGTATATCATGTATGTGAAAAACACATGCCTCATGAAAAAGAAATATGGGGTGTTGGAAGTATTGAAAAATATAACGGACAACGTGAATGTAGTGAATGTGAAAATAATTAGTGTAACCCGGCAGTGGTAGCCGGTAATAAAATAACAGGAGGTATTAATTATGAAATTAGCACCTATAGAAAAAATAAAAATCCAAGAACTAGTAAATATGGCTCTTCATAAAGAAGTGGATAATCAAATAGAGTATATTGATATCGGATTAAAAAATGAAGCACATCATCAGATTAAAATTTTATCAGCTATTATGATAAAATTAAACAGGCTATAGCCGATAAAGCAAGGGATACCACAAGGCGGGTTACTCCTGTGATCCGTCTTTCTCTTGCCTATTTAAAGAAGGAGAGATGAATTATGAAATACATAGTTAAATGGAAAGACACCAAAACTAATAATACTGGTAAATCAAAGGAACCAATGAGCAAGGATACGGCCATATCATGGGTGGATGCGATGAACAGAAAATATCCATGGATTATGCACTGGATAGAACAGGAGCAATGAATTATGAAAATAACAATAACATTTAGAGAGGCATTAGACAAGGGAGTATGGATTAAGCTATGTTCATTAAAAGGCTTAAATGAATGGTGTATGAAAGAAGGACAGGCAGATGGTAGTGAGGAAGCGGAATTAACGATGGACGAAGCCGAAGAACTCGGTTTGTTAAAGGAGCAGTAATATGATAATAGAACTTAAAGACTCTGTAACAACATTAGAAACGAGTCAGCGATTAAAAGAATTGGGAGTGAGGCAAGATAGTCAATTTTATTGGTTTAAAGAAAAGACAAACGAAGCTGATTATTATGAATTAGGAATATTAATAGATGGTTGGATATATCAAGTCTATCCTCAACCAAGTTGTTTAGACAAGTGTAAATTTTTATTAAATAATTGTGATGTTTATTCAGCCTATAATAGCGACGAATTAGGTGTACTGTTGCCTGAAAGATATATGACATATCGAGTAGGAAATCAATGGATTAATGCGGATTATAAAGCTTATGATAAAGATTATGGTTTTAATATATGGACAGTTGGAGGGAATACAGGAGCAGAAGCCGAAGCAAGGGGCAAAATGTTAATCTATCTCATAGAACAAAAGATAGTAACGGCAAAAGAAATTAATAAGGAGACGATAAAAAATGTTACCTGAAAAACAAATGAAAATAGGCAATTTTTTAATTCAGCAATATTATTGGAATGGCAGATTGGTTATTTATGTTAATCATCATAAGACGCCATTAACATGGAATGAAGCCATAGATTTTTATAAAAAAACAAGAAAAAAAGAAATTAATAAGGAGGGATGAGGTATGAAATATGAAGCATACTTACATATAAACGGCGGTATATGTATAAAAAAATTAACCCCATTTGGTAGTTTGATTGAAAGTAATTCACCGTTTATTGAAAAACATTTACCCATTATCGAAGCTATTAATTATGAAGAAGCAAAAAATAAATATAAAACATTTTTAAAAGGGGTATAAATAGATGGACAAGATAACCAAGTCATTTTATGGCAAGTATAAAAATAAAATAAAAGATGGCAAAATATCAATGTATAAATTATATCGTAGTGGAGGTCAAATTTCGTATTTAATAGAATCAGAAGAAGTAATGGAAAAGATTGAAGAACTGACAACGGGTGACGTATTGATAATAGAAAAAATTAAATCGTATGTCTAAGTAAAGGAGCAAAGCTAATGTATTGTGAAACCTGCAAGCATCAATTAACTATGTATTTTGTTTATGATGATGAGATTAAAATACCTCATTGTTGGCTTGATAAATATAATCCAGAAAATGATACAAGCGAATGTGGTAATTATGAAAAGGGGGAGCAATAATGTATTGTGAAAATGCTATAAGATTGCTTGAGTTACAATTAGGCGCATTAAAACAGGCAATAAAGTTGGAATGGTATTCTTGTCCTAAAAAAGAGGTAAAAGAAAGAATAAAGCAAGTTAAAAAAGAACTCAAATATCTAAAGGAGGGTAAGTGATGGAAGCACTTATATTATCGGGATTAATAATTTTATATTTCATATTTGATATTCTTGAATATGTAGAACACCAGAAATTTGGAGTTAAGCATTTTGATGAATGGAATGATACTCGAATAAAAAGGAGCGTAAATAATGGGTGATATAATGGACGTATTTGAAATTGATACAGGAGAAAATTGTATATGTGAAGATTGTGGCGAAACAAAATATTTGCAATTTGGCGCTTGTATAAAATGTGGTGGCAAAGTTATAGATTTAGAGGAGGAATAATGGCTAATAAAGAGAAGCTTAAAAATTGCGCTCATTGTGGTAGCGGTGCTATAAATAGATATTATACTGGTGATGATAAATTATTTATGATAGCTTGTGAAGATTGTCCGGCAGGTGTTGAATCTTATGATTTAACCGAACCTGAATTAATCGAAGCATGGAACAAAAGAGTTAAGGAGGATTTAGGATGAAAGTTAAATTAACAATTAATTGTGTAAATTGCGGAGAGGAAATATCAAGAATATCTGAACATCTAACAGATACAATACCAGAAGTACATTTAATGGAATTTGAGCAATCAGATTGGGAATGTGATAGTTGTAGTCATATAACTGTAACTGGAGATTTTGAATCTATCTATGATAGCGAAAATATTTAAGGAGCTAAATAATGGATAATAAACTTAAACCATGTCCGTTTTGTGGAAATACTTCTGTTGATATTAGAGAGCCTTATAGTCAGGAATTGGGACTGATGTTAAAATATTTTATAGTTTGTTTAGGTGGCTGTAAATGTGAATGTATATATGAAGTAAGTCATAAGCAAGAAGCAATCGAAGCATGGAACAAAAGAGCCGATACAGATATGATTGATAGAGTTACTGAGATAGTTAATTCAGATGATATTTTGAGAATAATAGTTAAAAGCAAAATACATGATTCAGCATCAAAAGATACTTCTTTGAAATGGGGTGATTCAATAGGTGGTCAGGAATTAGCACTATTAATTTCAGAATATTTAAAAGCCGAAATCACCAAGCTAAAGAAGGGAGGTTGGATATGAAGCTAACTAAAAAAGGAGTAACTAAAGCATATAAATTATATTTATCAGGTCTTAGTTTGAGAAAAGTTGGCAAAAAATACGATATAAGTGGCGAAGCTGTCAGGCAGAGGTTTGAAAAAGAAGGATTGCAGACAAGAAAAAAGAAAGAAGCAATGAAATATCGCATACCAAAATATATGAAAACCGGAATAAAAAAATGTTCTAGTTGTGGTAAGAGATATACTTTAGATAATTTCTATAGACAAACCAATAAATATCTACAGTTTTGGTGTAAAAAATGTCAAACAGAATATAACAGAGAATGGTATAAAAATAGATATGCCAATGATGCTGAATATAGAAAGAAAGAACAAAAAAGAAAAAGGGAATGGAAAATTAAAAACAGAGAAAGATACAACGAATATATGCGCAAATACAATAAAACAGAAAAGGCAAAAGAATATATAAAGAAAAACAGAAAAAGAATAAACACATATCACAAAAAATGGAGAGACGATAATATAGAACATGCCAGAAAATACCAGAGAGAGTATAAAAAAAAGAAGGCTTGACTTTTTATAATAGCTTTGCTATAATAAAGTATAATTAATATTAAAAGAAGGAGGAATAGAATTATGATTTTAAGTATTGATGTAGATGCACAAAAGGGGTTTACTCCGATATGTTCGGATGAATTACCAGTTCCAGAGGGGGACGAAATTGTTGATGCTTTAAACGCTCAGGCAAAAATATGTGATTATAGGGTTGGGACAAAAGATTGTCACCCTGTTAATCCTGTATGGAAAGCAACCGAAGAAAAGCCTCAGTTTTCTCCAATAGAGAATGAACCCAATGCAGATATTCATTGGAATAGCCATTGTGTTATTGGAACAAAGGGCAATGAGCTTTTAGATGGATTACCTGACGTTACTGAGTATGATTTTTTTGTATTCAAAGGTGTTGAAAATAACCTTCATCCTTATGGGGCTTGCTATCATGACCTTGAGGAGAAACTTTCTACTGGGCTTATTGAATATATCAGAGATAATTCAATAGAGGCTATTGTTGTTTCGGGATTGTCTGGAGAATATTGTGTAGCTACAACTGCCATACAACTTGCCAAGGCTGTTGGAAAAATGGGTGCGACACCTGTTATTGTAAACCTTGAAGCCTGCAGGCATCTTTCGGACGAAAAACTCGTCGAGGCCATCAAGGAAATGGAAAGTAATTATGTATCTATCGCCAAGGATTTAGAAGAAGTAAAATTGCATTTAAAAAGCAGGGGGATTCAGTATAATGATTAATACATTAGTTACGAAAGGCTTTTGTATGAACATATATATGATTACCAATTTGATAAATAACAAGATTTATATCGGACAGGATTCATATGATGAACCTAATTATTTTGGCTCTGGGAAGTTGATAAAAAAAGCTATCAAGAAGTATGGGAAAAAAAATTTTAAAAAAGAAATATTGGAACATTGTAGCACAAGAAAAGAGTTAGATGAAAGAGAAATAGCTTGGATTAAAAAAAAGAAATCTCAAAAAAGAGGAGTAGGATATAATATAACAAAGGGTGGCTATTGTCCCCCTAGTAGAAAAGGTGTAAAGCTTTCAAAGGAAATTAAAGCCAAAATAAGTAAAAATAAAAAGGGGGTAATATGGGGTAGTCATTCAGAAGAGACGAAGAAAAAGATGAGCGAATTAAGAATGGGTATCAAATTTTCCCCAGAGCATAAGAAGAAATTGAGTATAGCCAGAAAGAAAAGAATAATAACGAAAGATACAAGGGCAAGGATGAAGAAAGCATCCATTGGGAAAATAAATATAAAAAAATATATTTTACATAGTCCTAGTGGCAAAGAATATATAACGGAGAGTGGTCTTGCTGATTTTTGTCGGAAATATGATTTAACTCCAAGCAATTTACATAAGGTTTTGAATGGGGAAAGAAAACATCATAAGAAATGGAGGATTAAAAGATATGATAATAAATAGTTTACTTCAGAATGATTTATATAAATGGACTATGGGTCAGGCTGTATTTGAGAAGTTTCCTGATGTTAAGGCGAAGTATGCTTTTAAGTGTAGGAATGATAAAGAATTCACCCCAATAATTAAACAAAGAATAACCAATGAGGTAAATTGGTTCCGTTATAATATAGGTACTGAATTAAAAGAGACCCAGTATTTGGAATCCTTGCCCTATATTAAAAAGGATTATTATGTTGATTTTGTAAACAACATGAATGTAGATCATTTAAGAGAAGATAAGATAAATTGGGATGAGGGATCTGATGAATTAAAATTTACTTTTGAAGGAGTGTGGAAAAGAACTATTTTATTAGAAGTTCCTTTTCTTGCAATAATTAATGAAGTATATTTTAGAGAATCAGAAAAGAATCCATTTTTGATAGCAGAAGAAATAGAAGTGGGGAAAAGTAAGCTAAAGGAAAAGATTGATTATATAAGAGGATCGTTAAATGATTTGAAGTTTGTTGATTTCGGAACACGCAGGAGACGTAGCCGAGATTGGCATGAGTATGTTGTTAGTCAATTTGTTAAAGAAATACCAAACAATATAAAGGGGACTTCAAATGTATGGTTGGCTAAAAAATATGGTCTGCCGCCTATAGGTACGATGGCGCATGAGTGGTTGATGGCAGGAATAGCATTGTATGATATAAAAAATGCACAGAGAGAAATGCTTAAAAGATGGCTTGAGGTCTATCCCGATTATTTAAAGATTGCTTTAACTGATGTCTTTGGAATTGATGCTTTCTTAAATGACTTTGATAAAGAACTCGCAACTGCTTATGAAGGAGTTCGTCACGACAGTGGAGATCCTCTTGAATGGGCGGAGAAAATGATAAAGCATTATGAGAAACTGAATATAGATTACAAAGAAAAGCTCTTTGTTTTCTCGGATGGGTTAAATGTTCAAAGTGCATCAAAGATATATAAGGAATTCAATAAGAGGATAAATCTGGTTTTTGGAATAGGGACTAATTTTACAAATGATTTGGTGCAAGAACCACTGCAGATTGTTATCAAGTTAATTGAGCTTAATGGTAAACCTGTTGCAAAGATATCCGATTCGGCCGGTAAGGCAGATGACTTTTATGATGAGGGAATTGTAAAAGAGATACGGAAAACTCTTAATATCAAATGAGGAGGAAGTGTGAAAAAGAAAATATTAAAAGAAGGCAAGTTTACTAATTATTGTTCAATAGATGGTTGGGAGTTTATTGAACGGAAGGATGATGCTAAGGTTGTGCATGTTGTCGCCATGACAGGTATAACGAAGGTGGAGATGGAACCCAAGGTTATTATGGTGAAGCAATTCAGAAAGCCTATTGGTTCTTATACAATTGAGTTTCCTGCAGGAATTGTAGACAAGGGAGAATCCACAGAGCAAGCAGCTTTAAGGGAATTAAAAGAAGAGACTGGTTATATAGGCGAGATAGTTTCAATGAATGCCTGCACAGCAAAATCTCCGGGAATAACTTCGGAAATGGGGACACTTGCCTATGTAGGTATCATTGGAAAAGCAGAAGCTTATCCCGAAGATAGTGAAAATATTGAAGTTATAGAAGTATCGCCAAGTGACGTAGGAAAATTATTAAAATATGAGGATGTTATTTTTTCGATGTTGTCATATGCGATATTAAACACAGCATTTGAGGCAACAAAAAGATGGGAAGAAGGTAATATTTAATGCTATATAATCCAAGTGAAACAATTAAAAACATAAGAAGGAAATTAAAGAAATACCTAAAAGATAATAAGCTTGAATCTATAGTGATAGGTATAAGTGGTGGGATTGATTCTGCAGTAGTCGCTGCCTTGGCTTACCCCGTGTGTAGGGAATTAGATATCCCTATTATTGGAAGGTATCTTGAAATCTATGGGAATAAGAAAGATGAGAAGAGCCGAGCAATCATGGTGGGACTTTCTTTTTGTGATGATTTCAAGTCGATAAATCTAAATAAAGAATTTCGTGCATTGAAACATATTTGCAAAAAAGAAAAAAATCCCTTTAAAAAGAAGGTAAGAGAGGGGAATATAAAAGCTCGCATCCGTATGATTTATTTATATGATTTAGCTCAGGCGAATGGCGGATTAGTTATGGGCACGGATAATTTAACAGAAGAGTTAGAGGGCTTCTGGACGATACATGGAGACCATTTTGACCTTGGTATTATACAGAAGTTATGGAAGACAGAGGTTTATCAAATATCAGAAGAATTAGAAGATGCCTATGCTCTTACATCTACCGAATATGCTTTGCGGAAGTGTAGGGAGGCAACCCCAACTGATGGATTGGGCATAACCGACAGTGATTTAGATCAAATAAAAGCCGATAGTTATGAAGAAGTAGATATGATATTACAGGAATATTTAAGTATGGATAAGCAACCGCAGGTCAGGAAGATTTTTCAGAAAAAATGGGAGAATCATCCTGTTATAAAAAGACATCTCGCAACTGGATTTAAGCGTAATTGGCCTGTAGTTATATCAAGGAAAGATATAGTATGAAAAGAATAGGAATATACCCAGGGGCATTTAATCCATTCCATAATGGGCATATGCATGTAGCAGAAACATGTATATATGAAGAATTAGTAGATAGTGTTATAGTTATGCCAGATTATAAGCACCCTTTTAAAAAAGAAATAAATGATGAGGTGTTTAGGCACACGTATAAAATGTGCGAATTGGTGATTAGGGAGGGTTTGCTTAATCCCAATATCATGCTATCTGATTATAGGTTTCAACGCCCTGAAATATTATATATATATGACCTGATGAAAAGTTTGCCGTGGAATGATAACTGCAGAGAATTGAATTATTTAATAATAGGTAGGGATTCATTATTGGATTTACATCGTTGGCATAAGGCGGAGAATCTTATAAAAGAAATTCCTATGGTAGTTGTTAATCCAATGTCCAACCCCAAAATATCATCAAGCGATATAAGAGAAGACATAGAAAGCAACAAGAAACATCTTTTGCCAAGTGTGTATGAATATATTAAGGAAAAGGGAGTGTATAAAAAATAATGAGTAGACCAGAATTTCCAAGAGGATGTGTATTGCCATCATCCTGCATAAGAAGAATAAGAGAAGAACAGGAATATTATGACAAAGACCCTGAAAGAGCGGAACGAGAACAGGAGCAACAGGAAGAGCAAAGAAGAAGAGAAGTATCCATAGAGAGGTATAACGTTTAAGCAATATTTACAAGCCAGAAAGATGGAATGGCTAATTCCCACATACGCAACTCCAAAATATACACTATAGTTACATTTTTAAAATAAAAATATAATATAATTACTCAAAACAGATGTTAAAAAGTTCAAAAGTGGGCAATAGGTGAAAAGACATGAGTAAAGATATTATAAAGATAGCCTGCAGGTACTGTAATCACAGTATTAACATCAAGGTAGCGACAGAGCCCTCAGTGGAATACAGGAACTTCCAGGAAGGCTTCTATGGCACGCCTACCCCTTATGACTCCACACTAGACCCAAAGAAGGATACTAAGGATTGGGAGTTCTTATATGAGCATAAGGACAAGAAGAGCTATCCGGGCAAGAAGGATGTAAAGCCAGGATACGAAGATGATGTAAGCCCAGGGACTATAACAGGATACACAGACGGCATGCTAGTATACGCATACTGCCATAATTGTAATAACGCAGTGGTGTCATTCAATAAGAAGGCAGTGCAGCCTGACCCCAATTATACAGACGAAGGGCACTTCAGCCCAGAAGACCACTTCGACAACTATCCAATGAATAAGAATAAACCAGGGCAGGACAAGCCAGGTGGCATGTATGGGACAGACCATAACAGGACAACGTCTACTCCCGAAGTAGATACATCAGAAGACGCAAAAATAAGGAGACCCGCATATGAAAACAAAAGCAGATAAATCAGTCGTAAGGCTTGGGAGCGAGATACCATCCTTCCTTAGTGAATTGGCCGATAGGTTAAACGATAAGAAGAAAGCAAAGGTGGCCGAGGAGAAGAAGCATAAGATGACCATGGCGGAAGCTGAGGAGATAGGGTTCTTCAAGCACTCTAGATACCTTGGCCGGAGGGCATACCAGGCAGACTATTCATTAGGTGAATACATCAATGATGGCGACATATGGTATTTGGAAGAGGCAGAGGATGGATCACAGTTCCTTATGAAAGAGACCAATGGTATTGGCGATATCATAAGAAGGGCGAAGCTGAATAAGGAATCTAAATACTATACAGAAAAGAAAGATAATAAAACAGTAGAGTTCGATGCCGAGGATGACAAGGAAGCCAAAAAGAAAAAGAAAGAAATGCTTGATAAAGAAAAGGAAGACGATCTCATAGAAGCCTCCCTTGATAAGAAAGCAGAAGAAGACTACAGACCACAGCCTACGTATGTAAAAGAAGGTGATATTGTCGTAGTTACATATCAAAGGGGAAGTGACCCTGATTTATGGGGAACCGCAAAAGGCAAAATAGTATCCGTAGATCAATTTGCATCTGATAGAGGTGTCGGTCAAGATATATATACAGTAGAAATATTAGATGATAACGATGAGTTTGAAGAGCAGGGTGGGTCTACACAGTTATTAAGAGAAGAGTTTTTGACAGTAGAAGAATTTGAACATCTCTATAATTTAGATTATACATATGAATTTAAATATTCATCTAAGCGAGGAGGAGAATAAGGTCATGTTTAATAAAAGAAGTGACAGGATAGATGCTATTGTTGATAAGATAAATAGTGATAATGAGAAAGCACTAAAAAGCGTAGAAGATGATGCAGATCCCAAAATAGAATTAATGTCGTGGGCGGAAGACAGGTTCTTCAGGTATGATGCCAATAGTAATGAGCATAAATATGACTTTGATTGGAAAGAGATCCAGGCAGAAGCCTATGATAGGGGGTTGTCCGATGAGGATATAGATACGGTCATAGCCGAATTGGAAGATACCCAAATGAGCTTTGTTGACGATAGGGATTACGAAGGTAGGGTAGATGAGTTAAAAGTGGCTCACGCTTCTCTGAAGAGTAGGTACGCCGATATGAAAAGAGAGGGTGCGCCATCAGATCAGATGAATGACCTCCTTGCCCAGATACAAAATATAGAAATAGGCATGACAGATCTACAGACACAGATGCAACAGGCAGAGGTGGCTATGGAAGGCGCGGGCGATACTGCTATGATGACGGCTTCTAAAAAAAAAGACGAAGACGATGACGAAGAGGACAAAAAAGATGAAAAGAAAGATAAATATAAACATACGGATAAAGATAAAGCTGAAGAAAAAGAAGAAGATAAGCAAATAAAGAAGAAGGCCGAAGTAAGTGGCTTACCATACAACACACCAGAAGAAGCCCAACAAGCATTGGAAGAATACAAGATGCAAAACGCAGGTGACATAAGTGAGTATGATGTAGAGCAGGATGAGCAGGGTAAGTTTCAAGTGAAGAAGAAAGCATTGGCTTATAAAGTAAGGTCTTGCCGGATACATAATAGGGAGTTAGTGAGAATGTTTAGTAAGGAAGCTGAGGGTTTTACTGAAGTTATAAAATGTTATACACCTGATTGTTTATATAACAGTGAAGAAATTGATACTTGTTCTAAAGACATTATTGTAATCAGTGATAATTCTTGTTCCGATTATGAACAAATGTATAGGGCAAAATCAAATCAAGTAAAAAAGGCAGACAATATAAGCATACAATCAGACATGAAGAAAGATATATCATTCAATGAAGAGATAGAAGAGTTAGAAGATGAGATAGAATATAAAAATAAAGAGATAAAGATGGCACATGCCCAAGGAGATAAGGATAGTGTTGAGGACCTTACTGCTTTAAAGAACTTGCTGATTGCCGAAAAGAATTTTTTTTTAAAGCAGGCTCTTGATGTTAGTCAGATAAGACCATGGGTTATGGAAGTTTACCAGACATTTGTAAAAAAAATAAAGCCCATAATAACCGGTGCTATAGAGGCAGGACAAGATATTGTGGATAGATTCGTAAGTAATATACAGCGTAATGTACAAGACATTGTATCAGAAGGAAAGTTAGGCGAATTGACAGAAGTGATAAGGGAGATATTTGGATTATATGGGGAAGATCCCAACTTTGTATTAGAGGCTATAAATGTAGACTCGCCTGATATAACACGGATAAGTAAAAGGGTAACGGCTGAAGAGGTAACAGAGCAATCGCCTGTTGCCACAGATATTAATAACCCAGAGCAAGCTACACAAGAACCAATGCAAGGAGTTGTGCCCGGTGTAGGTGGGGATGAGATCCAAAGAGTTAGTGATGTAGCTCAATTGAAATCAGATGTATGGAATGAAGCATCGGATTATATATTATCTAGTGAAGGCGATGTAGAAAAGATAGTAAATGATTTTAAAGCACAGATAGAATATGGACTGCAGACTAGGTTTTCTAATAATGAAATAACAGATGCCGAATACAATCAGTTGGTAGAAGAGCTCAATGAATTAGAAAGAGATGGTCAGCTAAAAGAAGATTTGACCAGTAGAATGTTTGATAGGGTGCAACAAGAAGAGCAACGGCAGGAAGAAGAATTAGTACCAGAGACCAAGAAGATAACAGAAGCCCCTGAACCCATTGAGGGTCAGCCAGAAGAAACAACTCCACCAGTTGCTACACCTCCAGGAGTATAATATGATACAGTTTCCGTATGAATTATTCAACCAATTGCCAGTAGAAGAATCAGGAAAGCTTGCAGACAAGATGATGAATATATACTTTACTGAAAACCCCAACCTCTTGCAAGAAATAATTGATAGGGCGGAGGGGAATACAGACCTAGTTAACCTGTATAAAGAGGAAGAGTTTAATACTATATTGCAACAAGAATATGCCTATGAAATAGAGATACTTTCCAATAGGATTAATGATCCATTAGCTATGGCATTAGTGGATGCAATCAATACATATAACGTACAAATAGAAAGGTCAACTATGTAATGAAAAACTTTAATGAAGAGATAGAAATACAAACTGTAGAAATGGGCGAATGTGATAAAGAAGATATAGGCAATAAGTTGTATGAAGAATTGTTTGAAGCCATCAAGAATATGTTTTACTTCTCTGAGGATTCGGCAGATATAAAGGTATGTGATTTGTTCTGTTCTCAATCATATGTAAAAGAACACTTGCCCAATAACAATAAGATTAAATATATGGGCATTGACGATGCCACTAAAGAAAAGGACGGCACTAAGCTCGTTCCCGATATACAATGTAGTCTTAATAAGATACCAGTCAATGACAATACATTTGATTTTATATTCACTCCTGCCAATAGGTTTGGCTATGGTGAAAACCATAGGAGTATATTTGAAGTTGAAAGAATAATAAAGCCCCAGGGATATTTGATAGTTGCTATGTCAAAGTTTTGGTGGCTCAAGCAATTTAATCAATTCCTATTGTGTTATAGGGGCTGGAGATTAGAGAAGGCAGTAGAGATTAAATATGTATTAGAAAAGGAAGATGAAAATATAGAGACGGCTAAATATTTCCTGATCTATAAGTTCAATAAATAATATGTTTGTCTTACACGAAGATAGCTTTGTTAGATGTATCATATGTAATAAAGACCGCAAGGGTTTATTTATGCATTCCCAAGGCTATGTAATATGTGAAAATTGTTCAGGAAAAGAATTGAATATTCAAGCAGATAAAGAAAGAGGAGATAATGATGAATTACAAGAAAGCGTCAGATGAAATAAGCTTTACGCCAGAACCAAATCAGGACTTGTTAGAGCAGTATAAACTACTAACTGAAATGGATAAAAGGTATGATATCCAACATGAAATGGGCAGTGATGCATCAAGGGATATACAGGCATTGAGACAGAAGGATGGATCACAATCAATGTTTCAGGCTGCATCATTCTTAGAGAAACAATTGATTAAGGTGAAGATACCTGTATTGAATATGAGATATGAGAATATGGATGTAAGGTCATATAAAAAGAACGCCAATGTGGTAGACTTCGGAGAAGCCAGGTTCGCTGTTGATGTTATAGACATAGATGGAAACAAGAGAGCATTCACAGTGCCGGTAGAGATAAGGAACGGTGACTTAATAGAACCCGAACACTTCCTGGATTCAATAGGGCGCAAGTATGCGTTCACTCATGAGGGTTTAACAGACTATATAACCTCCACAGAGATAGAAGATGAAGATAGTGTTACTAAGAAGGAAGAGTCAGTGGGAAGAACCCCTGGGGAAGAACAGACATTGGCATCTTCTGATAAGGATATGAAAAAAGAAGGTGTAAATAATATACAGCTATCAGAAGAAGAAGAGTTGAGAATTATTGATGAAGCATTGAATTTATATTTATCCGCAAGTGTAGAGTTGTTACAGTATAAAGATGGGAATGGGTTACATATGGAAATTTATTATGATCTTTCTGATGGAAGTGTGGGAATAACTAGTGTTATGACTTCCTCTACTTCATTAAATCCTACATTGGATATTATTCCTCTTCTTAGTGTTCCGTGGAGCGATGCTCCTTATAATGAATTACTTGATGAAGATGAATTCTTTGAAATAAGAGAGCTAGATTTGACACTTGATGAATATGCAGAAAAAAAAGGGATTGATTTAGATGATAGATATTCAGAATATATTAACTTTTATTTTGAAAATTCCAAACAGGATTTAATAAGGGAAATTGTAGAGTCATTATCTCCAAGCGAAGAAATGGCATTGGCTAAAAATGATAATAAGGATATGAAAAAAGAAGCTCAGTATGAATTAATACATGAAGAGGAAATAGGAGAATAATATGTTTTTAAAAGGCAGTTCATTACGTATAAAAAGGGCAGAAGACGAAGAAGATAAAAAGCCCAAGGAAGATATAGAAGAAAAGAAAGACGATAAAGAAGAAGAGGATAAGCCCGAACCTGTTAATAAAGAAGAGGGCGAAGATACAGAACCTAAGCCTCCCAAAGAAGATAAGGGCATCAAGATAAAGTTCGATGGTGATGTTGTTATCAATAAAGGCAATAAAGAGATATTAAGGTTTAAGGCACAGGACTTTGACGCAGAAGAAATGGCTGCGTTTGATAAGAAGGACGTAGAGTTCTTTGCCGAAAAGCTTAATAAGTTTAAAGAGTTAGGATTGAAGGTAGACTTAGGTGACTTCGGTATGGTTACACCATCACTGGAAACCAAGCAGAATGTACCGGCACCTGGGGCAAAACCTGTGCCTGGTGCGCCCGGAGCAGCACCACAGCCTGGCACGAAGCCTACACCCGTAGCTCCTGCACCGAAACCTCAACCATGGGGGAAGCCTAAAGCACCCGCAGGACAATTACCTGCGGGACCACCACCAGTTAATAGTATTATTCCTCCTGTTAATCAGGCAAAACAACCTGCTCCTCCTGTACCTCAGCCACAAGCAAGTTACAATATATCAGATAGAGTATTCAGTATAAAGACCGCAGAGTATGAAGATGGATATACGGTAAAAGAAGGATCGGCAGGAAAGGTTGTTGATGTATATCCAGACCTAATCGGTATATTATGGGACAAGGACTTGCGTAAGTTAAATAGATTAACTCCCCCTGTGGATATTATGAAAGCCACCAATACTACTTACATGGAGTTCAAGACAAAGAAGGCTTTTACACAGATAAAGAACAGAGAAGCCGCAATGGCCGAGTTGGAAGATTGGGTAAGAACCATATGGAATAACCTGAAGAACGCCTTAGCCTCTGGTATAGAGAACGCACAGGCATGGTTACAGAGAGTATACCAAGAACAGATACAGGGCAGGCCAAATGAGGGAACATATAAACAAGAACTCATTAATGCCATAACAGGACAGGATTATAATCTCGCTCCTTTAGAAGGGGCAGAACAATTAGTTACTGTATTGGCTTCTTCTGGTAATAAAAGAATGGATAAGAAGGCAGCGAGTAAGGAATATTTAGCGGAGTGTGATGAATGCGGAAAGAGATTCACAATAAGAAAAGACGAATCAGGGAATACTCAATACACGGGAGAAGAATGTGATTGCGAAGCACCATTTTCTACATTAGAAGAAAAAGAAGCTTCTTCTAATAAAAGAATGAAGAAGAAAGCTGAAAATAAACTAATACCAGAAATAGGTGATGAAATCAGATATATAGGGTATGACGGATTGGTTACTGTTGATAAAATTGAAGATGTATATGGCGAACAAGTAGAAACCGAATATGAGAAATTAGGTGATATAGAAGATCTTGAATGGGCGGATGGATATTGGAAAATAAAAAATCAAGATTTAGGTAATGAATCTGTATTGGAATCCTTGGCATCTAACGTAATGGAACCATCTGATTATAAAGCATTCAAAAGAATCATATCACATATGCTATTAAATAAAGACTCGGAAGTAATAATGAATGATTTAAATAAGAAGGCAGATGCCATACTTAATAAGTATGCAGATAAGATAGTTAAGGCAGAAGACCAAGACAAAAAACCTTGGGGCGGAAAAGAATATAATAAAAAGAAAACAATGAGGTATGATAAAAAGACCATGGACGAGAATACCAATGTTGGTGATGGGCAAAATGCCAGAGAGTTCCATGGAGATAGTAAATTAAATGCAGACCCCAGTGAATGGTCTGGCCACGGACTTGGAGGATAAGAATAATGAAAGCTGAATTAAAGAAATTCGCATCTAAATTATCAGATTATGAGCTTGAAATGTTATGTGCATATTCCTTTGAACATATGACAAAGGAAGCGAAGAACCACATAATGTATCAGAAGGATATCAAGATCGGCAATATTAATGTAGATGTGCCGAAAATGATAGTTCATGCACTCAATGAAGAAGAGATAGTATCTGATACAGAACAGGATGGAATCTATATTGTTAATCTACAGAGGGCGGAAGATAAGTTAAACAATAGAGTTTGGCTCAATGATAATGTCGTATCCTCTATCCGGAAAGCTATGGAAATAGATCAGGTTGGCGATAGTAAGGATGAAGAAAATGTCGTGCATGAACGACAAAATGAAATAGATGAATCAGATAAATTAGATAAGTTCAATTCTGTATTAGGTAATACAAAGATAGCCAGAGAGTTAGATGATGATACGTATGTATTATCCACAGAAGATGAGAATATATTAGAAGAGGCAAAAGATGAATTGGCATATGAGGGACTAGATGAGGATAAGGATTATAAAGTATCCTTCAATGATTTATCAGATAAGATAATAGTTGCCTTTGTAAAGAACGCAAAGAAGGACGAGACCATACCAGATGAATTAAGATCCTCATGTACACACCAGGTGTATATAGGGAATGCCCAGGATGCATTGGAACATAGGATTCCAAATGGTATAGCCGGAAAGACGTATTGTAAGTTATGGAAAACTCCCGTGGAGAATGTAAAACAAATAGGCGGCAAGTGTGTCCCTACCAAGTATCTCACACAGGGACCAAATGAAACAAGCGCAGGACAATGGGGCAATGAACAAAAACCATATGGCTCAGAGAAAGACTTCGGGAAGAAAGATGAAGATGATAATTGGTCAAAGAAGAAAGCTTCTTTGGATAAGGAAGCAGAAGATATTAATGGATATCATATAACGGAAGGTGGCGAGGCTTATGGATGGCGTATAGTAGATCCCGAAGGTAGGGTATCTATCTTAGGGAGAAAGTTTGCTAACACACCACAAGAAGTATATGAATATGTTACTAAGCATAAAGCAGTCGCAGGTTTAAATAAAAAAGCAAAGATAGTAGAGGTAGATGGCAGATATCAAGTTCAATCTAAAAACGGAAAGAATATGGGCACTTATGATACTGAGGAAGAAGCGAAGAAGAGACAAGAGCAATTAGAAAACTTCTCAGGCAAGAAGTCTAAATCAAAAGATAAAGATAAAGACAAAGATGATAAAGATAAAGAAAAGGATGACAAAAAAGAAGAGCCATCCGAGGATAAAGAAGATGATGACAATGAAAAGGAATCTGACAAAGAAGCCTCTTTAAATAAAGAAGCAGACATGGAAGATGAAACTGCTTTAATGCCAGAGATTGTAGCCGAAACAGTATATGATGAATTTATGTCATTTGTTCCTGAAGAATTATATGAATCTGTATATGAAATGAGAGATGGGTACATAGATACATTAGCCGATAGGGCAAGAAGTATATATGAAGCTAATGAAGATTTTAGAAAAAAACTAAATGCTTCTGGTGACAGAGGAAGAGATACGCTGTATATGTTTATGAGACATTGGCTTTCTTCCCTTGTTAATAAAGGGGCATCTGATTTATACCAATATATTCCAAGTGGCTTTAAAATAGGAAAAGAAGCTTCTTTAAATAAAAAAGCAACAACCCAAACAGTAGGCGGAATAAGAAGCATACTAATGGACTTGGTAGAAATGAAACAAGGCCAGGTAATAGGTGATGATCCATGGAAGAATGTATGGCAGGAAGAAGTAGATAGTTATATACAATCACTCGGCTTCTCAGAAGAACACTTTAATAAGTATGCCTTCTCCCGTGAAGATGCCACTGAGGTTATAACTGATTTTGCACAGGAGAATAGATTGCCCATAGAACCAGATGATATAGCCTTATTCTTATCTGACTATTATAGTCAGACAGAGATGGCAGTATAAATCATGGATAAGGTAATAATAAATAAAGCAGAGAATAATGAATTAGAAGTGGGTAAGAAAATAGAGATGGAACACAGACCTACTTATAATAAAATAAAGAAAGACATCAAGCAGGACAATAAGCTTGATATGTCAATGGGAGATATGGCGGAGTCTATTGCAAGAGACCATACAGAGGGCGAGAATATGCCTGATTATTATGACGACAAAAAAGGACTCCCAGAAATGGAAAGAAGATTAAAGCATAAAGGAGAGAGTAAATCAATGGACAAAGTTATAATTAATAATCAGGAGTTTGATGCACAGCCAGAAGTAGTTAAAGAAGCAAACCCAATATGGTTGAAGGGCGCAAGATATTCTTATAAAGACAAAAACAATAATCTCACATACGCATTCTTCGGCGGGCATAATGTATATGCCATGGATGAGAATGGCGAAGAAGTCGATTGCGATGTTATTGGAAGTGAGGAAAGACCCGAAGCTACTCTGGAAGAAGTAGAAGCTCATATATGCGATAAGTTGAAGTTGAAGAAGAAGGCTGATTATCCTTTAGAAGAAGATAATATAATTATAGAAGATTACGAGGAAGAAGATTACGAAGGCTACGAAGAATGGTCACTTAGGGAGCTTCTTGAAATGCCTACAATATCCCAAGGTCAAACAGACAATCTTAAATACGAAGATGAAGATACAAGGGTTTGGCTCTCAAGAATGACAGTAGAAGACGGTATGCCGTATAATAACCAGGTAACAGTAGAAAAATATATAGATAACAACTGGGTTACAGTTGATGAATACGAAGCGGTATAGGAGAATAATAAATTATGATACACAAGAAAGATAAACACTCAGAGTGGCTTGATAAGTTTGCAGAAAACGAGAAGTTATTTAAGGAGGCTACAGGTGTTGTTCAGGCTATAGATAAAAAAGCATCCTTAGGCGAACAACTTGATGGTGCAAAATACGTCAAGCATGATCCAAATGGCGGATTTATATATGCATGGTATGGCGGACATCAGATTAATATATTTACAGAAGATGGACAGGAAATAGATGTATTTAACGTGGGTGATTTTGCAGAAGATAGTGCTGATTATAATACAGTAGTTGAAAGTATAGAAGATAGAATAGCGTATGATCCAATAGAAGAGTTAACAAGTGGATAAAGTCATTATTAGAAAAGCATATCTTGGTAGTAATCCTGCATTAGAGAGAAGTGAATCTGAATCTACTAGAGAATGGCTAAAAAGAAATGAAGATCATTTTTGGAATATAGTATTCCACTATAGAACGAAAATAGAAAATGGTGAGAAGTTAACTCCCCAAGAAAAAATAGAACTCGATAAGGCTTTTGATGCATTACAAGATGCTAGAGATGCACGTATGGAATACGGCGAATAAATATGGACAAAGTAATAATACTAGCAGAGAACATAAGCACAGACCCCAAGAGTCATGGGGATAATTATAAAAGAGATTACTATTGGACTACAGGTCCACAGAAGAGAGAGAACGAAAAGGGCAATACAAAGACACCCTTTTGGGATAGAGATCAAATAGGTGGAGACGATACAGGGGAATCATATAATCGATCGACCAGCTTTGGCGATAGTGATAAATCCATATCTGGCCCATTACCATAGAGAGAAATAAATAAGGAGAGTAAATACAAATGATAAAGATGGCAAATTGGTTAAAGGAGTTTACAGACAATACACTTGGTGGAATGACCAAGACGGCTTCAACAGAAGATAAGCGGTTGTCTGAATATCTAAATAAGACTGGTATTAAATTGAGCGAGAAACAAGAAGAGCTTGTCAAAAAAGCCTTATCAAGTGGTAAAGAATCAGATATAGGCAAAGTAGTAGGCACTATATTAATGACAGAAGTAGACAGTGCCACGAAAGATGTTTATAGAAACAGTGGGTTGATACAGAAAAATACTATTCCTGTTGTTGAACGCTCAGGATTTTATGCAGTGGGCAACCTTGTTACTAATTTTGGTAACACAAAGCCTAATTATGACAGGAAAACAAATGCCCAGATCAGTAATGACTTCACCTCAATAGTAGCCTCTGTTGAAAAAGAAGAAAACTATATTTTGGATTCAAAAGAGTTCGAGAAGTTATCTGAGTATATAGATAAAAAGAAATTAAAGATAAAGGGTAATCAGACCAATAAAATAAGAAGGGCGATACATAGTTGGATAAAAGACCAGAAGAATATGAAGATAGGCAAAAGGATTAAAGCCCAAGATCAGATACAGACATCCGAAATGCAGATGAATTCAACCGTAGATGCCAATCTGTTAGATAGTATGAAGACCTCTGTTCCCAAGCAAGATGAGCAGGAGAAAAACCTCCGAGTAAAGCAGACTGTTTATAAGAAAGACAAAGACCCACAAAAAGAAGAAGTTCAGGAAATGGTAAAGAGTGAGCAGGAACTTAAAAAGGATATGCGTAAGCAGGAGAAAGATGTCGATGGGAATATAACGCAGAGGGCGAAGAAGGAATCCGACTCCAGTTTAAAGCCCCCAAAGAAGTGGTGGGGTGAGAAAACAGAGAAGGTGAAGAAAGACAATCCAGATTATGATAGTGATCAAGTAGATAAAACAGTAGGCGCAATATGGAGCGATCTATCCGATGCCAAGAAAGATGAGATAAGGGGAAGAGAAGGAAAAGAATACGGGAAGGCCCCGAAGGATGATGACAAGAAAAAAGAAGCCGCAAGACTATATGATGAGAACCCTGTGGGTAAATTTAATTTTACTATAGAGTTGGACGAAGGGGATAACCCTGATGAAATAATAAAACAATTACACAGTGTTGGCGCAGGTAAATTATTTACCACAGACCCATCCGAATCATATCCCAATGATATAAACTTCTATATATACTCTACTTCTTTAGAAGAAGCCAAAGCAATATTTATGCCTGTATTAGAATCATTAGGGAAAGAAGCATCCTTAAATAAGATAGCAGATCTATTTCAAGAATTTAGAGAAATAGCTACACAAGGAACGCCCCAAGAGTCTTTTGAAATAGTGAAGACAATGAAGGATATACCATTTGAAGTATCTGAAAAATTTAGAGAACAATATGATCCAGAAGAAAAATTAACACCATTAGAAGCCTGGGCAAATTTTGTAGAAGAAACTAATATGATGCAACCACAGAAAGAAGCATCTTTAAATAAAGAAGCAGAAGTAGCTATAGAAGATGATAATAACCCACAGGAATCCCCAGAGAGATTAGAGCCAAGTCTTATTAAACAAAAGATAAGACCGTCATTTGCCCCTGCTCCACAGAAGGGTGAGGTAATTCCTAATCTTGTATCAGAAACAATACAGAAAGAGTTACAGGACTTAGAAGCATTGGAGTCTAGGATACAAGAGATAGATGCACAGGCAAAGAAGGAGTCCGCAAAGATACAGGAAAAGATACAGCAACTTCAATTGAAGATGAAGCAAAAGCAAGAACCCCTTCAGACAGAGAAATCAAATCTCAGAGAAGACCTTGCGAAATTACAAGAGTCATTAAAACTAGATGTAATAAGCACTATACCAATGGGCGAGGTAAGGAAGTTTAAAGATATACTCGTTGCTCATTTAGATAGATATAATCAGACAGATCCTGCTAAGATAAAATCAGATGAAGTATTGTCAAGAATGATAATTGACTATGGTGACAAGATGGAAGAGAAAGTCAATCATGTCAGGGATCTATTATCTTATGAATCAAAGACAGTGGCTGAAACGGCTGCTGTATATCCTGAAACAAAACAGAGACAGACGCTCGCATCATTCCATAAAGAAGCAGGTGTATTAGATTGGATAATAGAACAGTTTAATAACATAGTCAACCTCTTCGCCGGTTCTGATGAAGAGCTCAATGAATTAGATGTAGCACTATCAGAAGGAATAGAAGATGAAGGCATGGCATTCGCAAGTAATAATATTGTTGGCGAAGATGTCATATCAAAGAAAGATAAATCAGAAGGAATCATAACAGGTTCTAACAATAGTGTTGTCCGGATAAAGAAAGAAGATGAATCCATAGTTACCATTACCGCAAGTAGATTTGATAAAGAATATTCTTTCGGCAATGGCACAACTAAGATAGCCAAGAATGGTAGACCGAATGACGTAAACAAATGCAGAGACTGCGCTTATTTTGAATCAGGAGTGGGTGGAGCATATTATAAATGTGCCACATGTGTTCATGCCTTCTCAGAAAAAGAGATGAAGGCTATGAGCAAGGAGGATAAGAAAGAATTGTCAGATTATTTTACTGATAGAGGTGGAGGCAAAACTGTATTTAAGGGAACGGATTCGTATGATAAGAAACACGCATCATTAAAAAAAAAAGCTGAATTATACTCAGGTTACTCAGATACTTACGGAGGAAGCGTTTGGACCATCTACGATGATGGAGAAGAAATAATATCTTATGATGATAGTGAAATACTAAAGACACTAGATCTTGATGAAGATGAATACATACTTGAACCATATGCAGATAGTGATGAGATAGCTATATATAGAAGGGGTGGCGGAGTTGATATTGATCCTGATGAAGTAATAAACATAATGGATTTTCATTATAAGCATCAGGGCAGAGGGGCAGTAGCTGCGGTTACACCAGAAGATTTCAGTGCTATGGATGATCTTGTAAACCAGGCAAAGGAATATGGATGGGGTAAAGAAGAGATAGAACAACAAGGTCTTGAACAAGGAATGGACGCAAGGGATATTAGTTTAGTTATGCATAAGCTAGAAGAAGATATGGGGTATGATAATCAAGGAGATGTGTCTGAGGTTAAAGTATATGACAACGAAGGAGAATCCTTTGATAGATATACGGTGTTAATAGGTGAGGATGCTTATGGCATGAGTGAAAATGCTATGTCTCCACAGGGATTTAATCAATTTCTCGGTGATGTAGGCGCAATAGCCATAGAGGATCTTGGTAGAAAGATAGAAGAAAATGAAATACCTTCGCAAATTCAAGAAGCGATTAGAGATAGAATAGGTAAGGTTGAGGATATTGCCACAGAAGAAATAACTGCAAGCGGAGAAGTTATAGACCTTGATAAAAAAGCAAATGGTGAAAGTGGGACACATTCATACTACGAAGTAGAAGTAGATGGTAAAAAAGAAAAAGTAAGCCCAGGACAAGTAGCCATGAATAGAAACAAATACAAAGATAAAAAATACAAACCCTCAAGTATGGAGCCGTTAATTTAATTAAAGGAGTATTAATTTTATGGGTAATCTTATCAGTGAAATTAAAGTTTTTTTCAGTAAAGAAAACATTAAAGCCAAGTGGGACAATATGATAAAACCTATACTCAAAAGACATCTTAGAAAAATGGTAAAGAAATATATTTATCCTTCTCTGCAGGAATACCTGTCTGTTAAGGTATGTGAAAAGGTAGTTATTGTTATAGAAGACGCAATTGAAAGCTTATAATAATATATATTGGATAAAAGGGGTCGTCGCCGCTTTTGTTATTGTGGTAACTGTTTGCCTTATGGCATTAGTAGGCGCATTCATACCATACTTAACTGATTCTTGTGCACATATGCTGAAAGTATTTACTCCAATAGTAGATTTTATTATTGGCGCATATGTATTAGGGACGACCTTTAAAAAGGGAGCGGAAGTAATAGGTTTAAACCAAAAGGGGAAGAAATAATATGTTTAAATTTGGGAAACGGTCAAGGAAAAATTTGTATACTTGCCACGATGATTTGATAATAATAGCCGAAGAATCAATTAAGGTAAGCCCGGTTGATTTCGGTATAAGAGAAGGCAAGAGAACTTTTAAAAAACAACTTGAATATTTCCTGGAAGGAAGTTCAACTCTTGATCCACGCATCCCTGAAGAATTAAAAAGGGCAATGCATGTTAAAGAACCCGTGTCTTTGGCATTTGATATATACATATATATACCAGGACACAAGGAACTTGCGTATGATTTAAACAATCTTTGCTTAGTCTCAGGAGTTATAACAAGCACAGCGCAAAGACTATATAACGAAAATAAAATAGAACACTTAATAAGGTGGGGCGGAAATTGGGATAGAGATCAGGAAATATTAATTGACCAGAGTTTTGATGATAGCCCGCATTTTGAATTATATAAGGTGCCAATATGTTCGCAATAGAAAACATTTGTTTGCAATACCGAACAGATATGTATGAATCTTTACACAAAGATGTACAACCTTGTACACAATTAGAGGACAAATGTACACCAAAAGTGGACAATCAAATATTAGGATTGGCAATAGGATTAGGCTTAGGAGGTTTGGTAGACGTTTATGCATAGTGGGGATTCTGTAATAGTTTGTAATCATTGTAATAAGCCCTATGATAAATGTAACTGCGATGGGGCACTTGGTAGAGCTAAAGAGCAAGGACTCAGAGAGCCAACAAAGACCTTGGTTGAACAAGGTGATGGTTCTTTTGAATGGAAATGGGAAGATTAGTATGGATAAAGTAATAATAAGAAAAGCTAAGTCAGGTAGAAAAAAGTATACCCTTACTGTAAAAGATACAGATAAAAATTTGATTGAGTTATTAGAATATATAAAAGGAATAGGAAATGCAGGGCATAGCTTTGAAATATTGGTTGATCCCGATGATAAAGATTATACAAAATCTTTTGGATGGGATGGGGATGGATCGGATAAAATATTTGATATTAAAGAAGAGGATTGCGAAGATAAATAAATGGATAAAGTAATAATACTAAAAGAAGCTACCAAGGTAAGGGACGATGAGGGCAATTTGTTAATTGGGGTAGGTGATTATATAGAAACAGAGAATTTATTGGGAGAAAAGCACAGAGGCATTATAAAGGAAATGGATTCTAATGTAGCCATTTTTGATACCCCTGATGGCGAGATATGCGTTGAGTGCAAAAATAAAATAATAATATTAAAAAGAGCAGACAATTTATATCCATTAGAAAACGATCAGAATATAGATATGTTTAATAAAGAACCTAAAGACAAACCCTTTAGGCAGAAGCATCGGCGAAGATTCAGAAATGAACCCGATGGTCTACAAGAATTAAATTGGGATGGTATGGGTGGAAGGCAAGATTTTACAGGACAAGGCACAGATAAATCATATGACACCGGCACAAGCTCAGGACAGGCTATCGGCTATTAAGGACTCATAGATATGAATAAAGTAATAATATTAAAACAAGCAGATGTTCCAAATCCAATAAGACAAGAGAGGGATTATGTGAACCCGCGCAAGTTAAAGACTGAAAAAACAAATAAGCAACCTATAATGAGCCAGAATGATACAGGTTATCTTTATGATGAACAGGAAGTGTCGGACTATAATGATATGGCCAGACAAATACAAACTAGATAGTGCGAAAGGATAATCAATGGATAGAGAACAATTAAACAACTTAATAGAAAAACTTGCTAAGTTAGAGATGGTCTTTGGAATCATAGCACAAAACTTAGATAAATTAATTGATAATCAAGTAGAAAAAATAAATGAACTTCTCAATAAGCTAGAAACATTCACTATTTCTATAGGTTCTGATATAGAGAAAGGTTTCACTGATATTAGAAACGAATTTGATAAACTAAAAATATCTACAAGCGCAGTTTTAAAAGCCAAGGAAGATTCTGATGATGAAGTAACCAAAAAAGATCAGCAGATAATTAATGATAAAGATAAACAAATCAAATGGTTGAAAACAATCTTATTTATATTGGCGGGCGTAATTGTTGTGTTAATAGGATTAGATTTAATGGGCCTAATCAGTTTAGTGGGGTTGAAATAAGAAGTAATGGGAAAAAAAGACAGTGGGAAAAATGTTAAAAAGTTCATAACAGCTCAAAAGGTAGAAGAATATGATTTGAAAAAAGTTAACGAAAACCACATGAAACATTTGTTAAAGGTTGCGTGTGATGTAAATGAAAAACTAAACGTTTTAAACCAAACTTAATTAAAAAGGATAACTTAAATGACAGAGTATGATTTACTTAGTATTCGTGACAGACTGTATGGTATCGGTAAAAGTGCCGAGCAAATTGTTTTTATTGCGGAGGATTTAAAATCTTTTTTTGAACTTAATGAATTAGAAGGAGATATTGAATTGATTTCACAAATGGCAATTGGATTACAGTCTAAGATAATAGAAACAAGTAGTAACCTTGAAAATATAGAGACAGAGAGGGAAGATGACAATAAAAACCAGCTCTGAGTTAATACGAGATAATCCCGAAACACATTTCAGGGAATTAAAAAGAACCGCTTCGCTTAATCAATCTTCAGTAACTTCAAAGAAATCCTCGCCCACTTCAAGAATTATAAAACATGCATCCGTTAATGTTAATAGACAATCACCTGATTATTTTCATCCGCTTTATGAGCCTGTTAATTTACAGCTTCCAACAAAATTGAGGGAATGTATAATTCCTTATATAACAACAGTTATGGGCGATGGAAGAAAAAAGAGGATTGATGAAGTTAAAATTGGCGATTGGATTTTAGATAAAAATGGAGATAGGGGTCAAGTTGAGGATGTTATAATCAATGAGATAGATGAGGATATATATAAGTTAAAGTTAGCTACAATAGAGACCAAATTAGAGATTACGGGGAATCACAAGATATTTTGTATAAAAAAAGAAGTGGGAAATTGTAGGCACAAGAGCAATGAAATAAAGTTTTGCCAGAAGAATATAACGGCACATTGTAGAGATAGATACAAAGGGTGTGTTCCCCAAGAGATTAAAGTTGAAAAAGTTCGGGTGGATGAATTGGAAATAGGCGATTTTATGTTGTCTCCCATAGCCACTGAAAATAAATTATTTGATATAGAAGTTTATAAATATAAATCTGGAAGCAATAGAGTTTTTGAATTGCAAGAGGTAAAACCAATTAATAAAAATATAATGAGATTATTTGGTTATTTTTTAGCAGAGGGTAATTTTTATAGAAGAAAAGATGGGGTGCTTAGGGGGATGCAGTTCTCTTTTAATATCAGTGAGAAAGATACCTATGTTGCAGAAGTAAAAGAATTACTTGAAAAAGAATTCGGAGCCACTGTTAATATAAATTTACGAAAAGATGTTAATACTTGTTTGGTTACTACTTCTGGTAAGAAATTAGCAGAATTGTTTTATGAACATTGTGGGGAGTATTCTCATTATAAAAGAATATCACAACAGGTTATGGATTGCCCCCCAGAATTACAAATTGAATTAGTTAAGGCATATATAAATGGAGATGGGCATGTTGATAAAACTGGGGATATAAGAACATGTAGCGCATCTAAGGATTTATCAGATCAAATTCACGAGATACTTAAAAGGTGTCAGATAATGTCAATTGTCCGTAAAGAAGAAAGGGATACAGGATTTGCAGGTGATCCAGGATATAGCTTGTCTTGGAATGTAGAAATAAACAATAATGAAGCTACCAAATTGGGAATAAAGAATAAATCAAAATGGAATAGTCACAGAAGGTGGATATGGAATAATTATATAGTATTAGAAATAAAAGGAATTGAATTAGAAGAATATAAAGGGAAGGTTTATAATTTAACAATAGAGGGCGAACATTCTTATGTGGCAAATAATGTTGCTGTAGCTAATTGTAACCAGTGGTCCAGACACTATACAAGGACCGAACCCATAGTTAATACAGGTGTACATTTAAATGCGGAGTTTCCTGTTACGGGATTAAGAAATGTTTGTGAAGATCCGAAAATTCAAAAATATTTTGATGAATTAGCATTTGATATTTTAAAATTGCCACAGATTTTAAGATTTATTTCTTTGGAATTTAACATGCTTGGAAATGCGATACCTTTCGGGCTTTGGGACGATGATGAAGGGAGATGGGATAAGTTCGTAACGCTTAATCCTGACTATGTGGAGATAGAATCTAATATATTCGCAGACCCAATTATAAAATTAGATCCCGATGATGCTTTAAAGAGAATAGTTAACAGTAAAAAGCCGATTGAAATATATAATAGTATTGATCCGCAGATAAGATCTTATGTTTCAAAGAATCAAAAGGTACCTCTGAGTAACTTTGAAATTGTGGCAGAGGGCAGAGATGAAAAAATAGAGATACCACAGGTAAGCCATCTAGCAAATAAACATTCTATGTATGAAGTATATGGTGTAAGTCCATTGAAATGTATTTTTAAAGCACTTATATACAAAGATATGTTACGCAGGGCGCAGTTTGCGATAGCAAAGAGGCATTGGAGACCTATAAAAGTTGTTAAAGTAGGGGATGAAACTCATCCTGCGACAGAAGCAGTGCTTCAGAATGTTGCAAACGCCCTTGACCAAGCAAGCTCAGACCCAAATAGTTGGTTAATATGGCATAATTATATAAATTTTGACTATATATCTTCCGCAGGGAAGATTATCCCGCTTACAAGTGAGTTAGACTTTGTGGATAAAGAAATATTGTCAGGATTAGGAATATCTAAGGCTTTAATTACCACAGAAGGGGTTACTTTTGCCAATGCAAGCGTAGCTTTGCAGGTATTGGTCAATAGATATCTAAGATTTCAAGATATATTAAGCGAATGGGTCATAGAATATGTATATAAACCTGTCGCAAAGGTTCAGGGCTTCTATAAAACTAATGATGAGGGCGAATCTGAGCTTATAGTTCCCGAAATAGAGTGGGAACTAATGAGATTAAAGGATGATGCACAGCAAAAAACACTATATCAGAACATGCAACAACGTGGATTGATAAGTAAGAAGACATTATTGACCTATTTGGGCTTGGATTTAGAGAAAGAAGAGAAGTTAATTGAGAAAGAACGCAAGAAAGATATACAATTAGCCCAAGAATTAAAGAATATACAGACACAAACAGGTATAAACGTAACTCCCACGGGTGCGCCTGCGGCTGCACCAGGCACTGCGCCTGCTACTCCTGCCCCAGGAGGGGCTCCAGGTGTAGGTGGGGGTGGAGCAAAGCCTCCAACGGTAGCTCCTGGCGGAGCAGGAACAACCCCATTACCTCCCGGTCAAGGAGAAATGGGAGGCGGAGTAGGTGAAGTTAAGCCACCCGCATAAATAAAAGGAGTGTAATTAACTATGCATAGTTATAATGTACCCAAGGACTATACGGTTACAAATGAATCTTCGGTATTAGAAGAGTTTGTTGGAAATAACTCAATTAAAAAAAGTTTATTTCTTATCAACAGAGGAGCAAGCGGAACTGTAACATTTACTATTCAGGGTGGGATCGTATCCTCTGATAATTTTAATCCTGACCCAGGGGCACCCTGGACGGATGGACATAAAGGATTGCTATATAGAAACATAGTTGTCCAAACTGTTCCTGCGGGGGAGAATAGATACGTAGATTTAAGTGATTATGTCTATAATTGGATAAAAGTAACTGCTGTTAATACGGTCGCATCATCCACAGTTAATATGGCTTTGCAAGAAACTTTATTTCAGTCATAAGAAGGTCTAGGGCATGAAAGATAAATTCCCCGGAAATACAATTAAAGATTATGCTGATGATTATTTAAGCATAAGTGTTTTTGAAAAATCTGACTTAGCTATAGCTTCTACAGAAAGAATAGCAGAAAAATATATAGATGAAACGAATGAAACCATTTGGGTGGATAGCCAATTAGGTAAGAATGCAGCGGGTGAAACCGTGTATTTAAAAATATTGTCCGAAAGCTCATCTAAACCTTCATGGATTCCTGATGAAATTGCGGATTCTTAAAGATGAGATATATAAGAATACTTCTGCATATATTACTTGATAGGGTTAATTCAGTAATAAATACCACTAACAGTAATGATAGTAGTGGTACATACGTCTATACAGATACAGGCGGTGAACAAACAATAGTTACACTGACAACAAGCACCAGGAAGATAATTTATGGTGTTTGGGTCGACTTGGTAAACATGACCAAGGATGGGACAATAAAAGGGTATTGTAAAATAGATGGGACTAATTATAGATTATTTACAACACAATATTTTATAGTGGCCACGGATTCTGATGGTATCTATTTAGATATTAGCGCAGGGGTAACGAATGATATTAAATTTACATATGAAGAGGATAGCGATGAAGGCGCAGCGAGAAATATACCATACAGTATCATATATGAGAATAAGGAATAAATATTAATGGGCCTTTTTGGAAGCTCACATAGCCTTGTAAATCACATAATAAATCATACACCTTTATTTGCCGGTGAAATATGGTATGTAAATACCACTACGGGTAAAGATACTAATAGTGGCAGAAATCCCCACAAGGCATTTGCTACAATAGGGAAGGCTTTAACACAGGTTAGTGCCGGAGATGCAATTACAATCAAAGAGGGTTCTTATGACGAGAGCGGATTAGATGTTGACTTAAACGGTGTTGAATTATGGGGCGAAATAGGAGTAATAATATCAGATACTACAGGCAGCACACAAACGTTATTAGTATCTGGGAATTCCTGCATGGTAAAAAATATAAAAATATCACAGTCAGGGCAGATAGGGGTTAAGTTAACTGGAAGTGGTTGTATTATAGAAGATGTTGCTACCGAAGATGCCACTGTCGCATATGATATAGATGGGACAAACAATATATTACAAAGGTGTCAGGCTGTTAATGCTACAACCACAGGTTATGATATATCAAATACGGAAAATATATTATATTTATGCAATGCTATAAATAATGGTGCTTCAACTAGGGGATTTTATATATCTAATTCTGCTTCAGATGAAAATATGATATATCAATGCCTTTCTACTGGGAATGCTACAGCAGGGTATGAAGTTGTATCTGGGGCGACTTATAATGTTTTTGCACATTGTTCCAGTGGGGGTGGTGATGGTGACAGAGTTGATTTAGGGTCAAGAACACAATGGGCTTTTTTTGAAGGCAGGTTGCCCAGAGAAAAACATTAGGAAGTTTACCCATTGGCATCAGGGGAAGGTGTAGCGTCGGCACCTATTACGGTAACTAATTCTGCACAGGATGAAACAGGGGCACAAGATGACCGATGGTATTGGGGTGAACCCAAAACCTTAATAGCACCGACGGCAATTACCGGGATATGGTCATTATGTGGATACAATATATTTGCTACGACAGCATCCAAAGAAGCCCAGTGCAATATATATAGGATCAACCATAGTATTCAATCCGCAAAGAACGGGGGTAATGCGTGGGATGAGGGTGAAACAGACCTTACTGTTGCAGATGGCTCAAAGTTTTTAGCCGATGATTTAGTATGGGTATACAGTGATTATAAAACCGATGGAGAAATACAGAAAGTTGCCAGTGTAGCGGGAAATGTAGTTACAATAGAAAGGGAAACCGTGGCAAGTGCAAGGACGGGATTAAGGTGGAACCATACAACTAATAATGCAGGTACAGAGGTTATGTATTTAATATATAGGTCAACCCTAAAAGGGATGCACCCCACAATGTTTAACCATTCAGCGGGGAGCGCAAAGGATTTTTATTCCGCAAATTTCTATGCCTGCAGAGAATTTAAAGGCAATGACGGTCTATTAGTCAGGTTAATAAATATGTCAGATGATTTAGCTTATGAATTAGATATGACTGTAATATGGCATGATTAAGGAGGAAAGAACTTATGGCAATGATGAAAACAGGTGTTAATACCAAGAGTAATATTAAGAAGATTGAAGACGAGGAAGATCTTGTTAAGTTCGCAAAGAAGGCAAGTGATTCTGAAACAATGATTAAAAAAGCTAACAAGAAGAACAAGGGATAATCATTATGAGTATGATAAAAAGGGCATCATGGAATGATCCCATAACTCCGTATGGAGAGGGCAATTCCAAGATTAAAATAGCAAGTAATTCATTCGGGAATAAAAATGACTTCTTGAATAAGTATGATAAAGTAATGGCTAATTATGTAGAGGTGGCAGAGAAGAGAGCTTATCAAGATAATAAGTTTCACAGGATAGGGGATTACGATCCTGAATTTCATTACTATCATGTTATTAGTGTGCATGGAGACGTGCCCAATGATAACGGAGATATGTTTGCCTGGGGTTCTATGGATAATCCTAATAGCCCAGAGCTTTTAAGGTTTGATGCCGCATTAAATAAATATATTTATCAGACCTTTATAGGTAGAGGTAATTTTAAAGACCATGCAAGTGATAATGTGAATAATGCAGTTGGAATCAACCTTGATTGTATAGCTAATCATCATGGTAGGTTTATAGAAAACTTATTGGCGGTTGATGCAAATAAAGACCCAGATCTGGTCAGGGCAATTGATAAGAAATATATTGACAGTGTTTCAATGGGTAGTCGCGTGGGATATTCTATCTGTTCTATATGTGGTAATTTGGCTACCAATGAATCACAGTATTGTGATGATATTAAATACCATAAGGCTAGAAAAATATATCATGAGGGTGAACATAGAGATGTATATGAAGACAACAGAGAGGTTAACTTTGTAGAACTATCTTGGGTTACAGTCCCTGCAGATAGGGCAGCAAGATTAATATCAAAAGTCGCAAATAATGAAAATGATTTAGTAGAAGCAACAGCTATACTAATGAGCTTATATGGAGAACAAAAAACTATAGATATATTAAATCAAATAGGAGGTTTATAAATATGAATAGATGTTTATTTAACCACGACTATATTTTATTAAAGAGAGGAGGTGAAATATAATATGGGAAAGAAAATTACAAGAGCTGACTCAGGTGGGTCAGAGCCTATAGGCAGAGATGAGGATCAGATTGAAATGGACAAGGCTGTGCGTAATATAAAAGCTTCAAAGGATGTAAATCCATCAGAAATGGTGGCTATACAGGCGCAAGTGATCAACAGTGCTAATTCTATGGCACCAGATATTCAACCTACCGATATTACCGCAACGGCATCCAGGACAGAGCAGTTGGTTCAAAAGGCCAAACAGCAGCTTAATGGTATAAGGGAAGCTAAAGAGAAATCAAGGTATTCCCCAGATCCAGATCCAGGAAGAAAAGCTGATGATGAACGGTCTAAGGATAAGTATGTTAAAGATACTCCTTCTGGAAAAGGGAAGGATACTCTTAAAAAGCTTAAGTCCAATTTAAAAGGACAGTTAGCAAGGCTGAATGAGGCTTTTAACAAGGCCAAAGATGACAGTGTTATAAAGGAAATTCGTGTTGCAAGGGTTAAGGTCAGGAATGAGCTCACAAAGATAAGTTCTGTCGAGGAAGATCTCCGGATGAAAAAGGTCCATTATCCCCCTGAAAAAGAACAGGGTGGAAAGGCGGAAGATGTGAAGAGGTCAAAGGATAAATACATTAGTCCAACCCCTCCATCAGTAGCGGTTACTAAAGCATCCGGTTCTAATCTTGGTATAACCAGACAGGCTATGGAAGACGACGAAGTCAAGAACGATAAAAAAGAGAAGAAAGATGATGATAAGGCAATGGGTGGAAATGACATGAAATCCCTTCCCAAAGATGAGAAGAAAGATGAAAAGGATGACAAAGGACCACAGAAGAAAGAGCTGGAAAAAGCAGTTACTGAAATAGAAGAAGCTACAGAAGGCATAGGAGATATAGTTGAAAAACTGGAAGATGCTGCTGAAAATATTGGTGTTGATATAGACACTGAAAAAGGAGAAGAAGGCATAGAGCCTAAAGTCCCATTTGGGAAGCCTGATATGAAAAAGAAGGAAATGATGCCCGAAATGGGGGATAAAGCTAAAGACCCTCTTGATGGTGATATGTTGTTAGATAAGGGAAGAGACCTTATTGATGAGAAAAAAGGACCTTTGATGGCCAGTAAGAAAGATGACAAGGACGATAAGAAAAAAGAGAAAGAGAAAGAAAAGGCTCAAAAGGAAAAAGAAAAAGAGAAGGAAGAGGCTAAAAAGAAAAAGGAAAAAGAAGATAAGAAGAAAGATAAAAAAGCTACTCTTGGAGACAGATTATCAGAAGATGGTATTACTGCCGTATTTACTCCGACTGCATCTAAGATGGATTCTTATTGGACTATCTATAATAAGAAAGAGAAAATTATAGAAGCATCCGTAAGAGACATTTGGGGCAAAAAAGGTTTTGAGAAATGGGCAGAAGTATCTAGTCCTGAATATGGGAAGCTTATTGTATCAAGGGTTAATAGAGATGGGTTTGAAGTTACGGCTCATAATCTTGGAGTTAAAGCCAGCCTAAACCTCGATACTAAAAAAGCTGATATTAATATCATTGCTGAAAATGCCGCTCCTGGAAAAGGTAAATCTCCTGCATTACAAAAGAAACTAACTACTCCAGAAAAGTATATTAGTCAAAGCGAGGTAGATAAATCTATTAAGCCTAAGCTTACTAAGAGATATGGCTCTGGTAGGAACGTAGTTGATAAGGCGGAATTTGATAAGGTAAATGCCTATAGGCAGGAAGTAGAGAAAAGCAATAGGATTTTACTTGAAAAATTATCCAAGACTAGTGAAGAACTCAAGAATGCAAAGGGTGATAATAGTAAGTTAATAAATGAAAGCCAGTTAAGAGTTAGGGCTAACGCCGCTATTAAGCTTGCTGATTACATGGTAGAAAATAATGTAATTGATGAAGCTAATAAAGATTCTGAGCTGGAAAAAATGATGTTAATGGACGATGTGTCATTTGTAGCACTTGAGAGTATTACTGAAAATATAGTAACCAATACGAATAAAGCGGAGGCGGGAGACTCAAAAAGCCAAAAATTTGTTCGTACAGGTGGATTGTCTTCGGTACCACAAATGTCCGGTACAGTAGACAAGGGACTAAAAGAAAGTCTGGAAAATATCTGGACTACAAAAATACCTAGTAAAGGAGGTGACAAATAAATGCTTGAAGTTGTACATGAACCATATCCAGGACCTATATCTTTTCCTATGAGCTCCACATTGGTGGCGTTAGGAACGACCAATCTTAGGAACACGGGGTCTACCGACCTCAATGAACCTTATGGAGCTTCTGATACCACTTTACCAGCCGGAATGATTTTACAGTTTTTAAGTGATGGGGGCACTACTGCCCTTGATAAAACAGATGCTACAAGACCGATTGGTATATTGGCCGATAGTTTTGTAGATGGATTGAAATCAGGATATCTCTCTATATATCTGTTATGTCTTAATGGTGTATTTGAAGTTAAGGAAAACTATGACACAGGAATGACTTATGCGGTTAATACATTGTTAACAGTTATAGGGTCTGGGACTAATCAAGGGAAATTAACTCCCGCAACTAATTATGGCTCACAGCCTATAGTTGGAATGGTAATCGTTCCGCCTTCATCGGCAGCGAACGATGACAAAATGACTATCATGACCGTTGGTCAGATAGAAGGCGTAACGTAAAATTGCGTAACGCAGAAGATATATCGTAATGATAATCTTCATGGTATTATATATATACTAATAATTTTTTATTTAATTGAAAGGAGTTGACAAGATGAGTGATGTTATAACTCCCGCAGAAAGAAATTCTCTTATAGAGGCTGCTCTTTCTTCAGAGGACGGAAGACTCGCTCTTGCCGCTTCAATGGCTAATCCTAATATCTATTGGGAAGCTATTGGGTAACTGATAGTTAAAAAGATTCTGCTGTATGCTGGGAAGTCTAAATTGAATTTTAGATTATCAGCAGGGAAGTCATTATTAATTGACCCCTCAACGACTAACACGCAGAACCCCTTATGTCGAAAGGGTGAAGATATAGTCTGTTCTACACAGTGATGTGTAGAGAACGGCAGAAATGACCGTTCCCCTATTAATATCCAATAATAGGAGTAACAATAAAGATTAGGATGGCGTGAACCATAATCTTGCGCCATTAAAACCCCCGGTGTATGCTGGAACACCCGTTTTATGAGGACGGACAATCAGCAGGAGTGTTCTCAATTCGCAAATAGCGAACACGAATTCTCCCCAGAGACTGCAAAGGGGGCTTTGTTCTTTGAAAATAGTTTAAAGATGATACAGTCCGAACTGCATAGAAATATGTAGAGGCAGGCAGAAATGATCTGTCCCACCTTGGACTTGAAGTAACAAATTGTGACTTCAAGATAGGGTGAGTAACAAAATTGTAGATTATCAGTCGGTTGGAAGAAAACTTATTGTACCGGACCCATTACCACAGGGTGCTTTACCGGTTTATGATAAAGATATAAAATCTCCAGCCGTTACTGTGAGCAAGAGAGGAAGAATTCCGGACACGATCCAGGAAGGTGAGAGGATTACCGTTCCCCTTTTTGAAATCGGGTCTTATCCTCAAGTTAGGTTTTCGCAGGTGAAAGCTCGTAGGTTTAATTTGATTGATAGAGCTCAGCAAAGAGCTAAGAAATTGGTTCTCAATTTCTCTATATGCAAGGAACTCCGGTAAGATGTGTTTTTTAAGAGAAAGCACTGCGGACAATTTGCAGGAAAGGAAACTTGCTATGTTGAATATTAAAGACATAACAAAAGAAAAATTAGAAAAGTTGTATCATTCGGAGATGCTAACTATACGTGAGATTGCAAAAGTGTATAATTGTAATAACAATACCATTTCCAAAAAAATGAAAAAGTGGAGTATACCCATACTTCACACTCAGTTAAGGGAAATAAAAAAATATCATTTGGACAGTATTCAAAAAGATGCAGTTATAGGAATGATGCTTGGCGATTCAAGTATCAGGTCTAACAAATATTGCAGTAGCTTGTTTATGACACATTGTGCAAAACAATTAGGCTACTTAAAATGGAAGAGTGATATTTTTGGTATGTTTTCAAACCCCATTAGGAAACAAATTGATAAAAATGGGTTTGAAAGTTATCGTTATGCCACAAAGTTTCATCCAGACTTTAATTATTACCGATGGTTGTTTTATAAAAATTACCATGGAACTGGGAATAAAATACTTAAGAAGAAAGCGTTAGAAAGGCTTACTCCATTAGGTTTGGCGATCTGGATAATGGACGATGGGTGTTATCTCATGAATCATAAAAAAGAAATAGTTGGTATAAGGCTATACGTTGGGAAACATCTCAATAAAGGTGTAGTTAAAATTATTCAGGGTGTTTTGAAAAATAAATTTGACCTTAGTGTAAAGGTATATTATTCTTCTAAGACAGTTTATGAATTTAGGATTACTAAAGCTGAGTATCCTAAGTTAATGAATATAATAAAAAAGCACATACCTGAATGTATGCAATATAAGTTTCCACCCTCAGAGACTATACGAGAAACACCGAAAGGTGAAGACATAGTCCGAGCCGTATAGCAATATACGGAGACAGGCAGAAATGTCCTGTCCCTCAATGAATAATTGAGAGTAACAACACTGAAAATCGATTTAATGGCCATAGAAGATCAGAATATCTTTAATGCTATTGCTGCTTCTTCTACTGCTATTAACCCTACGACTACCGTTGCGAATACCATGGCTAGAACTTCTATGATTTCGGCGATGTCCGAAGTAGGTAAATGGGATTTAGTTCCTAGTAAGTTCATCATGAATTTTGGTGATTACACAGACATACTTACTTGGGGAAGAAACGATTTTGACTTCGTTACACAGAGAGAGATTTTACAAACAGGGTTAGTTGGTCATTTATGGACCTCAGACATACTTGTAAGTAAAATGATCCCTCGTGGAACAGTCTATTGTCTCGCAGAACCCGAATTTGTAGGCGTTATGCCAATTCGTCAAGATGTAAACGTAATACCTGCTGACAAACCCGCAAAGTTGCGGTTAGGTTGGGTCGTATACGAAGAAATCGGCGTAGGCATAGTCAACGCAAGAGCGGTTGCAAAAATTACCATTACAGGTAAGTCAACCTATACCCCGTGGTTCCTGGCAGACACACAGGGCGAACCAGTTTATTTGCCGACTTCATAATATATTTTATATTATGTTATATAGATATCAGTGGGGGCAGTTTATCTGCTCCCCTGATATTAATTAACTTAAAAGGAGAAATTAACAGTATGATACTTTATAACCCAACAAATAAGGAAGGGAATCCTACAAAGGTTATCCTTACAACCGTAAAAGCAAGTAGGCGTGACTCTGATACCATAATTGGACCAGGGCAGGCCTTGGATGTCTCTATCATAATGAGTGATGATAGAATAAAGCAAAATCCAGAAATTATACAACACCTTAAAGCAGGTACGCTTAAAATAGTTGATACCTCGCTATTAAAATCTTCATTCGAAGAAATAGCAGAGGCGGCTACTATAAAACAAGTACCTCCTGAAAAAGAAGTAAAAGAGATATTTAAAGATGCTACGATACAGCCACAGGAGAACCCTGATGCACAAAAGGCTGAAGATACTGTATCTCCTGCCCCCCCCAGTACTTCCCCTGAACAAGAAACAGTTGTTCCGCAACCCAAAGACAATAAGCCAGATGGCTTTATCAGCAATAAAGATTTAGAACTACAGACAGAAATGCTTGACACCGACGAAGTTTCGTCTTCTGCAAAAAAAGCAAAAAGAGCCGACTTGCCTGGTAAAAAGTTTGATGGACAAAAACAAAACATACTAGATGAAATAGCAGAAACAAGTTCGTTATCCAGACTAGAAGATTACGCTGAAATGTATGTAAAAGATCCCGATATTGTGGCTGCCTGTGAAGATAGGTTAGAAGACATAGAAGGTGATGAAATAGAAGCCCCTGAGTTAGACGGTCAGGCAAATGCTATTATAGAATAATGATTATCAAGTGTGAAATAGCTGGCAATTTAATAATCAATGATCTCAATGAATTAAAGCTTGCCGGAGGACAAGTAGAAGATATATCTTTATCGTTTACCTCTGAACAGATTAAAAATAGTATGAGAGCCCCCAAAGGATGTTTATATACATTCATCCAAGCAGGACATATTACGACTATACAAAAAACTTCTTCTGACTACAAAGAATATGTTGAAAAGATTCAAAAAGATACTGCATTAGAAATCAAAGCAAAAATAAAAGAAGAAGAACGCAAGCTCAGGATTAGATATTTTCGTATGACGATACCTCAAGGTACGGAATTTATCCAGGGGCTCACTTACTATCACTATGACTTTTTATTAAACCTCCGTAATTCAGAAGAGAGACCAGAACTGATGGAAGCAATCAATAACAAATTAAGAGACTTTGCAGACAGAAGGGTCGCAGAGGGATTTATTTTATTGTAAGGAGAAAAACTAATGGATGACAATCAAACCTCTTCCAATAATTTAGAATTAGGTAAAATAGAAATCTACGATGAGAACAAAACGCAATATAGTTACAAGTGTCCTGGCTGTAAAGGAGAATTTAATTCCCCCTCTTATGGTCAGGGAGGATCTACATCTCACATACCTTATGCAAGATGCCCATGGTGCGGGAAAAGGATGGAAGGGTTAAACCAATGAATAAACTAAAGAAATTCCTATACGAACTATTCCCCATAATCATACCCATATTTAACCATAAGTATGGTGTATGTATATATTCCAATACAGATTACAGTAGAGAACATACTATACTTGATATAATAAATAATTTAGATACCTGTATATTAATATAACAATGTGACTTTTTCATATTGAATTGAACTCTATTTTTTATTATATTTGCGTTATGATAAAGAAAATAAAACAGCAACTAAATAATTCCTTACAAAAGTATACAGGGGATAGACTGTCAGAAGATTGCTTGGAACAAATAGCAAAGCAGGCTAATGATGTATTATCTAAATTTGAGCATAAGAGTCTTATTGATAATCATAAAATGCCAGAAGCGGATTTGATGTGGAATAAATTCAGTTTCTTTCAAAAGATAATATGGTTCTTCAAAAACAAACTAAACTTCGGAAGAAAAGAAATAGATGTATATCTTGATGGGTATTATACAGCAGATGAAGACGATAGATACCCATATGAAAAGCAATATCTGAAATATTGGTATAATGATGATCCTCAAAGAACCGTTGTTGTCGATTTTGAAATGCAATTGGCGCACCCTATGAAATATATAAATGTATCTTTTAAAGCACCAGAAGGTGCAACATTAGAAGAATTGCAGGAGATAGCAGATGAATTGGTTACGAAATGAGATTTGTGAAAAGATAGAAGTTGCAGCGGAGCAGACAATAATAGCTGATATGAAAAATGGAATGTCTTTGGGTGACGCTATAAAAAAACAAAAAGGGAAACTTGATGAACATATTAAAAATGGTATAAATGCAGATATACAAGAGATTGTTAATAGAGCGTCAAGCACGGCTAAGTATTTATTTGATTTAGAAAATAATAAAAAGGCTAATCATATGGGAGAATATTATATTAGTAGTTTGTTTTATAAGCAAGGAATACTTACGGTAGATATTAAGAAAGCCAATGATGATGATTGGGAAGAAGAAGTAAAAATGTCAGCGGATGATTTTATGAAGTTTGGGGGCGGATGTGGTTAAAAAAGAAAAGAATACTAAGCAAGAATATAAGCAAATAGATACATTCCATTTTGGTATAGATAAAAAGGGGTTGCAAATAAAAATATTGCAACCCAGGGGATGTGTAGACAAGATAAATTTTGGAGATATTATAGATGCATTGCAAAAGGTATTAAATTATTACAATAGGACAAGGGATGAAATATCGTTAGATATTTGTATACCAGAAGGTAGCCCAGGAGTTAAAACATAGAGGAACATAATGAAATCTAAATCAATCGACAAAGATTACAAAAAAGAATGGGGTATTAAATAATGGCTTATTTACATTGCCATAGTTGTAATTGGAGTCAAGATGACTTCTGGGATTTTAGCTTTTATAAAACAAAAAAAGGCATTAGGTGGAGCTATAATCCCTTTAGTGTATTCATAGATTATATTGAAAGAAATATAAAGCCAAGGAGAATAAAATTTCAGGATTCTGTAAAAGAGGACTATGGATGGAAAAGAACCGATCCCCATTCATGGTTTTTAATATATTATGAATTTAAAAGAATGATAAGAAAATTTAAACACCAGAAGTGGTGGACATACGAAGATTGGAAAAAAGATAAAGCCACTGCCGTTTGCCCCAACTGTGGTGATAGGAATTTTGATATTGATTAAAAGAATAGACAGACAGGCAGATAGATATTTAGAATAACTAATTTAAGAAAGAGAGGTAGAAAGATAGTATGATATTGAAGATTCAAGTAAGATCTATATATGATCCAGTTGCTATAGATTATATATATTATGAGGCAAAGAGTCACATAAGGATTTCTCATAGGAAATTAGAAAAAGAAGGATTAGTTGATTTAGTTGATGATTCTGTGGTTGATGATAGTTTAATAGATGTTCATCAAATAGACGGGGTTGATTCTAAAGGGAATAGTTTGGCGTATTTTCCTAATTTTAAAATAGCATATTACGAAGACCCTAAGGGTAATCATAGAGCCACCTATTTCAATGGTAGGGGTTATTTATTAAACGACGAAGGAAAAACAATAGAAAGGTTATAGTATAAAACACTATCTGCCTGTTTTATATATAGGGAGGATATTAATGAAACCAATAGAAACATTAATTAAGGTTACTATCAATAATATTCAGATTGACGATGATTATTATAGTTTTGATTATAAGATAGAAGCTAATGGCAAGGTGTATGAAGATGAGTATTGCTCTGACCATGTTTGGCGTGATGATAAGTCTGGGTTTAGGTCGATCTTAAAAAAGGGCGGGGCTGCAAAACTTGCTTTAGAGAGTATTAATGAGATTATGTAAGGAGTATTTATGAAAAGAAAAAACTTTATACAATCATTATTTGGATTTTCGTTAATAGGGATGATTCCTTATAATAACTTTGAAATAAAAGCTGATGATAAAGATGCAATTAGCTATAATGTGATAGATACAAGAACTGATAAAGTAGTTCCGCTTGTTACAAGTTTTAGTAAAACACTATCATTGAATTCGGGTGAAAAGACAGAGATAGAGGTTATAGACAGTCGTCTTATTGTATATATAAAAGACGGCAAATGGCAATATAAAACAAAAATATTAAAAGGCAACCATTATATTCTTATAGATAAAAGAACAAATGAAAGGGTTGCATAAATGAGACAAGCATTAATAAGAATACCTATAGATTGCTTTAATGATATAATTGCAAACAAAGTTAAGTTTGAGGGGTTTGAAAATATATCAATAGATACAATGTGGATAGACGTAGAATGTGATAGCATTGTTTTAAAAGTAAGGGGCAATAATGATAATTTATATAAAATGTGTAATGGCGAAGTGGCAATACCTTATAAATCAGTTGATGTATTGAAGGGTCGGAAAACAACTATAAAACTTACTCCGTGGAAATAATATGAAAACAAAGAAACTAATAGAATTATTAAAAGAAGCAGACCCAAGTGGGAATCTTCCTGTATGCGTAGACAATGTAGATATATTTACTGTATATCAAGAAGCTTCTTATTGGGATGGATGCTTGCAGCAATTAAAAAGGGATTGGAAAAAGAAATATTATAATGTTGTAGGCGCAAAATATACATCAAAGGGACAGAAGGTTACTATTAGGACATTAAGTATAGAAGATGCCCTATACGCTAACCCTGACCTACCTATTAAGGTTGAGGATACATTTTTAGAAAAGAAAATGCAGAAAACTGTTGATAAGTGGAGAAGGGAAGCAAAGAAATTTGATGAAGAATTCAAAAAGGTACATAAAAAATAAAAAGCAAGAAAGCATGATAGAACAAATATACATATTAGGTAAATTCGCATATATTAAACTATATGACGATTTCGGCTTAATAAGCAAGAGTCAATACGTGGCTTTAAAGTATAACGATAAAGAATATGAATTCAGAAGATTGTTTTGGAGGATTTATATTGAAGAATAGTAAGAAGGTATTGGATGCATTTAGCCATGTTTATGATAATCTATCTAAGCTATCGCCCAGGCAATTGAAGCGTAGATTAAAAAAGCATAGCAATGGTGAGTTTGCAAATATTGTAAAAAATACCAAGTTATTGGATAAGATTAGATAAATGCAAGGGGAACAAATAAATGGCAATACCAATAAAACCAACACCCATATTACTAGATAAAGAAGCGGAAGAATTTGAAAAGAAAGCAAGGGCTAATGAGAATAAATGGGTATCAATGAAAGATACTTTAAAGATATTGGATGTATTGAAAAGAATACAAAATAGATTTGGGGATAAAAAGAATGGAAAATGAGCATGGGGAATTTGAAGGCATATTTAAATGCGAGTATGATTACGATACATTGCTATTTAATTATATACCTCCTTATAATTCAAGGCAACTTGAACCAAGTGGCAAGTATTATATTAAAAATAAAGAACCAGAAGAGTTGTGGATTGCCATGATAGCCCAGCCAGCACCCTTCTTGTATAGATTAAAAAAAGGACTGCAGTATATATTTAAAGGCGGAAGAGAGTGGACTAAGGAAATAGCGTTTCGATCTAAAAAGATGGATGCGTTTTTTAAGTTTATAGATGAATTGAAAGAATTTAGGAAAAATGCAATAGAGGATTTTGAAAAAGAAGAAAGAGAAGGAAAAGAAAATATCATAAAACAAATTGCAAATCCACAACTTGAAGGGAGTTCAATATAAAAAAATGGAAAAAGTAAAAACGCAGAGTATACCAAAATATAAAATAGATAAAATTAACAACCTTATACATAAACAAAAAAAAATAAAAGATCTAGACTGTATTTGTTATGAGAGGGGTGTGTATAATGGCATGGAATCCATTGTTTCTGTGATTGAGGACAGATCACCTAATGTATTAGAAGAGAGAGATGTTGATTGGGGGCAAGTTTTAAGAATAGACCTTAACATTTATAAATATAATCCTATAAAAAGAATTAAGTTTTTGGAAGGAATATTGTGGCTTAGCTCAACCGATATATTTGGATTAGAATATAATGATGCTCCTTTGGAAAACGCTGATAAAATTAAATACGCTTATCTATATAATTGCTGTGATGAAGTATATCCATATTTTAGTAAAAATAAAATTGACCTAAAATATATTAACCTAATATCAAAGTCATATAAACTATTTGACTGGGGTGGGCCACGGGCATTTAAAGCTATTGCATCAGATTTTCCAGTTAATACAGCATTTCAATTCCCAAATTTCTTAGCGGCAGTCGCTTGGTGGGAATATAAACTAGGGGACGTTGTGACCAGGATGATAAAAAAGTGGAGAGCCCAAAGGTGGATTATAGGTCCAGATAAAAAAATGACAAGAGAAATAGAAAAAGAAATTATAAAAAATATTAAAAAAAATAAGAATAGGATATAGTAACATGTATAACCAAAATATAACACCAGAAGAAATAGTAGATTATTTAAATGCGCTATTAGGCATGTCCCCTTTTAATGGTTTAATCAATCAGGATAAGAATAATAAAGATCTAATTAAAATAGATGCGAATGAAGATACACGTAGAATAAATAGATTTTATTTGGATAAGGAGTAAAATTAATATGCCATATAAAGAATCAATAACACCGGAAGATATAGTTAAATTATTAAATGAATTATTAGAGATGTCGCCAAAGATTACTAATAAAATAATACTAAAAAGATTTTCCTGTAATAAGAAATTAACAAAGCACCCTACGATACAGGTGACAAGTAAGGAAGTTGGGAAGGGTCCATTTAAAGTCGGATTGCTTGGAATCCTTAATGGGATAGTAGGCATTGATGAAAATGGATGGGGTTGTATTGTTGCTGAGATAGATGACACTACAGGAAAGATAAATAAGTTTTACGTGGATAGAAAAATGGGCGAGAAGCATGGAGAAAATGGAGATAAAAGATAGTGGGACAAGAAATAGCTTGGAAAACAATACCTATTGCGCCTAAATACGAGGTCAATGAATTGGGGCAGGTTAGGCATAAAAAATTAAAGAGAATATTGAAGTATGCTAAAGGCAGAAGATATTATAAATTTGATTTTTATGTTAATAAGAATCAAAAAAAATCAGTAAGTGTTCATAGGGCTATTTTATCTGCTTTTAATCCGATTAAAGACTTTAACGAATTTTACATAAATCATAAAAATTTGGATAAGCATGATAATAGATTAGAAAATTTAGAATGGGTTACGCCTAAAGAAAATGCAGAGCATGCGAGAGAACATGGTAAATATAAAGATCGTCATGCAGGTGAAAAAAATGGGAAAGCTAAATATACAGATAAAGAAGTTTTAGAATTAAAAAATGATTTTAAGGAGTGGGGCGGGACTATTTATAATTTTTGGAAAAACAGAAAAGATAAATACGAAAATATGCCCAAATCCACTATATATAACATATTGAATGGAAGATCGTGGAAACATATTTAGAAAGAGGGAAAATTTAAATGTCACATGAAATAATATGGTATGGCCCCACATACGATCCTTCGGGATATAGTAGCTGTTGTCGCGAGTATATATACGCACTGCATAATGCGGGTGTAAAAGTTAAGCTTGCGCCTGTATCATTTTGGAGTCCAATAACAACTTCAGCCGTATCAGGCAATGAATATAAACTATTAAAAGAAATGGAAAATACAGAGGTATCAGAATATGCTCCCATGACGCATCATGTTGTTCCTGACATATATAGAATACCTAATAGCTCCAAAAGGAAACATATTGGCTATACGGTATTTGAAACAGATGGCCTTCCTCCTGCCTGGGTTCCTATAATGAATAAATGCAGTGCGATTTGGACTCCGACATCTTTTAATAAGGCAACATTTTCAGTATCTGGTATTCCCAGAGAACGCATAGCAGTTATACCCCACATAGTCCGGACAGACAAGTATGACCCCGATAAGGTAGATCCCATTAAAATAACAATTGAAAGAGAATTCTATTTTTTAACTATTATGGACGTTACCCATAGAAAGGGATGGGACATTTTACTGAGGGCGTATTTAAGGGAGTTTAAGGGTAACAGGAATGTGGCATTGGTGTTTAAGGGGTATTATGGTGGTGTATCAGAACAACATAAAAAGAATCTGATGTCCAAGCTAAGGAAATTTAGGGATGAACTGCAGATTAAAAACCCACCCGATGTTATATTTTTTGGAGATATATTAGATAATCAGGATTTGCCTAAATTATTTAAAGCCTGCCATTGTTATGTCTCGCCTGCCCGCGGAGAAGGCTGGGGATTAAATTCATCAGATGCAATGGCAATGGAGCTCCCAACAATACTAACAGGGTGGTCAGGCTTTACAGAATATGCAAATAATGATAATGCCTATTTAATAGATGTATTGGATTATAAAGAAATCGGGGAAGAAATGGAAAAGATAACCCCGAATTATCGTCACCAAAAATGGGCAGAGCCGTCAGAGGCACATTTAAGACAGCTCATGAGAAGAGTATATGAAAATTATGGGGAAGCAAAAGAGAAGGCAAGAAAGGGCAGACAGGATTTGATCCAAAACTTTTCTGCCTCTGTTATTGCCAATAAAATAAAACAGGAATTGGATAAGTTATAATATGGACTATAATGAATGTTATTGGGAGACTCAGCGGTTTAGTTTAGTAGTTCTGTAAGAAGCTCCGAGAACGTGTCGGGTAACTAAACTGCGGTCTCCATATATTTTTATATATAAGAATATAGCTTTTTAACAAGGGGTAGATAAATGGAATATACAATAATAGAAAGTCGTGATAGGGATATTTTATTAGAGACCATAAGTGGCTATATAGAAAAAGGCTGGGAGCCACAGGGTGGGATATGTATTTATAATACACCTATTAACTCTTTCATTTGTTATGCTCAAGCAATGGTTAGGAAGAAAAAAGTATGAAAATAAGCTTTTTAAATGATTCAACGGTTGGATATGGCGCAGACTTAACCATGAGATGTTATTACAATCAAGCCAAAAAACGTGGGTTTGAAGTTGGATTTAATGTCATTGATGAATCAATTGAGTTTTATATTATTGGAATGATATACAAAGGTACAGAAGATAAATTAAAAAAACATTTAAAGCCCATGAAATATATATATATTGAACATAGCATAGAATTGGTTTTGCCTGAAAAGGAGTGGATAAGAGAATGGTTAATTCCCAATGCGTATAAGCTTCTGTTTTTTTCGCCAAGACATAGGACTCATATACAAGACGCATTACCCAGTGTACAAAAACATTTAGTAATTGATAATTATGAATACGTGGTGGTTCCAATAGATTATAATTTTTTCAAAAGGCAGGACGGATTTGTAAGACAAAAGAATCTCTATATATATGTGGGGTTGATCCATTCAAATAAGGGGATTATTGAAATATTAGATATAGCAAAAAAAAATCCTGAGAATAAATATGTATTTATGGGAACAACGGATAACGGAGATATAGGTATTGAGACAATAAAAGAATGTGATAACGTAAGATATATAGGTCATCAGCCCCCGGATGTTGTAAGACAATATTATTCAAAAGCACACGGGTGTTATTTACTCCCAACTAATGGGGCGGTTGAATCAGCGGGAAGAACTGTTTTAGAAGCCATGTTGTGTGGGTGTAAACCGGAGGTAAATAATGATGTCGGCAATGCGAGTTATAGCTGGTTTTGGACATATGATAGAGGGGTTGTAATACAAAAAATAAATGAGTCGCTAGATGTTTTTTTTAAAATTTTATCCAATGGGATCAAGGGGGTATAAAATGATTTTATGGTTTACTGGATTGCCCTGTTCGGGTAAATCAACCATAGCCAATAAGCTAAAAGAAAAATATCCAGAATTTTTATTGTTAAATGGAGATAATATTAGAAAGGGCTTGTGTAAAGATCTGGGGTTTTCCGTTGAAGATAGGCGGGAAAATATGCGCAGAATAATTGAGCTATGCAAAATTCTTAATGCGGAAAACATAAATTTAATAACAGATTTTATATCGCCCTTTGAAAAATACAGAGAACAGATAAGAAATATAGTTCCTAATACATATATAATATACTGTAAGGCAGATTTGGAAGTGTGTGAAAAAAGAGATGTTAAGGGGATGTATAAAAAAGCAAGGGATAATAAAATAAAAAATTTTACAGGCATAGATAGCCCATATCAAATACCGAAAAAGCCCGATTTAATATTGGATACAAAGACATGGGCACCTGGGTATTGTATTAATAAGGTGGAAGAAATAATATATGAACATATTAATAACAGGTAGTGCGGGATATATAGGTAGCCACCTTTCTTTAATGCTTAAGAAGCAAGGGCATTATACTATAGGCATTGATAATTTTTGTCAGGGAAAAAAAGAGCACGTATTTAACGATGTTTTTTTTAAAGGCACTTATTATAGTTCAGATATTCTCCATTCTATATTTAGTAATACAAAAATAGATCTGGTAATCCATTTGGCGGCACATGCCACTGTATCAGAATCATTCAAAGACCCCGATAAATATATGTATAATAATGTCAGGGGCGTTGATACATTATTATATACAATGAGTTGTTATGATATCAAAAATATTATATTTTCATCCACATGTTGCGTATATGATGATTGTGACAGTGCTATACAAGAACATTCTTTTATCAGGCCAATGAATCCCTATGGGTATACTAAATATATGGCCGAGATGATACTGCAATATTATAAATTGTATTATGATATTAATTATATTATTTTTAGGTATTTTAATGTAGCAGGTAGTGACAAAAAGTTACGGACAGGAGAACTGCATGATCCTGAAACACATCTGATTCCAAATGTAATCAAAGCAGCATTAACAAATAAACCAGTTAATATATATGGTATGGATTACGACACGATAGACGGTACATGTGTAAGGGATTATATTCATGTTAATGATATTTGTCAGGCGCATATTGATGCAATGGATTATATACAGAAGGATAATAAAATCAATGTATTTAATTTGGGGACAGGTATTGGATATAGCGTAATGGAAATCATTAATGAAGTTAACAATATAAAAAAGGTTGCGACAAAGAAATCAAAAAAAAGAGAAGGTGATCCCCCTATCAGAATAGCATCTTATGATAAAGCAAAAGAAGTTCTGGGGTGGAAGCCCACACATGGTTTAAAACAGATTATATCCTCGGCGTATAAATTTTTTGAAAAGGAAATGGAATGAATATAGATACTTATTTTGATAAGATATTTGTTATAAATTTAGATGAAAGTATAGATAGGTGGAAGGACGTTGTTGAAGAATTAGAGAAAGCCAATATTAAAAATTATGAAAGAGTTCCCGGCATAAGACTTAAAAACCTTGATGATGTACCAGAAAAACATTATCAAAACCTAGTCAGTGCAAATAAAATACATGATTATTATAAGTTGGGAATATGTGGTGCGAATAAAGCACATGTTCGATGTGTCGAATTGGCCAAAGAAAGAAAATATGATAATGTTCTTATATTAGAAGATGATATTGGTATTAGAGATGATGTTAATGAATTATTTGAAAAGGTATCAAATCAATTAATTGCGATAGAACAACAGACTACGGTTGGATGGGATATGCTATATTTAGGAAGTAGTATTAGAGAGGGGGCACATGTATTGCCAATCGCAAAAAACGTGGTCAAGGGTAATAATCTATTATCATGTCATGCATATGCAGTTAAAAATACTTTATATGATAAAATATTAGACGAAGGTATATTATATGGGGCAGAGTTAGATAATTTTTATTTAAGTCGTATACAGCCTTATTTCAATTGCGTTGTTGTTAAACCAAAATTAATATGGCAAAAGAGTGGAGAGAGCATAACATCGCAGGTCTATAATGACTTTGAAGGGGCTACAAGGGAATGATAAATCCCACATCAATTAGCGGACAAAGAGATATACCAGGAGAATGGAAACAATTAAATCCTAACTTTATACTGTGCCCAGGGGTGGGAGATGAAAATAAAAAAGATAAGATTGCTCACTTAGGAGAAGTATATTCTATATCCCCCAATGGATATAATATAGATCTTTTAAAACAATATAAGTGCGTGGTAACATGGAACTCTAAATTTTATGAAGCTCATAAGAACGAACTGAACATACATCTTGTTAAAGATTTCTGCCTATGTCACGATATGTATAGAGAAGATATAGTATTAGATAGTTATAAGTCTTATGAAGAAAAGATAAATGGAATATGTGTTGTAAGTAATCTCAAAACCTTTTTTGATTGCAATGAGGGTGCAATTGGCTATAAGCGATTGCAGATAATGAACGGAATACAAAGTTTGGTAAAGCATGTATATGGCGGTTTGAATTGCGGTGAAATGTATAAAGGCATATTAGGACAGCGAGACCCAGATCATCAATATGTCAATCTACATAAATATGGATATGATAAGATTTCAAAGGTGAATGAATATAGATTTTCTTTGGTCTGTGAAAATTCTTACCATGAATTTTGGAGTTGGGATTATATAACAGAAAAGATATGGGATGTGTTCTCGGCAAAAACAGTGGCTGTTTATTATGGTTGCTATAACATAGAACAAAGAATCCCCAAGGAATTATATATAGACTATAGGGATTTTTCAAATGATGCAGAACTATCCGATTATTTGATTAACTTTCCAAGGGATCGGTATATTGAAATGACCGAGAAGGCATATGATTTTTATAAACAAAACGAACCAACTTTTTTAAAAGAATTAAAAGAGTTGGCTACGAATCTGTGAAAAAAGTTTTATTAATAAACCCACCGTTTTACAGGTTCGTGACGCTACAACAAGACTACGTGCCATTATCCCTATTAGCAGTAGGGTCAAAGTTGAAAAGTGAAGGGTATGATGTCAAGATAAAGAATATGGAAGTAGGCGCAAAGACACATTATGAGGGATATGATGGCAGGCAAGAAAACTATAATAAGTTTATAAACGGAATAAGTGACCTAAATCATAGCATATGGAATGAATTAAGGGCCACTATATCAAAAGAGAGACCTGATAAAATAGGAGTTACGGTTTTAAACGTAAAATATAAGTCATTTATGTCAATTTACAAGATAGCAAAACAAGAATTTGGTATACCTGTGTTCGTGGGTGGGGCGCATCCCACCATTAGCCCCGAAGAATACCCCTCTGATGTAGAGGTATTTAGAGGGGAATACGAGTCAAATGGGGGCAGGTTACAGGACTTGGACGAATTGCCATTTCCTGATTTTGATATGTTATTAGATAAGTATTCTCCCAATGGATATGCCCATGTGATGTCGTCCAGGGGGTGTCCCTTTAACTGCAGATTTTGTTCCTCATCAAATATTTGGGGGAGAAAAGTAACATGTAAAAGCGTGGATAGAATAATTAGAGAAATGAAATATATTGAAGATGCATTTAAATCAGATTTTTTTACATTCTGGGACGAAACATTTACATTAAATAAGAAGAAGTTGCTTGAATTTTGTGATAAATATAATTTAAGATCCAGTTGGCGGTGTGATACAAGGGCTGATGTGATAACAGATGAAATGGTTAAGTGCATGAAAAAGTCCGGGTGTAAGCAAATGAGCATAGGGCTTGAAAGTGGGGTTAACCGCATATTGGAATATATAAATAAGGGAGAGAAGACAGAGACCTTCTTAAAAGCCGCCGATATTTTAAACAAGAATAAAATACAGTGGAAGGCTTACTGTATTATAGGATTCCCGGAAGAAACAGAAGAAGATATATTGACAACAATGAAGTTTATTAAGTCACTAAATCCGTTCAGGATAACATTAAGTTTCTTTACACCATATAAGGGAACTGAATTATATACCGAATGTCTTGAAGAGGGATTAATAAATGATAATTATGATTCCGCCCTATTCTCACACCAATCCCCATACAATTATTTTTGTCCCAAGATACCCAAAGATAGATATAATGAAATAAAACATATCGTTGCAAAAGAAATAGATGAATATAATGCGAAAGCTCTTGAGGTGTGGCATTAAAATGTATGATTTTTTAATTGTTGGAGCAGGAATTTTCGGGAGTGTATGTGCGAGGGAGTTATATGATAGGGGATATAAATGCCTTGTAATAGATAAAAGAGATCACGTTGGCGGAAACTGTTATACAGAGGAAGTAGATGGCATTGCTATTCATAAATACGGAGGACACATTTTTCACACAGACAATAAGCGGATCTGGGATTATATAAATAAGTATAGTGGTTTAAACTTATTTTTAAACAGGGTCAAGGCTTGTTATAAGAATAAAATATATTCATTCCCAATTAATCTTATGACCCTATATCAATTGTGGGGAGTTACCACACCAGAGGAAGCAAGGGAAAAATTGGAAATCACAAAATGTGATATCCAAAATCCCAATAACTTAGAAGAGTGGATCTTATCTCAGGTGGGAGAGCAAATATATAAAATATTTTTTTATGGGTATACTAAAAAACAATGGGGTAGAGAACCCAGGGATTTACCAATAGATATTATTAAGAGGGTTCCTATTAGATTGAATTTTGATGATACTTATTTGCGGGGAAAGTTTCAGGGAATACCACTTGGCGGTTATACAACCTTGTTTCATAACTTGCTTTGGGGGTCTGATATAAAATTAAAAACATCGTGGGATGAGGTTAAAGACGAAAGATATTTATATAATAATGTTATATTTACAGGACCAATAGATGAATTCTTTAATTATAAATTTGGTAAACTGGAATATAGATCATTGTCGTTTGAAGAAGAAAAAATTAATATTAAAGATTTTCAGGGCAATGCGGTTATAAATTATACAGATGAAAATGTTTCTTATACAAGAATACTTGAACATAAACATTTTGAGCCTATAGATGTTGATCACACGATTATAACAAAAGAATACCCCCAAGACAAAGGAGATCCATTCTACCCAATTAATGATAAAAAAAACAATGACCTATATAAATTATATTTAAATTATGCCAAGCGATATAAAAATATAATATACTTTGGGGGAAGGCTTGGGTCGTATAAATATATGGATATGGATGAGGCTGTATTGGGGGCTATTAATTTAGTAAAGGAAATTTGTATGGAAGGAACTCTTTAAATGATATCTATATGTATGATTACCATTAAACCGGATACGGAAGTCCAAGACAGAATAGATGAAGCTCTAAGTAATGCAAGAGGGGATTATGAATTTATTTTAGTATCTAACCCCAGTGGAGGTGTGGCAAAAAATAGAAATGATTGCCTGCGACAATGTAAAGGAGATTTTGTAATTTTCATTGACGATGACCTTTATGGTTTTCCAGAAAGCTGGGATGAAACAATGATTCGCAGATTGCGCGATCCCTCCGTATTAATGATGGGAGCAAGGCTATTAAATATAGATGGCTCTATACAAAATACGGTTAGCAAATCAAGTAATGTAGTAGATGACTATGTTCCCGTGGAGTATGTTCCAGGGGCCTGCATGGCGTATAGAAAAAATGATTTAATATTTAATGAAGAATATCATGGATGGGGCATGGAGGATATTGAATTTACTATGAAATTAAAACAAGCTAATCCTGCAGGCAGAGTATATCTGACTAATTTAGTTAGATTAAAGCACAAGAACGAAATGAAAAGAGAGCCCGAATTTGGGAAACGTAATAAAGAATTATTTAGAAGGAAATGGGGATTCGTAATTGAGTGACGAATATGTAAAGCTGAAAAATGAGTTTAAGGATATTATTTCATTTGATTGTGATGGCATAGTCGATCCCAATAAGTATCTATTTTTAATTGATGGGTATACCGTCTTTCCCCAATACTACAATCTGGAATATTGGAAACATTATAAAGGTATTATAACATGGAATTCAAAATTATACGATATGTATAAAGACAAATTTAATATCGTATTAATTAACGGATTCCCCTTATTTAATAATAATTATAAATTAGACTCATTTAAGCCATTTGAAGAAAAAATAAATGGCATTATGCTGGCATGTAGGCACAGAGAACATAGCGGCATATCTGGAGATATAGCACACACAAGACTTCAAATTATGGAAACCATAAATATGATTGGCGGATTAGAAACAGATTGTTATGGAATAAAACCATATGGGAATTTATATAGAGGCCCTATAGGCGAAGTAGGAACACAGGAAACCTTCCCAAGCAGTTTTCCTAAATTAAAAAAAATAAATGAATATAAGTTTAACCTTGCTTTTGAGAATTGTTATCATCCTTTATATAGTTGGGATTGGGTAACTGAAAAAATTAGAGATACTATGAAGGCAAAGACAGTAGCTGTTTATTATGGAGCATATAACATAGGGGATATTGTTCCTAAAGATTTATACATAGACTATGGGGAATTTGTTAGTGATATACAATTGGTTGATAGGATGTTAAATATGTCAAAGCAGGAGTATGTAGATATTACAGAAAAGGCCTATGAGTGGGATAGGAAATCTGGTTTGGGTAATATTTCTAATCTAAAAAAACAATTGAGAGGTTTGAGGAAGTGATTAATGTATTAATTTTCAGCCTTGATCGGGCTTGCCAGTTAGACCTGTGTATTAGGAGTATAAGAAGCAGGTTTAAGTCCATAGGAACGATACATGTTTTATATAATTATACCAATGATATATATAGACAAGGGTATGATATAGTTAAATCGAGTCACGGTAGAATAGAATGGCATAAGGAAAACGATTTCCAAAAAGATACCAAGGATATAATTATTAATAAATTTGATAAAGAGCTTTCTCTTTGCTTTGTCGATGATGAAATTATATTTAATCCAATAGATGAGCCCGATATAAGGCAGATAACAGATGCATTCAAAAATGATTCCAGGGCTGTGGCTATATCGTTAAAATTACATAAGGGTGTCACATATTGTTATTCGGCACAATTTGATATAGATTTGCCTGAGTTTATTAACGATGCGGTTTTTTTAGTATGGGACTGGACTAAATCTAATCCTAATGGGGAGTGGGGATATCCGCATTGTATTAATGGTCATATTTATAGAACCGACGAGTTTAAGGCGTTAATAAATTCTATTAATTTTGGGTTCCCGAATGAATTAGAAGGCAGGATGAATGAAAATAGGAATTACAATAAGCCCCTTTTGTATTCATTTTTAACCCCACGGGTTTTTTGTATTGCAAATAACTATGTTAAAAGCGCAGAGCCCGAACAGATCGATACAGAACACAGTGTACGAAGTTTGAATGATAAGTTTTTGGATGGCAACATAATAGACCTTGATCCGTTAATCGGATATAATACAAATATGATACAGGGGGTTTTGCCATATAGGTTTATAAAAAGATGAGCAAGTTCAAGGTTTTATTAGTATTTCCCAATCTAATGTATCAAATGCAACTACCGAGCAATATACCGTTATTGGCAGCTTGCTTAAAAGAAAAAGGATACGATGTTAAATTATTTGATACAACTTTATATAAGACATCTGACAAGAACCTTGGTGATCTCAGGGAAAAACGCATACAAGTTAAAAAAATGGATTTATCAGAAGGTTTGAAGATTAATAAAAATAATGTATTTGATGATTTTTTTAATATAGTCAAAAATTATAAGCCTGATTTAATAGGTGTTTCAGTTGTTGATAGCACTATTGAATTAGCATTTAAATTAATTAATACAATAGGATGCATGAATATACCTATTGTATTCGGGGGCAAGTATGCGATATTTAGTCCAGAAGAATTGATAGAGCATTTCAATATTGATATTATTTGTATTGGTGAGGGAGAGCAAACCTTAGTAGATCTGTGTGATCATTTAAAAAATGGGACAGACTATAAAAACTTAGAAAATTTATGGGTTAAAGATCGTTCGCTTGGAAAGGTTTATAAAAATAAACTAAAAGCACCTGTGGATTTAAATGATTTGCCATTTGAGGATTTTTCAGTATTTGAAGAGCAGCGGTTATATTCCCCTATGCGTGGGAAGATGCTCAAAATGTTGCCTATTAATTTTGACAGAGGATGTCCTTATCCGTGCACTTTTTGTGGAGCTCCCTTCCTTTTAAAATTATATCATGAAAATGGATATAAGTATTATAGGGAGAAATCTATTGATAGGATATACAAAGAATTAAAATACCAGGTTGATAAGTTTCGGGTAGATTATTTATATTTTAATTCCGAAACATTTTTGTCCAGGTCATTAGATAAATTAAAAAAATTTGAAGAAATGTATTCTGAGTTTAAAATTCCATTTTGGTGTCAAACTAGAATAGATACCATAACAGATGAAAAAATGGAAATATTGGTAAAGATGAATTGTGACAGAGTTGCAGTGAGCATAGAACATGGCAATGAAGAATTTAGAAAAACGGTATTAAAAAAACATATTACCAATGATCAAATTGTAAAAGGTCTCGGTATATTAAATAAATATGATGTTAAAATAGGAATTAATAATATTATAGGATTCCCCGATGAGACAAGGGAATTGGCTTTTGATACTATAGAATTAAATAGAAAGTTAAAGTTTGATTCTGTAAACGGCTTTGCCTTTCAGCCATATAGAGGAACATATTTAAGGGAATATTGTTTAGAAAAAGGATATTTAAAAGAGGGGAGCTTAAAAGATATTAATAGCAGTATTATGGGTGAGTCTTTTTTGCATATGCCACAATTCCCTGAAAATGAAATAGAAGGCCTTTTAAGAACTTTTGTTTTATATGTATGTTTACCCAAGGAATATTATCCAAAAATTAAAATTGCAGAACAGTCAACAGAAGAAGGAGATGCTATGCTAGAAGAGTTAAAGGTAGTTTATAATAATTTAAGCCCAAGGAGGCGCAATTGTGAATAAGTTTAAAATCATAATACCTGTTTATAATGCTGAGAAGTATATTGGTAAGTGCATTAATTCGATTAAATCACAATATTATCCAAATTGGGAATGCGTTATTATAGATGATGCATCTACCGATAATACATTTAATATTGCATGGGATACAATTGGAGACGACAAAAGATTTGCTACTCTAAAGAATTATAAAAACCAGAAAGCAATTGCAAATGTTATTATGGGTATAAAGCATATATGCAATGATGGGAATGATATATTATGTTTCGTGGATGGAGATGATTGGTTGTATTGTGATGATGCATTGGAATATCTCAATGATATCTATAATAATAAAGATATTCTTTTGACTTATGGGCAATATATAACTGATTCTGATATAAAGGATAATAAAACAACGCTTGGGTGTAGTAAGGAAATATTTTCATTGGAGGAAGTAAGGGAGCCCAAAAACAATTTCTCTCACCTAAAAACCATGAGATATAAAGTGTGGAAATGCATAAAAGACGAAGATTTAAGAAGGTGGGATGGTAAGTATATTCAGCGGGCATGGGATAGTCCTATAATGAGACCTGCAATTGAAGTATGTGGATTAGACAGAATTAAATATGTCGATAAACCATTGTATGTATATAATAACTTAAATCCCATTAATGAATATAAGATCGATGAGCCAGAAGAATTAAGAGAAAATCAATATATATGCGATAAGGAATCATATGAAAGGAGATCTTTTATGGATCACATGATTTTTACGGAAATAGTAAATGCGGGCAAGGCGGGGAGAATATCTTTAGATTCATTTCATAAGCATCACAATCACAAGGTTCATGTTTATGGGACGCAAGAAGATTTTAAAATGCTTATACCTAATGACAATAATATTTTAATAGATGTCGGCAATGAATTTGATATCATGGAGGGTTACAAAGACCCAGCTCATTGGGGGATGTTTTTGCTTTGGGCAAAGATAATAACAGAAACAGAAGCGCAAAATATAATACATTTTGATAGTGATGTCGTTTTTAGGGGCGACATAATAAGTGAGATGATTATGAAAGCGGAAGAAGGATTTGATTTAATAGGTCCACGCAGAAGGTATGCGGGTCATCCGACTGTATGCCCCACTACCCTCATTTCATTTAACAAAGAAAAGCTTCCTAAGTATGATAGGGACACAACAACTAAATTTCTTTGCAGTGCGTTTAACCCAGATGGATTATATAATACGGATTTCTTTGATGTCCCGATGTATACCATTATAAAGAATGGCGGGAAGGTTTTTCACCTGGATTATAATGATGTCGGGGGTGTTGCTGAGAATGGCAACAGAGATAATGTATGTGGTTCAATAAATCATTCAATAGAAGTTGGCAATAAGATAGCCCACTTCTGTGGTGTTGGATCTGGGCAAGATCTTTATAATACATTGAGATCTCAACCGGAACAGAGGGAAGATGGGTATGCGGGGTTTGCTATTGGTAATTATGCGGTATTTTGTAAAATCTTTTATAATGAAGATGTAGAAGATGTTGAATTAAATCCAACTCATCAGGAAATCTTACAAGTTCCCAAAGAGGATTGGTATTAAATGATAGATTTTTTATATGTGTTCAGATATACTCAGGAAAATATAGATAAAGCAATAGAAAGATTAAGATGTTCTATGGGAAGTATTTTAAATCAAGGGGTGCGTATTATTGTATTTAATGCATCCGACAAGGATATAAAACCAAAAATAAATGATGGGCTTACAAGTAATAGTGGATCGGAGTATATACACAAGCCCGTTATTGGTTATTTTAATAAGTCAAAGTTAATTAATTTTGCGGTAAAGAACTATGTCAAAACCCCTTATTTTATTTTTTCAGATATAGATATAGTATACCAGGAAGATTATGTTGTTCAGATGAAAAAATATGTTTATGACTATAGCTCATTATATAGAGTGATCCCATATAATCATAATATATATCAGGAATGCTATTCTTCCAATTTTTACGAATTAATGAAATTGGATAAGCACGGTGGTGGGTTTGCGCATGGGAATGGGTTGTTCTTTTTGAAATCTTTTATGGATGTTCAGGGATATAATGAGGAATTTGTGGGATATGGTCCTGAAGACGCAGATTACAACGAACGCATAGGTCTTGTAAATAAATTAATATATGATAGGTCGATAGTTACCACTCACCTTTGGCATGAGCATTTTAACAGAATACAAGAACAAAAAAATTCAGATATTTATCACAAAACTCAAGCTGATTTAAAAGCATATTCCAAAATAGAGGATTTGCAATATAATGATGAGCATTGGGGAACATTAAGGGGAATATTATAGTGCTAGATTTTTTATATGTATTTGATTATGGAGACGACCATGTTAAGGAAGCAACCACATGCTTATATAAATCAATTGAAAGTATAAAGAAGTCAACAAAGCCAGTAAATATTATAGTTGCCAATACGTCTAAAAAAGATATCAGGGATGATATAGTGGGATTAGAAGATATTTTTTATCATTATTTCCCTATGCAGAAAAAAAATAATATCTCTAAGTTAATAAATCGCGGGGTTAGAAATTTTGTAACCTCAGAATATTTTTTTGTTTCTGATATAAATACAATTTACACTGAAGATTATATTGAGAAAATGACAAAATATGTAGAACAGGATCTGGAGGTATCTAGATCGAGAAGGGTTATACCCAGAGATAATCACAAGATAGGTATAATTAGAAGAAGTGATTTTTTGGACTTGGGGGGGTATGATGAAAAATATAAAAGCCTTGATTTTGCGAGCCAAGATTTTAATACCAGGATTGGATTTTTCAAGAAAATAAAATATGTGGAAGATTTGGGCCTAGGGGTTATAGATTTTAATAGCAAAGAAGATGTAATAGATGAATCATTGTTGTTATTGCCTACTGCCGAAAAAGTATTAGCATTAAACAATAAGGATGTTCGTTTTTGTGATTTGGCAGTCAATGGGGATTTATCAACAATGGGAGTTATTTCGGAATTGGAAGATGGATGGAGGAAGTTGGATATAACACAAGAACACCTTGATTCTAGATTTTGGGGATTGAACAATGGGGAAGAAACATTAAGATTGAATTATAACCTAAATAAAGACAGTGTGGTTTTTGATGTCGGAAGCTATATTGGGAAATGGACAGAAGATATATATAATAGGTATAAATGTAATATATTTTCTTTTGAGCCTTCCCAAGAATTTTATTTTTTAGGTTTGGAGCGATTCATACGCAATGATCCTATGGATATAAAGGGATATTTGGAAGAGCCACTAATTGATTTGGGGTTAATATCTGTATACGATTTCAAAACAAGGATATATGAGTTTTCTTTTAATAATAAGTATAAGGGGAAAATAAAAACATACAACATTGGCTTATATGACAAAACCATGACATCACCCCTATATTTAAAAGAAGATAGTTCCAGTGTTCATGGGGGTGATGAGCCAACAGAGGTTATTAAATTAGTAGAATTCATGGAGTTTGTTAAGAATAATGATATCACAAAGATAGATTTGTTAAAATTGAATGTAGAAGGTGCGGAATTTAATATTTTAAATAATATCATAGCCAATGGATTTATTGATTTTATAAATGATATTCAGGTTCAGTTCCATAAATGTTATCCCGATGCTATAAATGAAAGAATAAAATTAAGAAATAAATTATCTGAAACTCACTATTTGACCTATGACTATTCGTTTGTATGGGAAAATTGGAGACGTAGAAAATGACGTTGAAAGACTTTAATAATAAACATATTGGAAAAACCATTTTTATAACTGGGGATAGCCCCGAAATGTTAGAATTGTCAAATGAACAAATGGTTAACAAAATAACAATAGCCTGTAATTATTCTCATATGGTTTATAACCCTACCTATTGGATAGGGGCTCATATATTCCACACCTTGTATTCTATTAATTTCTGCTCCCCTGAAACAATTAAATTTTTCTCTAAGGGAACACAGGAAGAGCATTCTGAATGGATAATGGATAATGGAGACGAAGATATGATCATTCCTATCTTGTGCAGTTACGATATTAATGATCTATCTAAGGGCAGCAATAAAATATTTGGTTGTATGAATATCGGGATGACTGCGACAGGGCTAGCTTATTATATGGGCGCAAGCAAGATAGTTTATATTGGGTTTAGCCAAAGAGGAATAACTCATTTTTATGATATTAATATAAATTATAAACAAGAGCTTACATACAATATTAAATATATATTATCCAAATATAAATATAAAGACAAAGAAGAATATGATCACGGCATGGGCGAAGCTCCAATAATATTAGAAAAAATGAATAAAGATTATAATGTTACTAAATCAACAAAGATATCGGGATATAATGACAATCTTGATGCTTTTACAAATTGCTTTGATAAATTAAAACAAAATAATATACAAATAATATCTACAGAGCAGGATAGTATTTTAGTAGAAGCCGGAGCTGAATTCATCCCATTGGAAAATATGTTATGATACATGAAAAAACGAAATGTATCTTTGTTCACATTACAAAGACCGCAGGAAGCAGCATTACAAAGGCGTTAGGCGAAAATGATGAGGGTAATCCCCACAGAAATATTTTTGATTATATTAATAAGGTGGGCGAAAATAAAATAAAGAATTACTTTACTTTTGCATTTGTAAGAAACCCCTGGGATAGAATGGTTTCAGAATATCATTATCAGATACAGCGCAAAGATGGGAAACAAATAGATATGTCTTTTGAAGAATATTTAAGAAATGGGCATATAAATCAAGTGGGCAATCAATTGGATTGGATTTCATTGCCTACATGGGAATGGGACAATGGTTTAGGTGAGTATATTTTTAAACCCAATGTGACTATAACGCTTGTGGATTTTGTTGGGAAATATGAAACACTGGAAAAGGATATGGAGTATGTATTCAAAAAATTACATATTAAGGGAAGTATCCCCCATTTTAATAAAAGCATACATGAAGACTATAGAAAATATTATAATAAAAATACAAAAGACATAGTGGCCAGATTGCATGAAAGGGATATAGAATATTTTGGGTATAAATTTTTATGAAAATTGTTGGAATAGTAATAGCTAAAAAGGAATCAAAACGATTCAATAACAAAAATATTTATATAGTTAATGGCGTACCTATGTTTTGGCATGCGGTGTGTCCATTGCTGAAATCAAACGTTATTGACGATGTTTATGTGGCAACTGACTCTGATATAATTAAAGAGTATTGCCGTAAAAGGGAAGTTAATATAATACATAGAGGGGTTAATGCAATACACAACGATGAACCCTTATTTAGTATTTTAAAACATATTTATAAATGTATAGAAAATAGATATGATATTGTAGTTAGCATATTGGCAAATAGCATTGGGCACCAAGCTATTGACATTGATAAATGTGTCAGTATGTTAATCAAAAATACAGAATTAAAGGAAGTTAGATCTTGCGGCAGGGGTAATATAGAAAATGGTATATTGGCAATAAGAGAAAGTGTTATATACAACAAACATGAGCTTTCTACCTATATTGGCATGATTAAATCATATGGGGTAGAAATACATTATGAAAAGGATTTGAAATCACTCATATGACAGAAATATTAAAAAAGGCAGAAGAAAGAAATGTATATTTCATTGCGGAAATCGGTCAGAATCATCAGGGGTCTTTAGATATAGCAAAAAAAATGGTGGATGAATTGAAACAAACAAATATATCTGCGATAAAATTAGTTAAAAGGGATATTGATATATGTTTATCAGAAGAACAAAAAAATATGCCTTATATTAATCCTAATTCATTTGGGGATACTTATTATGAACACAGGAAGGCGTTGGAATTTTCAAAAGATGATTTTATAACTTTGAAAAAATATATTGAAGATACCGGGTTAGATTTTATATCAAGCTTCACTGATGTTAATAGTTTGGATTTCTTGGTTGATATAGGGACTAAAATATTAAAGATACCCTCGCAGAGGATCATAGATATCCCATTGCTAAAGCAGGTTGCATTAAAAAAATTACCCACTATAATTTCAACAGGGATGTCTACATGTGATGATATTCATACGGCACTTCATATATTAGAAGATTGTGAAAAATATTTATTGCAATGCACCAGTCTTTATCCGGCGGATTTTCCTGACCTTAACTTAAATGTTATTAATACATATAAAATAGAATATTTTGGTTTAATTGACGGAGTTGGGTTTAGTGGGCATTACCCCGGTGTATCGGCAGATATAGCAGCGTATATGTTGGGGGCAACTATTATTGAAAGACACTTTACGCTACACCCTTATTGGAAAGGATCAGATCATTCATCTTCTTTAACGATTGATGGTATAAAATATATATTAAAATACATAGGGCAAATAAGTTTAGCCCTGGGTTCTAAGGAAAAGAAAATATTAAAAAAAGAAAAAGAAACCATCAAAAAATTGAGGGGAGATTTAATGTGATAATTTATTGTGATATAGACGGCACTATCTGTACAACTGATAATATGGATTATAAAAATTCTAGGCCTATAAAGAAAAATATAAATAAAATGAATTCTTTGTATGACAAAGGGCACACTATTGTTTATTGGACAAGTAGGGGAATTTTAAATAGTGTTTGTTGGTATGATATTACCTTAAATCAATTAAAAAAATGGGGCGTGATGTTCCATCAGTTACGTCTTGATAAGCCGATTTATGATTTATTTATAGACGATAAAGCCCTATCAGAAAAGGTGTTTTTTAAATGAAGTTAGAAATTAAAAATATTGTAAATAAACACAGGGGATCGCCTGCATTAGTTATTGCGCATGGGCCAAGTTATAATCAACACAAAGGGCAGATGCAGAAATATAAAGACAGGGGTATTATCAGACTTGATTGCAATGAATGGGAATTTTTTCAATCCGTCGCCCCCGATTATTGGGTCGTAGCAAATAATGAATATACGATTCAGAATTTCCATGCCACTATTAATGCGCATAATGTGCCTTATCTATATGCTGATTCAGTTGATTTAACCCCAAGAGATTATATAGAAAAAACGTTAACCACAGATTATTTACCTTACGATCAAAGGCATAATAAGTGCATGCCATGTTTACCCTGTAGGGGTGCATGCTGTGATAATATTATTCCCGGAAGACTTACTTTACCAGAGGAGTTTGTGGCATATACCAAGCATCACACCCTACCCAAAATGATAGGGACGGTTGCTTTAAACATGCTCCTTTTTGCTGTTTTAATGGGGTGCAACCCTGTTTATTTTATAGGTATAGACCTAGATTATAGTCAAGGATATGCCGAACTTCAATCCTCCTCAATTAATGTACCCCATGTTGATAATAATATTTGGAGGGAGTATGTTATTCCAAATTTAGAAATTATTAACAATGCCGCAAAGAATATAGGTGTAAAAATAATTAACGCTAATAAAAATGCGTGGTTTGATACTTTTGAAAAGGGAGATATCTCTATATAAAATGAAAGTTTTATTAATAAGGCCAAATAGCACGCAGGATAAGCAAGATACCTATGTCACATTTCCATTGGGTATTGGGTATATTGCATCCGTTTTAAAAAAGGATGGCCATAATGTTGATGTAATAGACCTTACATTGGAAGATGTAAATTATAATAATCTTGTCCGGAGAATAAGAAATTTTAATCCAGATATTATTGGTATCAGTGCGTTAAGCTACGAGTATTCTCAGGTAAAAAAACTAAGCAGTTTCTTGAAAAAGGCGGGTGGCTGCAAAATTGTTCTAGGTGGACACCTGGCCTCCCATAACTATGATATAGTATTAAGAAGAACGAATATAGATATTTGCGTAATAGGAGAGGGTGAATTAACTGCTATAGATCTGGTAAATAATATTGATGACATCAGAAATGTAAATGGCATAGCTTACAAAGGAAGATCTGGCGTTATTATATTAAATCCACCCAGGGAATTAATAAAGGACATAGATACTATTCCCTTTCCTGCATATGAGCTATTTGACATGGAAAAATATTCCAGGATGTCTATGAACGATATATATTTGCCGAAGAAATTTTTGCCAAAAGAGAAACAATACAGACGGGCATCAATGGAAATTGGAAGGGGATGTCCCTTTAATTGCGATTTTTGTTCAAAGATGTTTAAGAGGATTAGACGAAGGAGTATAGGTAGTGTTTTTAGCGAAATGAAATATTTAAAAGATAATTATGGCATTAATGTTTTTGGATTCCAGGATGAATTACTATTTATAAACAAAGATTATATCTCCGATTTTTGTAAAAAAATAGAGCCATTGAAAATTAGTTGGTATGGAAATGCCAGAATAGATACAATTAAAAAAGAAATGATAGATATTGCTATAAAAAATAGATGCCTTTTAATAAGTTATGGGGTGGAATCGGGAAGTTCAAAGATATTAAAGAATATGAATAAAAAAACTAATCCCTCCCAAATAAAAGATGTTTTAAAAATGACAATGCGAAAAGGAATGCCAATAAATATGGGATTAATATTGGGCTATCCAGGAGAAACCGAAGAAACAGTTGATGATACAGTTAATTTATTAAAAGACGTAGGATACCCAGGACTTAGCTTTAGGTACATAACCCCATATCCAGGCAGCGGCTTATATAACAGGTGTCTTGAAGACGGGACTATAAAAGATGAAGAAAAATACCTTGAATCAATCGGGGATGGAACAGGTCCATATAGATTTAGGATTAATTTTACTGAGTTTAGTGATGGTGAATTAATGGATCTTGCGCCCAAGACAATAAAAAGAGTTTTCAGGAATTATATTTTTTATCTCCTAAAGCACCCACAGACCTTATTTCAATATTTAAAATACAAAGATTTTATGAACCCTATCTATTTTGTGTATAGTAGATGGAAAAGACCAACTAATTATGATAAGGCGGGTAAAAAGCATAAATGAAAATTGCATTGATAGTTTATGATAACGGAAGCCATATTAATTGGTTTCCATCAAATATGGCGTATATAGCATCGGCACTGAGAGACGAGGGGCATGATGTCACTATTTATAGCCAGGACGTATATCATTATCCAGAGGAACACCTTACTGAATATATAGATAAAAATGATTTTGATGTAATAGGATTAGGTATAATTGGCGGATATTATCAATACCAAAAAATGATAAAGATATCCAAGGCAATTAAAAAAGCAAAAAAGAAACCAATTTATATAATGGGTGGGCACGGTCCATCGCCAGAGCCAGAATATTTTTTAAGATTAACTTCTGCAGATTATGTAGTTGTGGGTGAAGGTGAAATAACCATTGTTGACCTATTGGAAAATTTGGATTCGCCTGAAAAAGTTGATGGTATTGCATTCATAAATGACAATGATGAATATATACAAACAAAGCCCAGAGATTTAATTAAGGACATAGATAATATATCCTATCCCGCATATGACTTATTCCCAATCGATCATTATGCCTTATTGCATACTGCGGGATTTAAAAAGACAGATAGAAGTATGGCTATGTTATCGGGGCGCGGATGTCCCTTCACTTGTAATTTCTGCTTCCGCTTGTCTAAGGGGTTTAGGCCAAGATCTACAGAATCCATAGTAGAAGAAATAAAATATTTAAAATGGAAATATGATATTAGTGCAATATATTTTGCAGATGAATTAATAATGTCGTCCAAAAAAAGAACAATAGAAATATGTGAAGCTTTCATTAAAGAGAAGCTTGATATAAGATGGTATTGCAATGGGCGGTTAAATTTTGCAACCCCCGAAGTATTAAAGGTAATGAAAAAGGCGGGATGCTCATATTTAAATTATGGTATTGAATCCATAGATAATCAAGCATTAAAAAATATGAATAAGCACCTTACTGTAGAGCAAATAATACCAGGCATAGAAAATACTTTAAAGGAGGGGATAACTCCTGGGTTAAATGTTATTTTTGGAAATATAGGCGAGACGAAGGAAATACTAAAGAAGGGTGTTGAATTTTTAAAGAAGTATAATACTGGTTATGAAATGAGATCCATTAGGCCGGTAACTCCATATCCAGGTAGCCCATTATATTATTATGCAATAGAAAAGGGTTTATTAAAAGATGTAAAAGAATTTTATGAAGTAAAACATTTGAATTCTGATTTGTTGGCGGTAAATTTTACAAATATACCCGATGACGAATTTTATGAAGCACTCAAGCGGGCTAATACAGAATTGATTAATGATTATTATGAAAAGAACAGGAAGAATATGCTTAAACAATGTGCAAGATTGTATAACGAAAGAGACCCTTCTTTCAGAGGGTTCAGACAACTGTAGAAGGATAAACAATGCAAACATATGTTTTAATACCCGCCAGGTCGGGTTCGAAGGGTGTTCCAGATAAGAACATCAAGGAATTAAATGGGAAGCCATTAATAGCCTATACAATAGAAACGGCAAAACAATTAAAAAGTATAGACAGTATTATGGTTACAACTGATAGTGAAGAATATATTAAGATTGCCAATAAGTATGGCGCAGGCGGAATTATTAGGCCAGATCATTGTTCAAGTAACACATCGGGCGACATAGATTATTTATTGCATGCTATTTATACAATGAATATGATGTACGATGATATTATAGTGTTGTTGAGGCCGACTACTCCCTTGCGGGATTCCAAAGTTATAGATGGGGCATGGTTGAGTTTTATGGGGGATTCGATGCTATTTGATTCTTTGAGATCAATGCACAAAATGCCAGAGCCTCCAGAAAAATTATACAAAATAGAAAATGGTATATTCGCAAAACCTTATATGGATATAGACATAGAGTTATCCAACCAACCAAGGCAAGCCTTTGATGATTGTTACAAACCCAATGGCTACGCTGATATTATAAAAGTTAGCTCCATACTTAATACCAAGACAACTTATGGGAATATGGTTAGGGCATTTAAAACTCCGCCTGTTATAGAAGTAGATACGCAAGAAGAATTTGATTTATTGGAACTTATTATGGAGAAAAAAAATGAATCAATATGAACCAAAATCAATGCAAAACCCATTAGGAATCACATGGAAGAAAGCAAAGAATGAATTTGTTTGGGATTCTAATAATAAAAAATATATAGATTTTACTTCTACTATATTTGTAACTAACGTAGGGCATTCAAATAAAAGGGTGAATAAGTATGTTAAAAGGCAGATAAATAAAAATCTGATACATTCTTATACATTCAATAACGAACCCAGGGAAAAGTTTACAAAGAAGCTGATTGAAATGACTCCAGACTTTTGCGAAAAAGTATTTTTATTATCATCTGGAACAGAAGCTACGGAAGCTGCTGTAAAATTAATGAGGGGATACACTAAAAGAAATATAATAGTATCTTTTAAGGGGGCTATGCATGGCAGAACTATGGCTGCTGAATTAATGAAGGGTTCGGGGATATATTCCCATAAGGATTTTGTCCAATTGGATTTCCCAACCCTGGGATCAAATTTCATTAAGGAAATAAATAAGTTAAATATAAATACTAAGGATATTGCCGGATTTATGATAGAGACATATCAGGGTTGGTCGGCTAAATTTCCAGACAAGGAATATATACAAAATCTATGTTCGTTTGCGAAAGAAAATAATAGTTTGGTCTGCTTTGATGAAATACAATCTGGCCTTGGAAGGACGGGAAGGTTATTTGGGTATGAATATTTTAATGTGGTGCCTGACCTTATTTGTATAGGTAAGGCTATAGGTAATGGGTTGCCGTTGTCAGGTGTATTGGGAAGGCGTGAAATATTAGATACTCCCAGCGTTGGCGATATGAGTAGCACCCATTCAGCCAATCCCATTAGCTGTTCTGCGGGGTTAGCCGTTTTGGAAGAGATGGAAAGCAAGCATATTGTATATAATGCATACCTTAGAGGCGTAACGCTAATAGGTAGGATTATAGGTATGTTGGATTGTGGTCATAATAAAATAGCAGGGTGGCATTCAAGGGGGCTCGTGGCGAGCATAATATTTGAAAATAAATACATCGCATCGCATGTTTGCAAGACGGCATTAAAAAAGGGATTACTATTAGTATATACGGGGAGAGAGTCTATAAAGGTAGGTCCGCCATTAATAATATCAGAAAAAAATTTAATAATGGGATTGGATATATTAAGGAGTGTAATAAATGAATATTAGACATTTTGGAATACGAACAAAAAAATTTAAAGAATCAATGAAATTTTATAAAAAACTCGGATTTAAAGTTGTATATAATAAAACAGAAGATTGGAACGGAATAGATGATTTTATTGGAAAAATAAAAGTGGTGAAAATGGAATTAAATGGAACTATTTTTGAATTAACAGAAACATATGAGTGTGAAAGCGATCCTTTTTGGACCCATGATCTTTATTATGCCTGCCATATGGCTATTGGTGTAGATGATATAGAAAAGATATTAACAAAATTAAAAAAGGATATTGAGTTCGTGTTATCCCCTGACAAATCTGTCAGGGTTGCATTTATAGAAGATCCGAATGGGCTTGAAATTGAATTGGTAGAAAAGATATAAATATGGATTATACAGAGACTATATATAATAAGAAAGATAAGCCCTATACTGATTACCCCCCTAAATTGGCTAAGTATTTGTATGATAGATTTAATATGAAGGGAAAAGATATATTATTAGATATTGGGTGTGGTCGAGGGGAATATTCAGATTTATTCCAACAAATGGGGATAGGGGTTTATGGAATAGATAGGGAGAAGAATTCATATTATACTAAGTTCGTCATAGATATTGAAAATGAGATAATCCCCATAGGGAGTTGTAAATTTGATTTTATATTTTGTAAATCCTTAATAGAGCATTTGCATAATTCTGATAATTTAATAAAGGAATGTTATAGAATATTGAAAAAGGGCGGGGTGTTAATTATTATGACCCCCGATTGGAATAAGCAGTCTGGGGTTTTTTATGACGATCCCACACATGTCCACCCTTATTCAAGGGAAGGCATTAGAGATTTATTAAAAATGTATAATTTTGAAAATGTTGAGTCGGAAATATTTTATCATTATCCCCCTGCCTGGAAGTTCCCCATTTTAAATAAGATAAGATTGTCATTGCCAATTAAATTTGCCAAGTGGTTGACCTATGCAACCGGCATTAAATACTTTAGGTGGATGAATGACTCCACAGTATTGGGGGTAGGAAAAAAATGAGTTTAAATGGATTGTCAACAATAAATATTGAGCTTACAAGTATCTGTAATTTTTCGTGCGAAATGTGTGGTAGAAGAAAGATAGAAAGGGAATATCCAGAGATAGCCAGGTCATATGGGCACATGGATTTCGAATTGTTAAAGAAAATAGAGCCCCAGATACCCCCGGGAACCCTAGTTCAGTTTCATAATAACGGCGATCCCTTGGAGTATCCTCGCTTAGGCGAAGCATTGAAATTGTTTGAAGGGCGAATAAGATGTTTTAATACCAAGGGTGGTAATCAGTTGAACTTAAAAAAAGAAGATATTGTCGGGAACTTAGAGGTATTAACCATCTCAGTCATACAAAAAGAAAACGGAAAAGAAGATATTATTAATTATCTGTCTTTATTGGAGTTTATAACGTCCCTTCCAAAAGATGAAAAGCCGAGGGTTGTGCTTAGGATGCTAGGGAATATTTCTGATAAAAGAATGGATATGTATAAAAAAATGAATATTCCAATTGTCAAAAGGATTTTGCATTCTCCAATGGGAAGCTTCGATTATGAGAAAAAGATCACTCGTCCCGAATATGATATATGCCTAGATATGTTGACTCATCCTGCCATTGATCGCCATGGTAACGTATCGATATGCGTGAGGTTTGACCCCGATGGCATTGGCAGGCTTGGCAGTTTAAATGATAAAACATTAGAAGAAATATGGAATGGTGATAAAAGAAAAGAATGGCTAAAGAAGCATATAGATGGAAATCGAAATGATGTTCCTTTGTGTTCAAAATGTCATTATTATGGAGTTCCCCGTGGATAAAAAGAAAGTAGTTCATGTAAAGTTTACCAATATGGCATGGTCGCCAGATGAAACAGTAAGGGCAATAAATAAATATTCCGATAAGTATGAAGCAGTATTATTAAATCCCAATGATGCGATATCTTATGCTGATATTCCTATTATAAAAGATCTAAATAGAATAAATGAATTTGATGTGGTTCATTTTCACAACAAGTTTTGTGAAACAACGAAGCCTAAAATAATACAGTATCATAGCCCGACGGCGTATGTAGACCTTGAATTTCCAGGTGCCAAACTGGTTATAGCACAGTTCCATGCGACATTAGGCGATTACATATCTCGTGGGTGCATACCAATAAGAAATATAATAGATATAGATGGGGCTGAATATACATATAAGAAAAAGGATTATATTAAAATAGGGTTTTCCCCTTCTCAAAAATATGATAGGGGGTGCAGGGTAGCTGAAGCCAAGGGACATCTTGAAACAAAAGATATATTAGAAAGATTAAAAGAAAGAAATGCTAATATTGATTTTGATGTTATTCATGGAGTTGGAATAGAAGAATGCATAGCAAGGAAATCAGACTGCAATATAGTAATAGATGAGTGTGTCACAAATAGTTATCATAGAAGCGGATTGGAGGGATTAGGTCTCGGTGCCTTAGTTGTCTGTTCTCTTGACGAACCGGTTGCGTCCGTTCTTAGGGCGGTAACTAATTCAGATATAATACCATTCGAAAATATATGGATGGATAATTTAGAAGCAGGTCTACAGGGAATTATAAACCAGGGGTTTGATTATATTAATAACATAGGAGAAAGAAATAGGAAGTGGATGGAAACATATTGGCATCCAAGATTAACGGTAAATCAATTAGAGGGAATATATGAAGGATTATAAAAAACCTAAAATGGTAGAAAAAAAATGGGGGAAAGAATATTGGATAGTTAATGGGGGCTTATACTGTTATAAAATATTAAAACTAAAAAAGAATAGAAGGTGTTCGGTTCATATGCACAAAATAAAACATGAAACCTTTGTTATTGACAGCGGAAAGGTATTAATGCAATATGACAATAAGTATTATATTATGAAGAAGGGTGACGTGATAGTAATTGAACCATGTAAATACCACAGATTCTGGGGATTAAAAAATAGCAAGATAATAGAAATAAGCACCCACCACATAGATTCTGACAGCTATCGAAAAGAACCAAGTGGAAAATTTGACCAAGAAGATCTTAAAAAGTTCATAAGTAGACAATAGATAGAAGGGCAAGGCGGGTGATTTGCTATGAAAAAACCTACGTTTAATGTAAGGGTAGATAAAAATATCATACATGAGTTTAAAGAGCAAGCCAAGAAAGAAAAAAGAAGTTGCGGTGAAATAATTCGACAGATAATGGTTGAATATTTAGAGAAGAAGGAGAAATAATTAAAATGCCAAGTTCATATTATGGATTTTTAGATGAAGTTGTAAGGGTGTTTATGGGGGTGTCCCCTAAAACAGTCTTGGATATAGGTGTGGGATTTGGGAAGTGGGGGCATTTATTTCGTGAGTATGGAGACATATTTGTAGGTAGATTTGAAAAAGATGATTGGATAACGCAAATAGATGGGGTTGAAATTTTTGAACATTATATTAATGCCCACGAACATCAAAAATATATATATGATAATATATATATTGGTAATATTTTTGATATTATAGATACGCTACCTGAATATGAATTTATATATGCAGGGGATGTTATAGAGCATCTTCATAGAGAAGATGCATTAATAGTTCTGGATAAATTGAAAAATAAAGCCTCAAAATATTTGGTCGTATGCATTCCGCTGGGCGATAGTTCCCAATGGAGTCAGGGGGAAGTTTATGGAAATGTGCATGAAAGTCATTTGTCTTTTTGGACTCCAGAAGATTTCATGGGCGGGGTAGCTGGACAATGGGAGGTAGATATTATAAAAAGAGAATTAAGAGGCTTTGATATAGGCCTATTTAAAATAAAAAAAGAAGGACAGGTTGATGAAATTAGTAGCTGAAATAGGAATAAATGGATTAGGGAATATAGACTTAACTAAAAAGTTAATTGACGTAGCTGTATTGGGGGGGTGCTTTGCAGTGAAGTTTCAAAAGCGAACTATAGAAAATGTTTATACTGAAGCAGAATTAGATAAACTAAGGGAATCACCTTATGGCAAAACAAATAGGGACTTAAAGAATCAATTGGAATATTCTAAGGAAGATTATGATGAGATAGATCGTTACTGTAAAGAAAAAGGGATTAAGTGGTATGCGAGCCCATGGGATTGCGCATCTGTCGATTTTTTAATGCAATATGATATACCATTTATAAAGGTTGCATCAGCATCTAATACTGATATTGAATTGTTGGAAAAGATAAAGGAAACGGGTAAGCCAATTATTCTTTCTACGGGGATGACATCACCCGAAGAATTAAATAACGCATTGGGAATACTTGGGGATAGTGTGGAATATATTTTATCTACAACTTCAACATATCCCACGTCAGACGAAGACATGAACATGAATAGAATAAAAACATTACAGGATTTTTATGGTCATAAATATAAGATAGGATTTTCCAATCATTCTCCTGGGATACATTTTATTACAATGGCGTACGCTCTTGGCTGTGAGATGGCGGAGTATCATATTACATTGGATCGTGCAATGTATGGGTCTGATCAATCCGCTTCAATAGAAATACCAGGGGTTTTAAAAATAAAAGACATATTAAATAGTTACAAAAAGTCATGGGGCGATGGGGTGATAAGGTGTTTGGATAGCGAAATTCCAATAAAAAAAAAGTTGAGGAAGTAATTAAATGAAAATCGCCGTAGCCTTTGGTCCCTTCGGGGAATTTCACGCATTCAACCGATTCGATTGCACATATCTCTATAAATTAAAAAAAGAATATGATAAAGTTGTTGCAGTTGTCCCTTATGTGGCTGCGTCATTAATAACATATGCAGATGAAATGCTTTGTGTTTCGACAGAATTTTTAGCAAGGGCGAAGGCAAATTATCCATATATTCTAGAGCAAAACGAAAGGGATGTCCCTGGGTATGTAACATCTGGTTTTATGAAAATGGCTATTGAATATATTAATAAACATTATCTGGAATGCGATTTCCATTATTTCCATGATGGGCCTTATCCATGTCAAGAAATATTAGATGCATTGCCCCCTGATTGTAAAATTTTTAGTCAAAATACCGAATCAGAATATAATAAGGACATGTGGGGGCAGTTTTATATTGAATTTGGAAATATAGGAAGGTGTATAAAGGAAGGTAATTTTATATATCCTTTCCAAGAAGACAAAGAAAAAATAGATAGCCAATATAAACATTTATTTACAGACAAAACTTTTCTCGCTATAACAAGAAATTTTAGTTTTAAGGCCCCTATGCATAACACACGAATGGAAATTAAGTCCCATTTTGAAGAAATGCTAAATAATGGTTATGGCGTGGTTAATATTGGATTCCCCTGTTTTCCTACAGGTATAGAACACGGAAATTATCATGAAATTAATAGCGAGGACATGACATATAGTGAATTATTATGCTTACTTTATTTATCAAAGGGCTTAATAGCTGACGGAATGGGTGGTGCTATTTCAAGTCATACCAGATCCAATTTCCCAGTAATACTAACTGATAAAATGCATCCTGTATATCAGGGAACATGGAATGATAGGGTCGAACGTGGAATATTCTCAAAGAAGGCCTGTATGTGGGAAGAAGAACCTATTACAAAAGAAGAATTTATGAATATTATAAATGAATGCGCTTCAATAGAAACAGAAAAAAAATATGTTTCTAATAATAAATGTATTATGTTGGATAGGTTATGAAAAAAGAAGATCTGATATATGTATCGGGTGCAACGGGGTTAGTTGGAAGGAATCTTGTGAAGAAACTAAAGGAATCCGGATATGATAATATTATAACAAGAGAACATAATCAATTAGATCTTACAAGCCAGGAAGATACAGAATCTTTTATCCGTTGCCATAGACCCATGTATATATATCATTGTGCCTCAATTGTAGGGGGTATACAGGCGAATATAAATGAACCATATAAGTTTTTATATGAAAATCTTATGATACAAAACAATATTATCAATTGTGCTATAAAATATAATGTTGAAAAAACTATGTACCTTGCCTCTGCGTGTATGTTCCCCAGAGATTACAAACAACCGCTAAAGGAATCATATTTATTAGAAGCACCTGTGGAGCCCACCAATGAAGGATATGCCCTTTCAAAGATATGCGGTACGAAACTATGTGAATATGCGAATAAAACATTAGGGGATAAGTTTATAATTTTATCCCCCACTAATCTATATGGCATATATGACCACTTTGACCCTACGGACTCCCATGTATTGCAGTCCCTTATAAAAAAGATATATGATGCAAAAAAAAGTAATAAAAAAGTAATAACTATCTGGGGGACAGGAGAGCCCAGGAGAGAATTTTTATACGTTGAAGACCTTGCCGATTGTATGGTATGGGCAATGAATAATATCAAATCAAAAACATTTTTAAATGTTGGGACAGGTAAGGATGCAAGCATTACTGAGCTTGCGGAAACGGTGGCAAGGGTTATAGAATGGAAAGGTAAGTTTAAATATGATACCTCAAAGCCAGATGGGATGAAATTAAAATGTCTTGATGTTTCTAAAATAAATAAATTGGGTTGGAAGGCAACGACTAATTTAGAAGAAGGTATAGAAAAAACAGTTGAGTATTATAAGGAATTAATTAGTGATTAAATTAGCATCGGATAATTTTGATAAAAGAGACCGAAGGACTTTGGCGGAATGGATATTGACCAATCCAAGGCTATCTCAGGGCGAATTAGTAAAAGAATTTGAACAAAAGTTTTCTGATTATATAGGATGTAAGCACTGTGTATTTGTTAATTCAGGAAGTTCAGCTAATTTGGCAATGATATATGCTTTAAAATTATCAGGTAGGTTGAAAAATAATAAAATAGTAATACCAGCAATAAGTTGGGCAACCTCTGCCTCTCCTGGGATACAATTAGGATTTCAAACAATTATTTGCGATGTTGAATTGAATAATTTCAGTGTTGATCTAGATTGTTTAAGTAAAATATTCAAAAAATATAAACCCGCAGTGCTATTGGCAGTAAATATATTAGGATTTTCTCCTCAATATGATGAAATAATACATCTATGCAAGGAATATGATGTAATACTTCTTGAAGACAATTGTGAGTCAATCGGTAGTCAGTATAAATTAAAAAAATTAGGTAATTTTGGATTAATGAGTAGTCATTCTATGTATATGAGTCATCAAATGAGTTGCGTAGAAGGCGGAGCTGTGTGTACAGATGATAAAGAGTTGTACAACATATTAAGAATGATACGAAATCATGGATGGAGTAGGGATCTGCCATCTAAAGATCAAAAGAAATTGAGAAAAAAGTATAAGGTTAGTGAATTTGAGTCTCTTTATAAGTTCTATTATCCTGGATTTAATATTAGAAATACTGAGATAGGCGCATTTTTAGGGCTTAGGCAATTGGATAAATTGGATGATATAGTTCAAAAGCGTCAAGATAACTTTAATTTATATCAAGAATATCTGAATATGTGTAGTCCATTAAGGGGACATAAAGGCGACACAATATCAAGTTTCGCATATCCCATTGTTCATACCAAAAGAGATAAAATAATAAAAGCATTAAATAAAAATAATATAGAAAATAGACCGCTCGTATGTGGGAATATGGGAAACCAACCATTTATTAAAAAAGCAAATTGTATTGTTTACGATAACATGGCACAACATATAGATAATTGCGGATTCTATGTTCCTAACCATCCCAATCTAACTAAAGATGATATACAATTTGTTTGCGATGTAATAAGGAGAGTTATTTAATGAAAAAAGTTGCTTTGATAACGGGGATAACCGGCATGGATGGGTCACACTTAATGGATTTGTTATTGGAAAAAGGATATGAAGTTCACGGCATCGTAAGGAGGAGTTCATCTTTTAATACAGGTAGAATAGATCATGCGTTATCAAAGGTAAATTTATATTATGGCGATGTAACAGATTCCGCTAATTTGATTAATACTATAAGGAGGGTTAGTCCCGATGAAATATATAATCTTTCGGCGCAGAGCCATGTAGCCGTCTCATTTGAGATCCCCGAATATACCGCAAACGTTGATGCGATTGGGACATTGAGATTATTGGAAGCTGTTAGAATATTAGGGTTAGAGAAAAAGGTTAGAATATATAATGCGACAACCAGTGAATTATATGGAAAAGTTCAGGAAATTCCACAGAAGGAAGACACCCCTTTTTATCCGCGTAGCCCCTATGGAGTAGCAAAGCTGTATTCTTTTTGGATATGTAAAAATTATAGAGAAGCTTATGGAATGCACATATCCAATGGGATACTTTTTAATCATGAATGCTTTTATGCAGATACGCCTATAATAATAAAAGATGAAAATGGATATATTGATATAGATTTTATAAGGAATTTAGCACCGGAGAGAAAAAATACGACAAAAGATAATTCTGTTTTATCACAAAATATTGAAAGTAAAAATAAATATGTTTGGGATGGAGATGAATTTGTAAGAATTAAAACTATAACAAGAAGGAAGATAAAGACATTAAATGAAAATGACAGGGTAGGCTTAGTTATAAATACTAGAAATTCAATATCTATTACAACACCTAATCATAGCTATATAAAAAATAATGATGAAAAAATTGAAGCAAGGGATTTATGCATTGATGATAAAATAAAATTTGGTAAATACCCTATTTTAAATACCTATGTCGCTATTACAAAGGAAGAGGCTAAATTATTAGGAATGTTAATGGCAGATGGATATGTATCAGGTGGAAAAATGAGATTTAGTAATATAGATAAAAATATTAGACAAATCTTTATGGATTTATGCAAAAAGGTATTCGGATCATACAACTTTAGATATACAATCGGTGTTTCTGGATTTGGAGGTAAATCAGAATATATAGATGTTAATGGTGTTCCTTCCTTTATTGTGAAAAATATTAGACAAGGGCTTTATGAAAAAAAAACAAAATTAAAAAAGATCCCAAGCAGAATATTTAATTCTACCAACGATATAAAAGAAGCATTTTTAGAAGGATATTATCTAGGTGATGGTTTAAAAAAAGATAAATGTGTATATAAATACAAGTCCTTTGGAACAACCTCCCCTCTTTTAGCTCAAGGAGTCCTTTTACTCATAGATTCTATTCGGAAGCAAACCTTTAATGCAAATGTGCGTATGCAAGATGGTAAACCATTTTATAAAATAAATTTACATTCTGATATTAATACAAAGAAGGGACAGCATCTCAAAAGGGATCCTAAAATTATAAAAAAAATAATGAAAATACAGCCTAGTAATTATGTTTATGACATAGAAACGGAATCGGGTTGTTTGAATGCAGGTATTGGCACATCTATTATTGGTAATTCACCTAGAAGGGGCGGAACATTTGTAACAAAAAAAATAACGGATTATATAAATCGTTCCGATGGTAGCGAGCCATTGCAATTAGGGAACCTTGAAGCTCAAAGAGATTGGGGATATGCTCCAGAATATTGCAATGCAATGTATTTGATGTTACAGCAAGATAATCCAGATGATTATGTTGTCGCAACAGGTGAGACTCATTCTGTTAGGAAATTTGTAGAATTAGCATTTAGAGAGATTAATATAAACATAACATGGGAAGGTAAGGGGATATTAGAAAAGGGAATTGATAAAAAAACCAATAGAGTTTTAGTAGAGATTAACGAAAAACATTTTAGGCCAGCGGAAGTTGACTTATTAATAGGCGATGCGTCTAAAGCAAAAAATATATTGGGATGGGAGCCAACTGTTAAGTTTGAAGAGTTAGTTAAATTAATGGTTAAGGGAGAATAGAATGGTAAAACCAATATTAAAACCACAATTTTATTACGATGGAGTGCCTAATTGGTTGTGGTATATTATGGTGTTTATGTGTATCTTGTTAATAATAACTCTATTTGTGAGTGGTTTTATTAAATGAAAAGAATGGTTATAGAAAAATTACAAAGGGGTGAAGATGTAATACACAGGGGTAAAGGAAATTCTATGACTCCAAGAATAAAATCTGGGCAAAAAGTACTATTAACTCCTTGCACATGGGAAAAAGCCAAGGTTGGGGATGCTGTATTCTGTAAGGTGAGAGGAATGATAACAACTCACTTGGTAACGGCAAAGAATAATGAAAAAGGATGTCAAATATCTAATAATCACAATTACGTAAACGGATGGACAAAACAAGTTTATGGGAAGGTGATAAAGGTTTTATGAAAGAAAAAATAACATATGAAGATTTAGAAAATATGGTTGCCTCAATGACAGATAAAGAAGTTTTATGGGGAATAATAGATTATTATACTCAAGGTAGTATTTATACTATAGAACAAGCGAGACAGTGGATGATTGATGACGGGGAAGATTATTTTGACATAGTTGATGGGGAGGGTAAAAGTGAATAAACAAACTATAACTGGTTGTATGATCGTACAGGATGAAGAAAAATGGATAGAATATTCTATAGATGGTCCATTGCAAATTTACGATTCTTTAATTGTGGTTGATGGAGGAAGCACAGATTCAACACTCGATATAATAAGAGATAAAATACATCAGTATGGCAGAGAAGACGATGTGCTACTTATACATAATAAGTTTGAACATTTGAATAATCAACGAAATATTTACTTGGAAGAGAGCCAGACAGATTGGATACACTATATTGACGCTGATGAAGTATATAAATTAGAACATTTAATAAATATTAGAGATACTTATATACAAAACCCCAAATTATCCTGTCTTCAGGTCAGAAGTCATCATTTTTGGCATGACTTCTGGCATGTATCTATTAATGATGCCTTTGAAAATTCATATTTAATGCCCAAGGTCTTTAGAAATATTGAAGGACATATGCATTATCAGGATTATGAACCTAAATTAGGCGATCACACGCTATTTGTTAATGATGTATATTTTATGGAATATTGGAAGGGGTTTTTCAAATTATTTAATAAAGATGAGTTGGTATGTTATCATTATGGTCATGCCAGGACATCTGAAAGGATGAAAAGAAAAATAGAGTTTTTTTTAGGGCAGGACGAACCCGAAGTCCCAAAAGAGAAGTATGAAGAAAGAATAAAAGAGGCTGGTTGGTTTGACCCCCAGTGGCTAAAAGGGGTTAATTGTGATCCTGTTACAGTTAAAAAGTTTGATAAAGACCATCCAGAAGTAATGAAGTCTCACCCCATGTATCATATAGTCAAAATAAACGATTAAATGTATCTTAAAAAGTTCATAAAACCACTATTAGTAGAAAGAGAACTATACTTTTTAATAAAAAAAGAGGTAAAATATGGCAACAATAAAAGAAAAGGAAAAGGCTAAGGTATTTGTACAGGAATTGCTTCAAGCAGACTCTGCCTTGAGATCTGTTGTACAGAGTGTCAATATAATGGTTAGTAAATATCAGGGAATAATCAAATCAGGAGATCCAACAGAAAAGAATCTGATTAAAAATGGACTTACTTCAGAAAACCTTGATATTGATATTATCGTAACTGATTTAGAGAAATTCCAAACTATAATAGATTTTATAGAGGCTAATCGACCAAAGTATAAGGAATAATAAATGGCAGCAGCAGATGAAGTAGTTTTATATACTAAGGCAGAAAATAACGCTAACTTAGTAACCCCAGATATCGGGGCTTTTTCTGGAACTATTACGGGTACTATCAATCATGAATCAGCAAAATTTAATAATGGAGCAAGACCTGGTAATGTTATATCTGGACTTGGATACGGAAGGTCCAATGTAGCACCAAATCCGAATCGGTATGTACTTGATTTTTGGACAAAATGGAAAAAAGCAAGCACGTCGTGGAACACATTTGAATGGTTTTTGGGGGATCGAAGGTCTGGTGTATATCATGGATTATTATTAGGAATGCTTAATACGGGGGAGATTAGAGTTGTGTTGAAGGATACGGCAGGGGATGATGGGTACAGTTCTGCTGTCTTAACTTTTGCCGCTAATGACATTGATCATTTTGTTGTCATAGTAGATGCTAATGCTACATTTGATGGGGCTAAGACATGGGCAGTATATAGGAATAAGGTTGAATTGTTTTCGGGAAATAAAGTTTTTAATTTTACTGTTCTTAATCCAAACTACGCATTTCTGGCTGCTATTGCTGCGGGTGGTGGTGTGTATCAACAATCTTGTGTCAATGTAGTTATTGACGATATACTAGTATACAATGAGAATGCTATTCCTTTCTTATCGGATATAGTTGATAACGATAATGAAGGCCCGCCAGTAATAGCCGGGGGATTTGGATTATTAGATGGAAGTATTCATTCGCCTTTGCTTAGTGGAGGATTAATGTAATGGGTGTATTAATAGCATTACCATTAGATTTATTACCGGCATATATTCCTTTTGAGAAAGTTTCAAATACTGCTGCGGGGGTGAAAACAAATCCTACAGCTACACCCACGGTTTCTATATATGAAGAAGGTGGGGCAGATAATACTTTTGATAATAGTGAAATAGCTGGAAGTCCTTTTACCTGTGCAATAATCAATGCCAAAGTCGGTAATTATGGAGTGTTAGTTGACAAATCTTTATTTACCGCAGGAAACTTTTATAGGGTATTATGGGAATGGACAGTAGATGGAAATGCGACATCTGAAGAAGATACTTATTTTGCATACAATGCGGCTTCTTATAAAGCGGATGTAAGTGCTTTAGCTACATCAGCGGCATTGGCGACTCACGACGGCAAATTAGATACCGTAGATGGGATCGTAGATGATATTTTGGAAGATACTGCGGCACTTGATGCGGATTGGGCAGATGGAGGTAGATTAGACTTGATTTTAGATGAAGCCACACTCCGTTCTCAAGAGGCGTGTTTTCCATTAGGTGTTCATTTTGATAATGTTTTGGGGGCAGCGGGGACAGCTTATCCATTAGGTACAATATTACATCCAGTAAATGATGAAGCAAATGCTAAGACAATAGCAGATAATAATAATATACGGATCATCCATGTTGAGGGGGATTGGGTTACTCCGGCAGCAATGCAATATTATGCCTTTACGGGCAATGGACATATTAATACTACTTTTCTTTTTAATATTAATAATCAGGATGTTGACCACAGTTCTTTTAGAGACTTGATCTTAACTGGTGCTCAAGCTGGAGGGTCATCCCTTACGGACTGTATAATGGCTACTAATTGTCTTTTATATTCACTAAGTTCATTTAATGGCATTGCAAGGACGTGCCAAGTTGGAAATACATTAAGCCTTAAAAATAATGGATATATTACTTTTGATGATGTAGAATTTAGCATTTTAGCTGATACAATTATAACAGTTAATTCTCCTTCAAGGTGTGAATTTTCAGGGGTTGGAGGGCATTTTACATTAGCAACGATGACCGGGGGGGCGGTGAATATCCATTCTGCAAAAGGATGTGCGATTACCATTGCTAATTCTTGTACAGCCGGAACGATAAATATATATGGAAATGCAGTAGTGACTAATAATACCGGAGGGACAACAGTTAATTTTTATGATATTATAACAGAAATCAACGCAAATGAAACAAAAATTGATACTATAGATACTGTTGTTGATGCAGTCTTGGTAGATACAAATGAAATACAAGGGAAACTCCCGACAAATAATATTATGGGAAGCTCCGTTAAAACCGATAAGGATGATGAGATTGATGCTATTTTGGCGGATACTGCGGCACTCGATAGCCGTGTTCCCACGAATCCTGCAACGGAAGAAAAGCAAAATTTGATATTTGCAAAATCTGGTGAGATAAGAAATGTTTCAGAGGGATAAAATATTTGGAATTTAATATCAAAAAATTAAAATATAATAATTTTAAACCACAAGATATAATTAGTAAAATGGAGTATTTATAATATGGCTACCTACAACAGAGGAAATGCTGTTTATAATCAGCCTGTGACATTAAAAACCACTTTCAGGATTGAAGGAATAGTATATGATCCCTATGAGGTTAGGACGGTTGAAATATATAATGCAAATCCAGATGAGAGTTCCCCTGTAACATCATATACACCAACAAAGGAATCAACGGGTGTATATTATATAACAATCCCTGCGAATATTTTATCTACAATTACTACATGGTATGATAAAGTTTATTTCACGTGGAAAAGTGGGGAAACAGAAACGAATGTTCTCCAGGACTTTTATGTATCATCTGCTTCTGTATCAACAATGTTGGTAGAATTAAGGAGGAGGCTTGGAGATGTCCACCCAAGTTCAACAAAGAAGAAGTGGACAGATTCCGAACTCGGAACGTTCATTGAGAATGCATTTTGGGACTTCAATTCGACACCACCGGGATTTACAGCTTATACGCCTGAGAATTTTGAAGCAAGCGTCCCTCAGTTCAGGGGAATATTTCTTGAGGGCGCACTAATATTTGCATTAATTAATATTGGTATTATCGAAGTAGGCAAGACCTTTTCATATTCCAATGCGGGAATAAGTTTAAATATAGACCGTAGCGGAAAATATAATAGCATAGCGCAAATGCTTATGCAATCATACCAGTCAAAGAAAGAAGACATAAAAAAACAGCATTGGATGGAGAATACTGCACCCTCAATAATTCTTAGTGAGCAACTTTCGATGAGAATTCGTACGATGAGTCCCCATCAAACCTTAATTCGCTAAGATAGTTAAAGTACTTAAAGTTGATTATATATGGGAATAATAGATTATGAAGATAGATATAAGCATCCTTTAATAGATGATGCGAGAGGGAATCAGGACATTCTTGTTCCTGGCGAAATAAATGATATTGATTATATTTATGAGCAAATTCTTTATCGAAACAGACTTTTGTTAGAAGATTTGGGTGAAACTTTCCAAGCGTGGAAATTCCCAAAAGCAGGAACCATTTGCGATAATCCAAGTTGTGCGATTTATAAAGATCACAGGCAAGCTCCTTCAGCGAATTGTCCGCGGTGCAAATCAACTGGCTTCACAGGTGGGTATATATATCAGGGGGAAGCTTTAATTTCAGTAAACCCAAATGTTTTACAGTTTACGATAACTCCATCGGGTATGGCGAAAATTTCAAATCCCAAAACATGGACAATGCCTGAACCAGAGCTTCTGTCACATGATATATTAGTGGCGGTTGATAGGGATGTTTTAGTCCAAGACAAAAGGGTTGTAGATGAAGAATTAGTAAGAAGGACAGACGAAGACGTTAGTGGTATACAGTTTGACTCATTATCAAATGAGGATATACTGAGGATTGAAAAAATATCTGATACTGCAAATTCAGAAGCGAATTATAAAGAGAATATAGATTATACATTGTCCAATAATGGTATATTATGGACATCATTCGGCAGTAGTCCAGATTCGCTGGACTCATACTTTGTTACATATCTGGTCTCAAAGAGTAACTACAGGATGTTTGAGGTCAATAGTGTAACAAGGTCAACCTGGAGAGGTGTTATACTCCATCAGGATTTAGAAATAACTGAATTGGATATTAATCATCCGGTTTATGACCATATTACATTAAGGAGCTTTGACGATACTAGACAACAGTATCCATTCCCTGTTTCGGATTGGTTTAGTAGAGAATAATAATGGCAGCGCAATTAAAGATATATGTTACGGTAAAGCAAAATACTATTACTACGAGTGAGAAGCTAGAAATGATAGCGGATATTACTGCCAAGGGAATTGATATAAACAATTCTTCCGTTACCGTAACCTGTGCAGAAGGTGGAACATTTAATCCATCTTCTGGTGTTAGTGATGTAAATGGCGTATTTAGAACTATATTTACACCAACATCTTCCGTAACAGGGACTTATAATATAGTCTTTGTCGCATCCAAAGCATCATTGACCACGGGAACAAAGACAGTTGAGGTAGTAGTCCAAGACCCCCCTACTGATTATATAGATAGGGGTACGGAACTACTCACAGGCGTTAAGCGTTTAAGACAAGATATATTAAATGCTTTGAAATTTGAATTGGATAATGATCAGGATCTCTATCCATCAACAGGCGCAACGGATAGACCCATTTATTTAAATGGATTTTCCTATACCACGAGGGACTTCCCTCAGATAATAGTATCAGGAAGCTCAATAAATCCCAGAATGGTATCAATAGGAGATCATTATATAGGGGATTATTATAGTGATGATGGGAATTATCAGGATCGTGGCGGATGGCATGACCTGACCCTTAATTTAACGGCGATAGCAGAAGATAAAGGTACGCAGGAATCGCTAGTTGATAAATGCACATCTGCTATATGGGCAAAACAACGTTGGAATTTATTAAAAAAGAATATAGTAGTATTAGGCGTTTCAGGTGGCGGAGAAATAACGGAACCCTATGGTTCCAGATTATTATATGCGGCGAGTATTAATCTTTCATTGGCGACACAGTGGTTTTTGAGAGACTTATATGATACAGAAATATCAAAACTTAATTATGAACAAACTATACAAGAATAATAAAGGAGGTTAGAAAATGCCTTATAGAAAACCAGGAGTTTACAGTAATTTTATCAATAACCCTGGGACAATTATTTTAGGGGCTGGTACAAGAATACCGGCAATCATTGGGGTTGCACCAACTAGTTTTACTATTACAGATGAAGCAGTAGATAGAAGTTCAGTATATGCCAATACGGCAGATGCGTTAGCTAATACTGCGACTTCTATTATCAGGGTTGGTGATGCTCCTGGTATGTCTAATTATTCTGTGACAACCGATTATCTTTTAACAAGTGGTCAGGTGGATTGGTCACCAGGTGGGGATGAGCCTTCATTGGGTGAAACTTACTATGTAAGTTATCAATATGCCAAGGTTGCAGCCGATTATAATGCACAGGTATTTACACGGATGAGTGATGTTGAAGCCGAATATGGAGCACCTACTTATGCTAATACATTATCACTTGGGGCAAAGATATGTTTTGAAAATGGCGCAAAGCAATTAATACTTGTCCAAGTAGAAGCCGACAATTCGGCTGGGTTTACCGCAGCTATTGATAAATTAAAATATCAGATATCTAGCTTAGATGCTACAATAATTGTTCCACTGTCAACATCAGCAACTGTACATACTTATCTTAAAACGCACGTTCAGTATATGTCTTCTTCTACACAGAGAAAAGAACGCTATGGGCTTATAGCTATGGCCGTAGGGTCCACTGACTCTGCTGTCAAGTCCAAGGCAGAGGCATTGGACTATAACAGGATGATACTGCCCTATGATGAACCAAAGAGAGAAGTTATTAATGATGATGGGACATATACCGAAAGGACATTAGACAGTGGTTTTATATCATGTGCTTTGGCGGGCATGATGACTGCGTTCCCTGTCCAAGAACCAATGACACGTAAAAATGTTAATGGTTTTTCAGACCTTAACAAATCACCTAATTGGCTTGAGACCGAAAAGGATTCATTAGCCAGTAGTAGTGTTACGGTATTTGATATCAAGTCAGGGATCATTGATGTACGTCATGGTATAACTACAGACGCTTCGTCTGCAGATAATCAAGAAATATCTGTTATGTTAATCAGGGACTATTGTATTCAGAATGTAAGAAAAGTTCTTGACAGAATTTATATTGCTACGCCAATGACACCACGAACTGAAAAGAATATTGTAATTACAACTCAGGCAACGTTAACAAAAATATTTGAAGAAGGGGCTATTACGGCATTTGGCGATATTACAGCTACGCAAAATACAACTACCCCTACTCAGATAGATGTAAGTTTCAGCATCAAACCAGCATATCCTATTAATACAATTATTGTAACATTTACAATTAATCCTAATTTATAAGAAAGGAGATATAGATAATGGCAAATCCTTATGAAAAAACTGCTGATAGCCACGCCTTAACTCAGATCGGTAAGTCTGTAGTATCTCCTGCGATTACTATTGTTATCAATGGTGTTACTATGGGGTATATACAGTCTCTTACTGAAACACAATCAAGACCCGCTAATCCTATACATGAAGTCGGATCTACTGGTCGTATAGAACTTGTTCCTGGACAGCCTGCCTATAACTTGACGGCTAATAAAGTTGCTATATATAAATACAATTTATTACGTATCTTTGCAGGTCAAGGTGTTCAGGAAAATGACCTTTATGAAACCATTAAATCAAAATTACAGGAAGTAGGGGTCAATGAAGCAACATCGGCATGGTCTGTAATAGTAGAAATGCCAATACCGTTCAACATACAGGTATTTGAAACAGATCCGTTTGATGATTCTGTATCAGTAACAAAATATATAGACTGTTTTATTACTAACTATACAAGACCGATTGACGCAACAGGGAATTTAACAATTACAGAAACATGTAATATAGAAGTTAGGGATATACTTAACGGCTAATACAAAATAACTAAAAAAATAGGAGGAACTTAATATGCAATTTGGATTTGATAATCCGCTAGAGTCTTTGATAGCCATTGGGAGATTATCTGCAGAAAGAGTGTTTTTGGGGCATAAGTTTAGGATGCAGGTATTAAACAGTGGGGAACAAAAAGATGTATTAGAAAATACTGGCGATATGGATGCAATAGCCAGAATGAGGGCCTTGCAACATGAAACCATGGCAAGATCCATTAAGGCAATTGATGGACAAAAAATTATTGTCAGTGTTCCTGACGAAGATGAAGGTCGGAAGATTAGAAAACAGGAATTAATTAATCAGAATTTAAGAATTCTTAAAAAAGTTTCTCAGCCAGTTATGGATGGACTATACAATGAGTATTTACAATTAGTTAAAGAACAAGAAACTATGGTTGGGGAACTAAAAAAAAAATCAGAGAAATCTGGTCAAGAACAAGATGGAGAATCGGAAAAGAAATAGGCATTCATCAAGTAATTAATATTGAGGGAGGGATAAACCCTCCCCAATATCTATGGTGTATGTATAATATCTTAGAAGATAAAAAAGAAAAATACAAAGAAGTAGACGGATGGATGAAAATTCTGAACATGCGATTAAGACCTGAAACTTCTTATGAATTAAAAAAAGAGACCCACGGACATCATTCAATTTCTGATGATGAATACTCTAAACAATTACAACAATTATCAAGAGATGGTGAAAAATTTAATAATGGATAAGGTTATAATAACAAAAGCCAGGGTTAAAAAATGTGGAACATGTGCGTATGCCAATAGGTATGATCTACAAGATGTAAAGACCCCAAGTGGTTGGATATACTGTACACGCTGGAATGGTCAGAAAAATATAAATGGAGTATGTAGCGAATGGAGACAATAAATTATGCCAGATGATCCGTATGATCCAACTGATATAGAAGGTCTGACAGAAGAACAATTCATAAAAAAGTTTCAACGTATAGAAAAAGCCGTACAAAAAATGTCTCAAACTGCTAGTAAAAAAATAGCTAGTGGGATTGAAGGAATTGCTGATTCTATATCTCAGGGAGACATAGACAAATTAGGTAAATCTATTGCCGGTGTTATAGAGGGCGGAATTAAGGGCATAGGCGGTAAGAAAATAGGGGATCAACTTGATAAGGTTGTTACTCATCCAGCCGCACAAATGGCAATAGCTATTGGAAAAATAACATGGAAAATGTTTAAAGATCATCAAAAGGCATTAGATGAAACACATAAAGTTATTTTATCTACGAGTTATGCATTAGGTGACTTTAATGTATCATTGGAAAAAGAAACGAAATCGACTTTTCAGGCTATAGTTAAGGGCGCAAAACTATTAGGCGAAGAAGAAGAAGAAGTCCGAAAGCGTATAGGATCTATGCGTTTAGCGGGATTTAAATCAGAAGAAGCGTCATCCCAAGACTTATGGGCATTAAGTCTTGGGACTAGCAAGGCACTGTCTTTAACTTCTGCGGAAGTAGGTAAGTTTAGCAAAACACTTAGGACTGAGTATAAAATGGGACTTACTGATTCTCAGGTAACATTATTTAAATTGTCTAAGCAACTTAAGGGATACAATATAACAAATAAAGAACGTATAGAAATATTATCTGATTTGATGAAAAAAGGACAAGATTTCGGATTAGGTATAAAAGAAATAGGAGTATATTTTGATGATGCTGCCAAAAGGGGTCTTTCATTTGCACAAGCACAAAGACAGGTTGAAGCATTGACAACGGGTGTTAGACAAATGGATTATGGAAAACAGGCTTTTTTAGCACAACAAATGGGGCTTGGGGGTAATGTATATGAACAAATAGCTCAAGTTCAAGGTATAATGAAAGATTTAAGAACTGGTAAACCAATAACTGACCAAGGGCGAGGAATGATGGAATCAATAGCAAGGCTTGCCGGTTTGGGCGAAAGACCAAAAGGTGGATATGAACGTGGTGAACCTATTCAATTCGCTATGTTTGCAAAAACATATGGCTTAGATCCAGAAACGGCAAAAACATGGGCATTAGGCGGTAAAATGATAAAACAGCAAGTGGATTCATTAAAAGATGTCCCTGGCTCAACAAAAGAATATAATATTGCAACAAAAGAGGCTGTAAAGGAATTCTCCGTAGCCCGCTCTGACCTTAAAAAAACATCAGATGCCTTAAGTGCATGGTATAAACAGATAATTTTAATTAGTGGAAATACAGTAGAATTAAATGAAACTATAAAGCAGTTTGATGAGACAATTAAAAAAGAAGAAGAAAAAAGGGCTGCAGAAAGGACTGCAACCGTAAGGGAAATGCGGAGGACGGGCTCAGTATCAATGCCTGGCTTGGGGGCAATGCCTACATTTATATCAGGTAAAAAAGAAGAAGTAATTAAAGGTAAACTTGAACTTGAAATAACTGGAGAAAGTATACAAAGCAAGGTAGAGCAAATTGACTACGAAAGAAAGAATAAAATTCAGGAACAAGATTAAGGAATAAAAATTATGCCTATAGATTATGAAAATTATAAGCCTTTTCAATCTAGCTTAGATAAAGGCGCACTTGATACTATAAAAAATACCGTAAAAGACTTAGTCCCATCTTTCAAAATAAAAAATAGTGGTTTATATGGCAGAAAAAATAAAAGGATGTTATTTACATCCTTGCAAGCAACGGAAGTTGTTTCTTCCGAGGGTAGCCTTTCAGAAAGGGTATATAGCCTGCCCGATGTGGAAATGTATATTGACCCACAAAGTATAAATGTTAGTAAAAAAACATTTAATAGAAAGACACTTACAAAGGGTGGGTGGGTCGTTCAATTCTGGGGACATGACCTGACTGTATTAACAGTAAGTGCAACCTCTGGATATTATGGAGTCCATAAGGGCAATAAATCAAATATTTTTACGGGGGAATCAAGTAAGACCAATACTGGTTCCGGTGTATCCAAAGACCCCTTAAAGGTATTTGAAAAGATAAAAGAAAATGTTTATAACCGCAGGTTTGATGGGGACTTGCCATATCGAGGAAAACCTATTATCACTCTTGTATACGAAGGAACCGCTTACAGGGGGTATTTTGATAGTTTTGATTATTCTTTAGATGCAAGCACTCCATTTATAATAAACTATGGATTTAAATTCAATATATTGCCTGTTGATGTTAATGTACAGGACATTACTTCTAAAAATGTTCCTGGGGTTTTGGCAGAGACATTTACCAACCCATCTGGGTCTATTACTAAGTTTTCAGATGCAGCCCTTAATAAAAGTTCTCAATTGGCACAAGATGGAGTTAATGCATTTACTAAAAAGATTGGTATTCAAGATTATGTTGATACCACTCCTTCGAAGGTTGTTTTAAGATAATATGTCAACAGTAATACCAAGACAATATGATTGTATAGTTTATATTTCTAAATATATAGGTAATTCTGATTCAAATGAAACCTTATATGATACTGAAAAATACTATGAAATATTTAATGGACTTCAATCGGTTACAACTACAGTATCTATAGATGGAAGGGGTAGCGCAAATATTATTATTATACCTCCTGTGGACATTTCACAACAGGGTATATCTGCGGTTAACCACAATATTTTAATAGAAAGAAAATATGATTCAAGGTTTGGGGATGATATAGCAGATGGCAAACAACCTATAGTTTATACCGTTCAAAAAGATGATACATTACAGAGCATTGCCCAGAAATATGGGACAACCACTGATAAAATAAGCAAAAGAAATAATAATATTAGTTCTGTAACTATAGGACAGAAAATTAGTATATTACCAATTAAAATATCTTCGTTAAAAGAGAGGATAGCAGTAGCATCGGATAATGCCATAGAAAATAATGCTAGTTTAACATATACAGACATTGATCTTAATAGTAATGCAATAAAATATTATCCAATATTAGATGCCACAAAAACACAATGCTTTTTTAAGCCAATGGATAAAGTGAAGGTATTTATGCAAAATAGATTTGATAATCCCAATGGCGATCTTAAATATAGCAAAGTGTTTGAGGGATTAATTGATAAATCTACTGTGAATTATAATAACGGCGGAATTACTATAACTATTCAATGTTCTGATATAGCTAAATGGTTATTAAATTCTATATATAATTTTAATCCCGCATTAAGCAAGGCATTATTTGATGATATAACAGGCGATGGAAAAGTTACTCCGTTTCAATCTAACTTAGCCTCTCAGTTATCGACAGAAATCATTAAAAATATTGTTTTGGGTTCGGAAGAGGGTATATTGGAGTTAACCCCTGAAAGATATCAATATTTATATTCATTTGATGGATATAGAAATAGATTATTTTATATATCTGGAACAAGTGCAATAGATAATTATAATACAGATGGAATAGTGCCTTCTAGCGATAGAAAAACAGGAGTACCCAAACAAGCAGAACAAAGTGTTGAGACAAAATACTTTGTAGAGACTCCTAAAACTTCTGGGTGTGGATTTTTAAAATTATCTCCTTCAGAAAATGGCAAAGAAACCAAAGATCAAAATAAAACAGTGAAAGAAATACAACAACAAACTGATTTTAATAATGAAACTTTATATATAGATCCCAATGTAAAGGATTTTCCGCCTGTTTTGAGAATGTTCAAAAATGTTTTTGAATTATGGAATCATCAATATAAAAATAGATGGGATATCATTAAGAATGATATAATTGCTCCACTAGAATGTGAATTTTTTATGGATTCAAATGGGCAATTGGTGTATAAACCACCTTATTATAATATTAATCCCGGTGTAAGATATAGGGTAAAAGAAAGAAATAATATAACTGCAGATGAATATGAAGTAATTAATGGAGATCAATATTTAATATTTGAAGAAGAATTAAAAAAATATACTTTTACTGAAGATGATTCAGGAATATGCACTGTATTTTGGGTAGAGGGGAAAGTTGATTATGATATATTCGGAAGCGTTGGAATGGTTGCAAATACCACTTATGTATCCGATGTTAAATTGGCTCAAAGGTTTGGGTATAGAGCACAGCAAAAAACAATACCTTTATTCGGGCGACCTGAAAAAAAAGAATCTAGAGAAGATTATGCCAAAAGTTATATGAATAGGAAGAATTCAAAATACAAATCTGGTTCAATATCCATAACACTTCGACCAGAATTATCTCTAGGTAAAACAATCGCTATTATTCCAGGGGATGTAAAAAAATATTTAAGCATAGAAGATTTTAATCCATATAAATTCAAAGATAATACACTGTGTACATTGTTGAATTCATTATTTTTGTCTTTTGATCAATATACAACGGCATCTGGGGCAACCACAGATGATGGTAAAAAAGTAAAGCCTAAGCAAGGCGTAAAAGAAGACATAAGTAATGTATTGGTATATTATATAAATTCAATAACCCATACTTGGAAAGTTGGAACAAATACTATAACAACTATAAGTCTTACACATGGCAGATATTGGGAACAATATTTTGGATTATTGAACTTTTCTAATCCCGATGCATATATAATAGACCAGACAGATGATATAATTCAAGCATTACAACTCAAGATAAAATCTTATAATTCTGAATTTAGTAAGTTTTATGCTAAGGCACAAGAGCTTAATGCGCAATATAACAATCAACTATTTAAAACAAATTTGAATAATTTTTCAGGAACAACTAGGTCTAATTTTGAATCTAAATTAGATGGATATAAAAAAGATTATGAAGATCAAAGAAAAAGAGCTAAAGAAAATGCTATAAAAAGAAAAATAGCAACATATGTTTTAACAGAATATGAAAATAATGATAATAATCTACCTCCAAAATCAATAACATTAGAATGGGCTAAGGGATCAGAATCGGGTATAAAAAGAATAGATGAAGGTGGCACTAAGATAGAAGAATTAGTAGATGATGTATATGAAGGGATAGATAGTAGTATATCATGAAAGATGAAAGATTCCCAGAATTATATGAAGACCATGATATTAATCTTAAAATTGGATTGGTAGATAGTATAGATACTACTAAAAATATTGCTTATGTTGTTTATTCATTTATAGGAACACCTGTAGAGGCCAAGATGAATCAGGTGTTCCCTAATATAGGTGATCAATCAAGTAGCACGCCAGAAGATTATAAGCATTATGCATGGGGTGTGTTTGGAACAATCAGTAAAAATTCATTGGTATTAACAGCCACTATTCAAAATGGATTGACATATATTATAACCACATTGCCTCCATCAACTGCAGATTTAATATCTAATTGGCGCAATGAAAGCAAGCTAAAAATGAATCGGTTGCCAATTAAGGACGATGATAAGCGTGATGATAAATTAGATGATGATATATTAAAATGGGGGGAATTGTTCTTTAGAAGTTCAGGACTTGCTGATATATTTATTGATTATATTGGCAGAATATTATTGGAATCCCCCAAGCAAATAACTTTTAAAATAGGTGATAGGGACGATGATAATAAGATAACCTCCCCTGAGCTCACGGTGTCTTTTGGTAGAATTGTAGATGATGATGGCGAAGAATTAACAGATGTAGATGATAAAAAAGTAAAAGTTCAAATCAAATCTGCTACAAAGACATTGGTAAGTATAAATGAAGATAATAATATTAATATTGGAGATGGGGCAAAGGGGTCTGCCAGAAAAGATGATGAAATAAAATCAACAAGTTCTGAGGATTCTACGTATTGGACATGGTTATCTGGTCTTGTAAATATTTTAATGACATGGACTGTTGTTCCTGCTGATGGAGGAGCAGCGTTAAAAGCCGCCGTGGTTGCATATATAGCAACGAGTCCAGTCCCATCATCATTGACGGGTAAAATAACAAAAGCAAGTAGTACTGTAAAAGTAGGTGGAAGTAGTGAGTAATGAATTAAAATTATATCAGGGTGATATATACTTTGATAATGGCAGTATTAAGGTAATTGATAATGACGAGAAATTGTCACAACAGGGGTTGAAAATATTACTATCATTAAAGGGCGGAAATGTATTTCATACTGTTTATGGATCTAGCCTTTATTCTTTGATAGGAAGATTTCAAGATGAAGAGGCGTTGAATTCTTTATCTTCGGAAGAAATAGATAATACATTAAAATATTACCAGAGGATACAGGCTAATCAGGAATTAAAACAGGAAATGACTGATGCGGAAGTGTTATACAGGGTATTAAATGTAGAAGTAAGTGAAATAAGTATAACTCATTTTATAATAAATATATCTATGTTAAACAGACTGGGAGAAAAATTGAATGTCCCCGTGGTTTCAAGGAGATAAATAATGGCTAAGAAAACATTTGAAGAAATAGTTGCGGATATGATATCCTATATAGCATCTGTGGATGCTTCAAAGGATACATCAGTCGGTAGTGTTTTAAGGGACGTTGTAATAGATCCGCCCTCAAATGAAATAGAAGGTATATATTCTGATAATGAACACATAAGTTTTTTGCATAGTTTATTTCATTTTGCACAAATGTCAACAGATGAATTAGACCGATGGGCATATAATTTTGGTATAACAAGGCATCCTGCGGATAAGGCGACAGGAACGGTTCAGTTTAGAAGAAACACCGCCCCTACAGAAGACGTTGTTATATCTTCTGGACTGAAGGTATCTACCAGAAGAGATGCCGATGAAGACAGTGTGGATTTTATAACTACCGAGAGTCAAACTATGTCTGCTTCGTTGGCATCTACATATTATAATTCTACTACTGGATTTTGGGAAATTGATGTAACGGTAGAGGCTGATGTTGCGGGGACTTCTGGGAATGTAACCACGGGTAAGATAACAGTATTAACTGATAGTATAAATGGTATAGACGCAGTAAATAATAGTGCTGCAACAACAGGAGGGACTGCACAGGAAGCAAATGAAGCCCTTGCAACAAGAGTTCTATTGGCATTAACAGGAAATAATGTAGGAACAGAATCGGGATATATATCAACTCTATTAGAAGATGAAAGGGTCAATGACGCAGAATTAGTTGGTCCAGGCGATGATTTGATGACAAGGGATAGTGGCCTGGGCGGTAAGGTAGATATATATGTACATGCCAACCTAACGGCAAGCACATCGTTTGCAAACGCTTCACCGCAATCATATGTTTATAACGATTTATCAGGCGGAAATGGCGCAACCGATCCTTTAAATGATGTTATACTAAATAGTCAGCCAGTTAAACAGATCACTTCCGTGGTCGGAACGGTTTCTGGTACATTCACACAAGACGTACACTATGAATTAGTCCCAGATACTTCTTCGGCTTATGCCGGGAGTAGTTCTGCCCTAGATAAATTACATTGGAAAACAAATGCCCCAATATTAGGTGAACAGATTACCATAAATTATTCTTATTATACCCTATTGACAGAACTAGACGCACTTATAGACGCTAATAGAAATGTTACCGCAGACGTATTGGTTAAACTTGGTATTGATATCCCCGTAAATGTTACACTTACTGTATATGCAGACAGCACAATTACAGATTCGGATACGTTTAAGGGTAATTGCGAAACTTATATTAATGAATATTTAAATTCCCAGACCCTGGCGAATGTAGTTGAACAGTCAGACATAGTAAATACTTTATATACAAATGTTTCTGGTGTAGACCGGACGGCAATACCATTTACTGCACTGAACGCCCCAACTAAATCCGGTTATGAAACAGGGACTAATGATAAAATTACATTTGGTTCAAATGAGTATTCATCTGCGGGGACTATTACTGTTAACCCCGTATTAACATCATAGGAAAGGACAGACAATGAGTTTCCCGTATGATTGTGAATGTAACATATATACTCCAAAAATGTTGGCCAAGCTAGATGAAGCTATCTATAATAAAATAGATACAAATACTAATTTATACCAAATATTAAAAATGATAAATAATGAATTATGTGAAGCTTACGTTGACCAAACATATATTAAAAATGACAACTATTTATGGGTAGATGTAGTTGATGAGCCAGTTGTTAAAGGGTCACTAAACGGGTGTGATTGTTTTCAGAATTGGGAAGTAGTTGAAATCATAAGTATTGGGGATACCCCTGGCGCATCGGACTATACAGAAACTGTAGATTTTACCAGGTGGACGAGGGGTGTATGCTGGACAGTAGACCCAACGGAATATTGTTATTATCCAACATATCCTGTTTATTATCCCTCTTACGCACCGTTATATCCATATGGACAAAGAGATACTTCTACTATAATAGATGTTCCAGGAACAGAGGAAACATGTTATCAGAACAACCCCTACTATCCTTATGGTAGAAAAGAACCTCAAGAGGGCGTAACTTATTATGTAACATACAGATATGGATGTAGGGACAGTAAGCTATATGATAATTTTGGAATATTAACACAATTACAAAAAATAGATGAGCAGTCTTATGTTGAATACAGAAAGGCAATTAAGGCATTGGTATTAGCTTTTTTGGCAGGTCCAACAATAGACAGTATTAAAGATGCCTTATCTGTTTTTCACCCAAGAGATTTTATAGAAATAATAGAAGGTTTTAGAACAGGGTGGATTTTGGGTGAAAGTATATTATATACAGAAGATGATTGGAATAACCCTCTAATAGATACAACAGATGGTACATTATTATTAAGTGAGCAAACAGGATTTTATGAATTTGAAGTCCGCTTCCATTTTGCGTCCACGCTATCTACTGTAGTGAGGACATTATTGGAAGATTTAATAAATTTAATGAAACCGGCTCATACAAGAGCTTTCGTTACATTTTTAGAAACCACATAAAAGGAGAATAAAAATATTATGGCAGGTGACAAAAGAGTAAAATGGTATGATAGACAGCAGGTAGACCTTACTGATCAAACTACCGAACAAGAATACCATATCACAAGGACAAAAAATATATTTGATAGACTACTGGGGGACGGTGTAACGTCAGGGCTATTGGTAACAGATGATAGCCAAATGGTATTTCAGGACAGTAGTAATGCTACAGAGACCAGTCAGATAGATACACTTGGCAATCAGGTAATACAAATATTTTTGGCAACGGCGGATAATTTACAAAGTGTTATTGCCCGAATGCGTAATGTTGATGCCACTGGAAATGTTACTGCCTCCATTTATACATTAGCCACCCCCACTGACCCAACTTCAGCATTAAGTTCAACCGCTATTGCCCAGGCAGTAGTTAGTTCAGGTTCTATAGGAGCAATGTTTGGAGAAGTCACTTTTGATTTTTCCGCACAGGCGGCAGTTGCTGATGCAGGGCGTTTAACGGTAGGCAATTATTATGCGGTAGCATTCGCAAGGGACAGTGTGGTTGGTAGTATAGATATAAGATATTCTACTTCTAATCAATATGATAATGGATATGTAAGATATTATGATTTCCCAAGTGATACTTATACTAATTATCTTACAAGGGATCTCTATATTAAGGTATTTACCGATGCGGTTCAAATAGCTACGGGTATTGCTTATAAAAATGGAGATCCAATAGAAGTAAATACAGTCCAGAGAAAAGTTAATCTGGCGGATACATCTGGCGTAACTAATTATATTACTTTAAAATATAAAGAGACGCTAACCGATCAAGAAACAAATCCAAGGCTAGGTACGCCTGAATACAGTAGGATACAAGATGACTTTGAAGTAGTCGTAAGGACATCGTTGGCATCTATAGCAAGTGATGAAGAATCTGTATCATCTACTGCTCATACTGGGGCTTTCCCATTGATCATAGCGGATTTAAGAGTATTTATTCCCGGAAGAAGTTCTCTTTGGGACGCATATATAAATAAAAATGTATTATTAACAGGCGAGACAGTTCAATCAGGCTTATCTATAAAAGATTGTGTCTATTATAATAACACTAATTCAAGATGGGAAAAGGCGAGTTATACAAATTTACCACGAGGTATATTGACTAGTAGCGGGGAAGTTACTTTATTTGGACAAAAAACAGGACTTTCTGGCTTAACTGCGAATTCCGTATATTATATGGATTCATCTGGAAATCTTACAACTACCCAAACACATATCAGAATAGGGGGCGCATATTCTACTACTGTATTGTTAGTTGATATAGATATTAGACATGATATAAATAATATTCTTACGGTAGCCAATGATAATTATACCATTTTAGATAATGATTATTATAGTATCGTTGAAGTCACAACGGGCGATACGGATAGAATAATAACGCTTCCCTCATTAGCCAATAATCTAAAAAGAGAAATTTCTATTATTAAAATTGACCGTGGCACAGGAGTGGTTACGGCGACTGGAACTATTAATGGACAGACAAATGTTATACTTCCTAGAATTAATAGCAAAATAGCTTTATATGGGAATTCTTCTGAGTGGAAGACGAACGATATACGACATGATAAGTATGATACAGGTTGGATTAGAAGAAGTGATTGGACAAATGTGCATTTAGGCTCTGTTAAGGTTATATATAATAATTTAGTAGGAACATTCCAAAGTGGGGAAATTATAACAGAAGCTATTAGCGGTATCACTGGTATCGTTACAGAAGACGATGGAGCTAATTTATATTTAGAAAGCGTTACGGGTTTAGGTATTTTTACTAACGGAAGGCAGATAACTGGTGGAACTTCTGGAGCTACTGCTGATGTTAATGGGAATACTATAAATCAAGATGTAGATATTTTGCATAATTTTAGGACTAATATGTCAGATTTAAATGTTTATACCTATATATCAAGCGACGCAACGGATAATAATTCTATAGAAATTGATAGTAGTTCTTATTATTCGTGGTCCACATATTATGGGGGGGGCGGAGAATACAACTATGGAATACAAATTTATCAAGTTAATAATAATTCATTAAAAATACAAACGGCGGAGGGCGGAATACATTATTTATCTGATGCTGGAACTGAATCCTTCCTAGATAGTGGCTTCTATTATTATAGAATAGTAATAAAAAAAACATTAATATAATGAAAGGTAAAAAATATGTTAGAATTAACACAAGATGAAATAAAATTTATTAAAAAAAGGCATAGATTATATAAAGAGGTTGTCCCGTTAGTAAAGCAAAAAAAAAGTTTAAGGCTTAGATCTACAGGAAATATTGAAGAAGATTCAAAAGTGCGAGTGGGGTTGTCTAAGGAGATAAAAGCCAAAAGAAAAGAAATATTAGGTGAAGAATAAAAATATAGCAATAATAACTTTGGATTCTTTAAGATATGATTCTTCTATTGAAGCATCAGTTCCTAATTTTAAAGAATTAATTTATAACTATCAAGATCAATATAATAATTGGGTAAAAGTTGGTTCAAATGCAACTTATACTCTTCCTTCCCACATTGCTATTTTGAAAGCTGGTATATTGCCAAGTTATCCAAATTTAAAGTTCCCATTTTCTAAAAAAAGGAGGGTTTTTACTTTAAGAACTCCTAATTTGTATATCCCTTCAAATAAATTAAAATATTACAATGATTCTCTGTACTCTGTTCCAGAGGCGAAGTCTTTGCCCAACGGCTTTGAAAAAGATGGGTATTATACATTGGGTATAGGAGGGGTTCAATGGTTTAGGGCAGATACAGAGACATCAGAATTTTGGAGTAATTATTTTTCTGAATTTTATTGGGAAGAATGTTTTTCAGAAAGGTATTTTGATGGATTGGAAAATCAGATTAAAAAGATAGAATCTATAAATATTCCTAATGATAAACCATTGTTCTTTTTTATGAATGTATCTTCGACTCACTTGCCATATAGAGGGGAGGATAAAACAATAAGGGGACAGGCCAATTGTTTAGAATATATTGATAAGCATATTATGAAAGTTATTGATTTTATACCCAAGCCTGCACATATATTCATAATGGGAGATCACGGTGATTGCATGGGAGAAGACGACTGCTTCGGGCATGGATTTTATCATCCTAAAATTATGGAAGTCCCCATGATTAGTTTAGAAATTAATTAAAGTTTTCCTTGACAAATGACGATAAATGGAGTATAATTATATTATACACTAAAAAGAAAGGAGAAACCAAAATGAAAGCCAAACTAACTGTTATCATAATGATTGTTATAGTTATAACAATGGTAGCTATGGGATGCACTACTTCTGTAAGGAAGAGTATTATTCTTCCTACTGAGCCAACTGTAGATTGGTCAACCAATAATTAATATTATAGGAGGGTTTTATGAAAAGAATGGTTTTAATTTTAATCTTACTGTTTATAATGACTACAATTGCTAATGCATATACCTTTTCTCAGGCTCAAATATGGCAATATGCCCTTGATAGCTATTGGTTTTTACAAGTGTTAAACCTTGTAAGGGTAGATATATATGATTGTACAAAGATAGGTTTACGAGATGGCAGGTATGAAGAGAATAATGATATTGCTCGGTGGTTTACCTCTAGGGGATATTATAATGGACTATATGTATGTAGCGCAATATTAAATGCAGGTTTGTATTTTATTGCATCATGGTGGTATTGGGATAGCACTATTCCAAAAAGGCATGCAATGGTATTTAGAAAATTATACTTGGTTATTATAAGTATAGCTGAGATGTATGCCATATCCACTTGGAAAGATGAAGAGGTTATTAATGCTAAGGCTAAGGTAGAATTGCATTTCGCATTTTAATTAAAAAGGAGGTTGATTATGAAAAATACTATTTTGTTGTTTGTATTTATAATAATAGTATTAGTATCTTGTGAAAAAGGAGTTAATCAAGAGCCAATAAGAATTAATATTGATAAAGAAATATCTAAAGAAGGCATAGAGATATGGAATAAGGATATTGAATACGTTGAATTAGATAAAAATCCAGACATTATTATCAAAAAAACAAACAAGTTACCCAATAATGAACTTGCATTAACAAAATGGTATTCATGGGATTATCTTGGTATTAGATGGGTAAAAGCAATAAGACCCGCACACATATATATAAGAATATATAATAAAATTATATTAGCTCATGAATTTGGACATTTTTTGTATTTAGATGATAAGAATTCATTGGATACAAATTCAATAATGAGTACCCATTTTAATAATACCAATAAATCATTTGATTGTTTTATTGAATTCAAAGAGTGAGTGAATATGGTAAGGAGGATATATGAGATCAAACGCATTTAGTAAAATAAAAAACTTAGCCTTAAAATAAGTATAGGAGGAATTGAAATGAAACGTTTAAAATGTTTTTTATGGACTGTCGCACTGATAACATGTTTTTTTGTTTTTCAAGTGCATAGTCTACCTATTGGTAATCCTGTAACCCCCCATAATATGGTAAAAAAACTTAGTGTGGGGTTTGATTGTGATTGGTCTGGAACAGGTATAGCGACAAGGACCTTTAGCTATTTGATACCACGGGACTTGAAAGCCGCTGGGTACAATACAGTTCGAATACGCACTCAGTTACCCGCAGACAACACTTTATTCAGCACTTTGGATACTCATATTGATACAGCGATAGCTGAAAAACTTGTTGTTGTACTTGCCTTCGGGGCGAAAGACGCTGAACTGGCTAGTACAGACGGTGAAGCAAAAAGAATTGTTCGAAACTGGTGGTCAAAAGTTGCTAGTCGTTACAAGAACGACTCATATAAACTCGTGTTTAACCTGTTGATTGAACCCAGTGGACGGCTTAAAGATGTTGACTTGATAAATACTATTTACAAACAAACGATTGATGAAATCCGAATAACAAATCCTTACCGCATTCTTATTCCAGCAGCACCTTCTGGTTCACAGCCGGGTTCACTATGCGATCTTGATTTAAATATGTGGTACGATGATTACATTATTATTGAATGGCACATCTATGCTGCGGGTCCGAATAATCGCCCAACCAGTAAGAAGTATTGGACTACCGGAACATTGGAAGATAGAAATCGGGTTCTGAATATCTTAGGTGATGCTGAACAATGGATTAATGACAACCCTGGGTGCAAAACATGGGTTGGAGCATGGATGCCGGGCAACTATAATGCTGACGATCCCAGACTAAATATCCCTAACCAAGTAAAATTTGCAACTTTCTTTACCAGAGAATTGAACAGATTGAATGTTCCTTTTTGCGTGAATACTATTAGCAAATTATATGACCGCGAAAAAAAGGAATGGTATGAAAACAATTCTGGTGGAACGTTAGGTGGTATGCCGGTAAGAGATATTATTGTAAATCCCAACCAAGCTTCTTTTTATACTGAAAGTGGCTATGGAGGAAAAGGTGTCAGATTGGGTGTAGGAAAATATAGAATGTCTGATCTGGAAGACTTAGGACTCGCAGACAAGATTTCATCTCTTATGGTCCCTTGGGGTTTCAAGGTAAAGGTTTACAAAAACGGTGACTTTTCAGGAGGCTCGGAAATATTTACGAAAACAAAAGCTTCTCTGTCGAGTATCGGATTTGATGACTGTATTTTATCCTTAAAGGTAATTGATACAGGAACTTATTAATAATAAATAATTCATTAAATTATTTTCATAAAGCCCTATTATGATTGATTTTATAATAGGGCTTTTTGTACTTGACTTTCTTCTAAATATTTAGTATATTTGATACATTATGGTTAATAAAAGGGGCAAACAATGATAATATCTACAACTGGCAAAAATGGTGGTATTGGCAAGAGCCTGTGCTCACTTAATATATCTTTAGCATTGTCTCAATTGGGAAAGAAAGTATTATTAATAGATGCCGATATGGGATCAGCCAGGCTACATGGATATCTTAATAAATATAATGCTAAGAATCTATCCCATATCTTACAGGGAGAGGATATAAAAAATATAATAGAACCCATTCATGGAATAGATTTTATTGACAACCTACCATGCAGTACCACAATGGCAAATTTAGAAATAGGCAAACTTGATAAAATTACAAATGCTATTATGCAGATATATGATGATTATGATTATATTATTTGTGATATGTCTGCGGGTGTATCACGAGCAGTAACGTCCTTTTTATTTATATCCAATAGAGTTATAGTTATTGCCCAAGGTGATAACAGGGAAGGTGTTTTGGCGGCATATCATGTTGGAAAATTAGTCGTTTTAAACAATAAACAAGTTGGAATAAATATTATAGTGAATATGGCAGACACCTGTTTAGCACACAAACAATTCGACAGACTGTATAATAACTTTAAGAAATTTCTTGATAAAGAGGTAAAGTATTTAGGCAACATAGATAAGTGTAACGATATTAATAAATATATAAATATGAGAACTCCCGCAATTATATCAAACCCACACTGTAGGTTCTCAAATCAAATTATAAATATCGCAAAGGAGTTAATTCATGAGTAAAGATGTAGAAGAATTGGATGGAGAGTTAATTAAAGACCCATTCATAGCAAGACTTGTCCACAGTAACCACATATTTAAAATAATAATAGTGGCATTCGGTGTGGCAGTCGTGGCATTAATTGCTGTTCTTATAATAAATATGAGTCAATCAAAGTTTTATCAAAAACAACAAAAGTTATTACATCAACAGCTATACAGCCTTAATCAATCAGCGGAATTTAAAAAAACTCGTAAATCATTGGAAACTAAATGGATAGCAAATGTTCTATTGACCTATCATCCCTATTGGGACGCTAACAAACTAAGCAGATTGGCTGAACATATATATCAAAAGGCAGTAATGGAAAAACACCTCCAGATAGAAGAAGTGGGGGTATTGATTGCCTATGAGAGCAGGGGAAACCCCAATGCCCAGAATAAAGATACAGAGGCTACTGGATTAATGCAGATCATGTATATGACAGGAAAATATATTGCCCCTGCCATGGGTATTAAATGGGAAGGTTTTAAAACACTAAAGGATCCCTTTAAAAATACAACTATGGGAATCCAATTTTATTATGACATGAAAAAAAGATTTGGAATGAAAAAGGCCCTAATTGCTTTTGGATGCGGACCAACTAAACTAGTTAAATGGACAAGAAAAGGAGGAGTGCCTAAAGGTGCAATGACTTATTATTGGGGCTACCTTAAAATGAAGGCAAAGGTTGAAAGAGATACTGGTAATATAATATATATAGAGGACTTGCCAGAAAAAGATGTGCATATAGCAAGAAAGAAATATTATCAGGAATTAGAACTGCAAAAAAAGAAAGGGAAATAAAGGAGGTATATAATATGGCACAAAGTGTATATGATAATGGCGAATTAGGGGAGATGATGGAATTAGATTTTTCTGAACCGGAAAAGGCAATAGAGATGATTAAAGAGCAATTGGAAAATCCAAGGGTGAACCATCTTGATGTTTTTGAAACGGAAAACGGGGAAAGAAAAAAATCTCGACCATCGTTAGTAACAGTAGAATATACCCCAGAAGGTCTTGAAAAAATGATAGAGGAAAAAATAGAATTGGCATTAAAGAAAAGAGATATATTGGACGAGGCTAACAAACTTGGATTAAATTCAAAGTAGGGAGAAGCAAATGGAAATAAAAACAAAATATAATATAGGGGATGAAGTATACCACTTTGATAACGAAGAAAGTTGCATAAAGAAAACTGTTATCAGGGCAATAATTATCAAAAGTGTATTGATTTCCGATTCAATAGAAACCACTACAACTTATATGATAAAAGATAAAGACAACCCTATTTTAGAAGAATGGCTATTCGGTGATTTAAAAGAATGCCAGGATAAAGTGGCTTCTTATTTCAAAGATATTGTAATCAAGGTAAGGGAGTATAAAGAATAGAACAGCTCTTGACTTTTACATAAAATTTTAGTATATTTGGATATTATAAAGGAGGGATTTATGAGAAAGAAAACCAAGCAAACTTTAGTTAAGATGTTGACAGAAGGCAAAGTAGATCAATTTAATAAATATAGGCAAGACCTATATAAAGAAGGTGAATACAACGCCGACCTGTGCAACGCCAACCTGTGCAACGCCAACCTGTACAACGCCAACCTGTACAACGCCGACCTGTACAACGCCGACCTGCGCAACGCCGACCTGTGCAACGCCGACCTGTGCAACGCCAACCTGTGCAACGCCAACCTGTACAACGCCGACCTGTACAACGCCAACCTGTACAACGCCAACCTGCGCAACGCCAACCTGTGCAACGCCGACCTGCGCAACGCCGACCTGCGCAACGCCAACCTGCGCAACGCCGACCTGTGCAACGCCAAAAATTTAACAGGAATAAAATTTCAAATTTCTAATTTATTACATAATATTAATTGGGGTAATTTATCTGATAAACTAACATTGGAATTAATGAAACGTGATGCAATAATATGTGGTGAAGAAAAAATGACTGCATGGGCTATAAACGGTGGGGAATGTCCATTTGGAGATAATATAGTTAGGGATTTCTGGTTTGTTGAAAATAAGGAATTATGGAAACCTGGTAATCCCAAAATGAATGATATGCAATTATTTAAGGCACTTTGTAAAGAAAAAGGAATGAAAATATTATAAGAAAAGGATGATATATGTCCAAGGCTGAAAAAAAACAAACTGAAAAGAAAAAAGATAAACCCAAGATAAACGCAGTAGATGTTGTTATTGCCAATATGAAAAAGAAATTTGGTAATACAAAGTTTATAAAAGGTAGCGAAAAAGATATACTTAAAAATTATATAACTGAATATAATTATATACCTACCGGTAGCCTTTCATTTAACAGGATGACAGGTATTGGTGGTATGCCCACCGGAAAAACAATAGAAATAGCAGGCAGAGAAGATAGGTATAAAAGCACTTTAGCTTTTTGTTTGGGTGCTGATGCTCAAAGGGATGGCTGTATCGTGGTTGATTTTGATTTGGAAAGAAAAACCAGTCCTGCCTATGTTCAAAAATTGGGAGTTAATATTGAAAAGGGCTTTTTATATTGCCCCGTAGACCATAGCGATATGATGTATGAGACTATAGAAAATCTATTAACTACCGGGGATAGATATTTTATGATAATAGATTCTGTAGCTGCTATTGTTACCTCCGCACACTTGCAAAAACAATGGTATGAGAAAAAAAAGATTGCCCTTAGAGCAGCGCAGTTAAGTGAATTCTTCCAAAGAAATTCAGGGAGGATATCCGATTCTCATAGTAATATTATAATGATAAATCAATATCGGGATGCGGGTATGGGAACAGGCATGGCTTACAAAACTACAACTGGTGGTAATTCTATACCTTATTTTGCTACAATAAGAATAAAATTAGATATGCAACCGAGTGATAGAATAAGGGATGATGAGGGAAATGGATTGGGGGCGCACGTAACCTGTGATTTTAAAAAAATACAGACAGCGTCTCCAAGTGAAAAGAGAAGGTTGTGCATAAAGGACGGACATGGTTTTTGGAAAGAAGAAGAGATAATGCAAATCTCAATGCAGAAAGAAAAAGACCTCCCCCCATTGATAGTTCTTGCAGGGTCATGGTATGAAGAAGTTGAAACAGGCTTAAAGTTTCAGGGACAGAATAATTTAAGAAAAGCCATAGAAGAAGATAAGGATATGTTTAACAGGTTAGAAAAACACGTAAAAGAAAGATGGGGGCTTGATGAAAATAATAATAGAGAGTGATAAAGCCAGGGAAATAGATAACAAAGTTAAAATTATAGATAGAATTAATAAACATAAGCATAGAAAAGCTTCTTGTATACTTGCGGAATATATTACACCTATGCAAAAAAAAGAACATAAATATATAACTGATTATAATATAAGATATTGGATTAATGGTGGAGGGACAGATGGGGCGTATGGATGGTTTACTGTAGAGCAACTTGATCAGTGGTTATCCATTGATAGTCGTTATTGTCCCCTTAATTCTTTTAAAGGAAAAATATAATAATGGTAATATATAATAATACCTTCCAAGCAAAAGCCAGTAAGGCGCACAAAAAAGCATTTAGGTGTTTAAAAAAAGAATATCCTGCGTGGACTATATGGCAGGAAAAACAGATAAATATTGATGGAAAGACACTGTTTGCAGATATATATATCCAATCTCCCTTTCAAATGATTATTGAGATACAGGGTAAGCAGCACCATAAATTTGTTCCCCATTTTCATAAGACAGAAGCAGGATTTAAAAAAGCGCAGGAGAACGATAAGATAAAAAAAGAATTTTGCGAAATGAATGACATATTGTATTTAGCTATAGACGGTGATAATTTTGATGAAGACGATTTTTTAAATGAAATGAATAAAAAAATACAAGAGGGGATAGAAGATGATATATAAATACACATGCAAAAAGTGTGGCGCAACAATAGATACGGATATGAAAGTATCTAAATTAAAAAAGTGCAGTAATTGCAATGCGAAGCAATGGGTTAGGGAGAGTAAATGATAAAGTTAAAAGAGGAACAGATTAAGAAATTAAAAGAATTGCTCGAAATTGAGTAATTCTTGTTTTTCCACTTTTGATGGTGGAAATAAGCAGGGGGTGGGTCGTAGTAAAACTATGATTTAGTAGTAATAACATTTTGTCTTTGGTCAAGGGGGATTTTTTATAATGTCCTGCCCCTATCCCTCACAAGGAGTAAGCAATATGCATAAAGGTATAAAAAAGAGTTCTGTACAATGGGCAGAAGAATTAAATATACATGGTATATCAGATAAGACAAAGTGGGAAGATTGTAATATTATTGTATTAGACCCTGATGGGTGGGATAGAACATCAGGAGGTTGGAAAAAATCAATAAAAGAAAAAATAACTAGAGAGGATTTTAATACAAGGCTACTTGTATCTACTCTCCGTGGATGCATTAAAAAAGGTGGTTAATATATAATATGGATAAAGAAATAGAAATAGGGGATGTTATAACCATAGATAAAAGAATAGGTAAAGCAAGACCTTATAAAAAGAAACCATGGTGGGCGTTTTGGAAAAAACAAGATATTTTTATGGGGGTTTACCATGGAGATGGACAAGTATTTATAGGTAGCTTTACTTGTATAAAAATAGATTGTGAAAACTTTATAGAAAGGAGTAAAAATGAGAGGAACAAGGGTAAAGAAAATAAAACAAGAAATAAAAGAAATGCAGGCTAAGGTTACTGGCAAAAAAGCTAAGGATGTTACGCCTTACAAGTGTGATATCAAAATGTTTAAAAAGATATATATGAAAAAGAAAAAACAGGGATTGTTAGCATGGCAACAGTAATTATACTACTACAGGTTGTAGTAGTAGGAATGAATATAATTTTTATGTTCAATATGATATTAAAACAAAGCTATTTATGGGCAATTTTATCCTTGATTTTGTCCGGTATTTTTGTTATATTATCATGTATATTAGATAAAAGGGGGACAAATGAGAATAACACAGACAGAATACAACAAGGTAGTTGAGGAACAAAAAAAAATACCCAAGGGATCTGCGGTAGTCAAGAATATAGATGACTTCTATAAGGGTATAGGGCTAAATCCAGATTCCTTTGATCCAGATATTACAAAGATTCTGAATATGAGTAAGGATAAGCTTTGTGAAGAAAAGGATATTATTAAACTAAATAAGTACAGGCATTGTCTTATTAATTTTAAGGGGTATTTGACTTTTCAAATATCTCGCAGGGAGGCATTTACCAAAGTTGATCAAGAAGTTAGATACCAAATGGATATTTTTGCCGAGAAGGAAAAGCCCAGGATTAAAATGTTAATCAATAAAACCACGTCAGAAAAGCAGACAGAAAATAAAATTATGGAAGAAAATAAATTACTGTTTTTGAAGAAATGTTCTATTGCCGCTTCAAAGGCACTGCAGAGTACATGGGAAAATATGTTGCCTATATTGGATAGCTATATTGATCTTATCAGAAACTTAACCTATCTTCGGACAATGGAATATAGGGCAGAGCTATACAACAATAATTCCGAATAGAATGGATATCCCCGAAGATATATTGGACTCTATTATATTGTGCAAAATGCATTCAGAGCCATGCAGAAAGGTAATGTGGGCTATTTTAAAAGAAACCATATTAAAGGATAATCAGTTTTGCACTATTTCTTATGGTGAACTTATTAAAATGACAAACCTGTGTATTTCCCAGGTATCAAGAGCTGTTAACTTTCTTATTAAGAATAATTATATAACCCGAAATAATGATTGGGGAGAGTATCAATATTATTTTAATCCTGACCATACACAATGGACAAATAGGGGGAAGAGACCTGTAAATAATATTAAATCTATCCCTATATCATTTATCCCTTTATTATATAAGGAAGAGCATAAAAGTAGGGATGCTTATGAATTGGCAACTGAAAGATTTATAAGCAAGCTAAATCACGGCGACAATGACTTTGTCACACCTACCATAAAAGCCCTGTCTGATAAAGACCCCAATGATGTTATTAAGCATTTAAAAATATTATTATTGTTAGAATCCTATAGGTTTAATATTGTGAAGGATATAAAATTGGTAAATCACATATTAGATAATTATAATCACATCGATACGGCTAATATGCTGATCGTTATCTGTAACTACCTTAAAAAAAAGAAAAGCATTAATATGAGATTGTCTATTAAAAACTTATTTAAAAAAGGCGTTAACCTCCAATTATAAAAAGGATAAAAAATGCAAGTAAGAGACAGTAGTTATAAAAATATAATATCAGATATAAAGGAGATGAGTGATAGTTATTGGAAAAAGTCAAATATAGAATTCATTAAATTTAAATGGGAGATAGGGGTAAGGCTATATAAAGAAAAAAGTAACGGTATAACCAAGATCCTGCCACAAGTGGCAGTCGATATAGGCGTGTCAGAGAGAGAATTATGGTATATATATGGATTCCGGAGCAAATATGATTATAATGGGCTGTGTGAATTAATTAATGTGCCAGATATAACGTGGAGAATAATAAGAAACGATTATTTAACCGAATCAACTCCCGAAACCAAAGATAGAAAAGACAAAGTAGATAAGGTTGATAATGAAATACGTGATATGCATCCGTTTGAGCTCAGGAAAGCCTATTTACAGAAAGAAAATCAATTATTGAAGTCTCAGGACAGCGAAAAAACCGCTTTATCTGAGAATGATTTTTTAAAAAGAGAGGTTAAAAGGCTTCAAGACGAAAACTCAAAGAAAGACACCGTTATTAAAAATCAAAAGAAGAGAATAAACGAGCTTATGCAGCGGTTGGGAGAGGCTGATTCTGTAGATGATAAGTATAGGGAGCTATTAGAATATTGGAATAAGAAAAATAAAGAAGCTTTCGGTCATATATTATGTGAAAGAAAGAAAAAGGATGGCTCTGTGTCATCTGCACTTGCGGTTAAAGATCAAAATGGAATAAAAAAAATGAGAAGGCTATATACTTTTGAAAAAAATAAGGAAATATTGGATTATGTTTATAAAGACGAGAAATTTTATAAACATAAATCTCAACCTGGATTTATAGGCAGTCAAGTTGAAATTATAGTAAAAACATTAAAGAAAAAAGAAGACCTTAATAACTTTGTTCCAGACGATGTGCATAACCAATATGACGCAAAATCTGTTGATATAGATAACTTAGAAGAGTTAGATTCAAGCTGACAGGAGGGGGAATGTACGAACTTACTATTTATGAAAAACTGGAATCTTTAAAAAGTGGACTACTGGGGGATATGCCTAGTTTTCATAAGCCTGATTGTATTCAGTGTCATGGCACGGGTATGTGTAAGAGGACACAGGAAGAGTTGGATTCTCTTTCCCCAGATATACAAATGGCTTTAGAAAAGTATGGTGAATTTAAGTTTGTTCAGCAGGGGCGCAAACTAAAGACATGTGATTGCGTTAATCCGAATTATGTCGCTTACGAAAATACTGTAAACGATATTAAGGTCTTGGTTAAAATACAAAACCATATGAACATTCCACCGGCGTATAAAAAATATTGTATAGATAATCTCCCCCCTATATTAAAAACTAAAATAATTGAGAAAAAGAGAGTAATTGAATTTATAGATAAACTTAAATTCCAAATAAAAGAAAAAAAATATGTGGGTTTTTATCTTCATGGCATATCAGGAACCGGCAAGAGCCATACAGGAGTTGCTATTCAAAATGCAATAGCTACAAACTCATTAAGAATATGTCATTATGAGAATGTCCCTGAGTTAATGAGAAATATTAAGAGAAAATTTGATAAGGATCAGATAGAAAAAAAATACATGAGTACCACTGCACTAATTGATTATTTAATAAGTGTTCCATTTTTATACTTGGATGATATAGGAGTTGAAAAACCAACGGAATATGTTTTAGAAAAAATATATGAAATAATTGATGGACGATATGTAAGGGGCAGGGGCGGATTAATAATATCTTCAAACTGCCACCCAAGTATGTTATCTCAAAAATTAGGCTATCGCATAATGTCCAGGATACAATCAATGTGTTTCACAATAGGAATGTCACAAAAAGAAGATAAAAGAATATAATAAAGACACCCTGCCTCTCATTAACTACAGCATAGCCCCATATAAGCCCTCAAAAATGGCTCATATACCCCCTCAAAATTTAAATCCATAGCAAACTACCTTTTATCTATAAAGATGCAATGTAGCGTCAATAAACAGCCGTAAAGATAATATTTGCGACTTTTTATTGACGTTTTTTACTGACACCTATATGCAGTAAACCCAATCTATCATTTAATAACAATATAACAAACCTTCGCTCTGTGGCAGTAAGCCTTTTTCTCTCTCCTCATATATATATTATATACATATTATATTAATACTAAGAGTATATATGACAAAGTAAAAATAATGCTACTGCCACCAAGTTACAGTAAAAATAGCACTTGACAAACATTAAAAAATGTAGTATATTCTTGTTAGAAAGGAGGTGGTATAGGCATGGGTGACATTTATTACTTGGATGAGGAGAAATATAAAAGATTTTCTATATGCGCAGGTGCGTATGTGATTTATGATGATTCGAAAAGGGGTTCTGGACAAAATAGTCACTCTGATATATTTGAGGGCGAAGTTATAGCTGTTAGTGATGAAACATATAGCGGGTATCCATGGTTAACGGTTAAGTTGGGTAAGATAATAAGAGGGTGTCGCGGTCAGAGCGTAGGCGACATTAAGAAGGTGGATAGAGATTGGGTTAATTATTTAAAATTAAAAAATAAAGGAGGTGGTATAGGCATGGGTGACATTTATACCAAGAATGATGATGGGTATAAGCAAGTATGTGTTCCTGTGGGGGCGTATGTTAGGTATGATGATTCCAGGGGCTGGTTTAGTACTACTGATATTTTTGAGGGTGAAATAGTAAGCACTGGAAATGAGTCAGATGATGATAGCGCGTGGGCAAAGGTTAAAATTTTGAAAATAATAAGTTCTGGAAGCAATTTCCAAGTTGGGCTTATAGAAAAGCTGAAAAATGAAAACCTTAAATACCTTAAATTAAAAAAGAAAGGAGAAATAAAAATGAATATTTGGGAAAATGTAAAAAAGATATTTCAAAGACATGAGGATACTATATTTACTTTAGGTATAGTTATTCTAATTGACCATTTTTTCTTGCATGGGGCATTGGCTTCAAGGGTAAAGTCATTGATGGAGGCAATGATTGATAGCTTGGAGAAAAGTTTAAAGGGGGCAAAAAATGATTCAAAAAATGGGAAAAAATAATATAATATATTTTATATTGGGTTATATATTTGCAAGAAAGTTAGTTCCCTTTTTTGTCCATGTTATATATTGGGTATTAATTCTGTTTTTTGCATTTAAGCCCAATGGTTTTATATCTTTAGTTATACGATTAATTAGGGATATTTTTGTATAATGAAAAAAACCACTTGACAAAACTTAAAAAATAGAGTATATTTAAAGAGTTATGTAATTCCTTCGGGGACTAGGGAGGAGTTAGGAAGGCTGAATTGACAGTAAACATTAAGATCCCCATTGATATTGGGTAGCGTGATCAAGTATGTCGATATAAGCTTGGTCACGCACCCTGCTTTGAAAACATAACAACATTGGAGGTAATGATATGAGAAAAATAATATGGGATAATAGGTATGTATGCTTGGGATTAGCAATTGTCGGTATCTTTGTTTTCTTATTTTTACTTACAGGGGCGATTGATTCGGACGACGATGGCTACGTGTTTTTAAAATGGCAAAAATTATTAATATACATGTCCCTAGATTTGTTTTTAACGGTAGTATTTTTTTTAAGGTTTACCGATATAAGTGGTAAATCATGATGAATAAAATAAGATTTATAATAGGATTGCCTATAAGGTTTGTATGTGCGTTGGTTGGTATTTTTTGTTTGTTATCGTACTTGGCTACTTGTTTTGCAGTAGTCATTTTCCTGTGTTTATGTAGTCTTTTTTATATATTGTTAAATCCAAAAATTTCTTTTAATAATGAATGGTTTGAATTACAATTTAAGGATTGTAAACACGACATTGTTAAAGTATTTAAATTGATTTGGAAAACAATAAAATGGATAGTTTGGAGGTAGATGATAATATGGCTGGAGGAATAATATTTTTAGTAACCTTTGGATTGGGTATGATATATGTTACTTTTCTTTTGACACAATTTTTAAATGCACATCATAAATCACAAATGAAATATCTTAATGGTTGTTTTAGAATAAAACGATTAGAATATGAGAATTTTTTAAAGGAGCATGATATTATGGAATACCAACTATATAAAAAACAGCAATATTGGGATCACTTCTTAACACTAAAGAAATATTGGAATCACGGGATGACATTAAAAAGAATTAATAAGGTGAAAGATATAGTTATGGAAGATGGCTTCTTTTGGGATGATATATTATCAAGGCACGGGGGATATGAATATTCCCCAGAAGAATTAAAGGAGAAGGACTTATTTAATTACCAGCATTGCTTCGGTAATTTCGCAGGTATGTTGGGAGATATAATATACAGGGCGGCAGACAAGATAAAGATGCGACGTAAACAAATCAAAAAACTTAAAGAGTTGATAAAAGAAATTAATAAGGAGGGATGAGGTTATGGAAATAAAAGGATGGGTTGATTTAAATAATTATGATTTGCAGAAAGTATATGAAGATAAGGGATGGATATTGATTATGATAGAAAAAAACAAACCAAATGGTAGGGTGCAAAAACCGGCAGAATGTGAATTAGTAGTTCATGAAATAAAGGAGCAAAGCTAATGTATTGTGAAAATGCTATAAGATTGCTTGAGGATGCAATAGAAGCTACATTGTCGTGCCTAAATCAAGGCACTATATGTGATGGGTGTGATGAAAAATGTGATATTGAACAGCTCAAAAAAGAACTCAAACATCTGAGAGGAGAGAAGTGATGAGTAAGTATATACAAAATCACATGAAACAAATGTGTGATACACTTCGGTCATTAAATAGAAAATGCGGAGAATGCCAAGATTATCTTATCTGTAAAAGCGATTATAAAGTTGAATATAATAAATATTTACCAAAACATAAAAAAGCATGTAAAGATTTTAAGGAGGAGCGTAAATAATGGCTAATAAACTTAGAGAAGAATACACAAAACAAACAGGAAAGCCAATACCAGTAATAATGGATGATAATGAAGTTAGATATATTTCAATAGATTGGGCTGACTGGCTAGAAAACAAACTAAGCCAATCCGAAGCCGAAATCACCAAGCTAAAGAATGGGAGTTAGATATGAATTTAGTTGATAAATTTTATCCTGATATCTGTAAAGAGTGTGGACAATTATTAAGTGAACAGGATATATATGATGGTGTATGTCCTATATGCGGAGTTATGTTGCCATTGGATAAATAAAAGGAGGTAAATATGGACAGTAAAGAGAAAAGATTTGTTAAATATTATGAAAACAAAAGAGAATATCAAGTGACAATTGATATAGGGCATGATGATGAAGAAACACATGTTTCTAAAATAAGAAATATGGACACAGACTATGTCCTTGATATTAACCTATTGTCGCATGACAAATTGGCGCACATAGAGGTTGATGTTTTTGATTTGTTGTGTTATGATATGGAATTAAATATCGGCGCATCCTCTATGGGGGCTACGACTTATTAAAGAAAGGGGAGAATATTAAAAATAACTCTTGACTTTTACTAAATATTTTAGTATATTTGATAAAATGAAAAAGGATGGGATATGTATATATTATTTATTGTAGATAAAAAGGGAAATATAGAATCAGAAGGCGATATTGATGCCTGCTCAACCTTGTCCGAAGTTGAAGATTTGGTAAATTATTATTGCGATCCTAAATGGGAATTTTTAAAAAGAAATGAATTTAGATATATTAAAGTTAATAAAAAAGATATGAGAAAAATATAATATATAAAAGGAGGAATTTAAAAATGGAAAAACAAAAGATGAGTGTAACAAGGGCTTTGAGTGAATTAAAGCTACTTGACTCAAGAATCAGAAAAGAAGTTGGAGGATCTACGTTTATTGATGTTTATCAAGAACGCAAGAACCAGACAATTATTGAGGGCGTTACCAAGGAAAAATTTAATACGGATGCGAAAGCGAAATATGATTCTATCGTTGACCTTATTGCCCGCAGGAAAAATATTAAAGCTGCTATTATGGAATCGAATGCCAAAACAAAAATTAAAGTAGGCGGAAAAACCTATACCGTAGCAGAATCAATTGACAGAAAAGACTCAATACAGTATGACAGATTGCTATACACCCGTATGTTGGAAAATTATACTGATGTAAGAACCAAAGAAGATACGCAAAATAAAAAATTAGATGAAGATATCCAAAGAATGGTATCTGAAAATCTTGGCGGGGATAAAAAAGTAGACGAAAAAACATATAGCAATGTTGCCGACCCATTTTTCAAAAACAATAGTTTCAACCAGATTGATCCTATAGGCGTTAAGGACAAGCTCGAAAAAATGGAAAAGGAAATTGATATATTTATTAATGAAATTGATTTCGCATTAAGCGAAAGTAATTCAAAAACAGATATAGAAGTATAAAATAAATAAGGAGGATCTGCCGAAAATCATAAACATATGTCTCCCTGGGGATTTGGGTTAATATTCCCACTGAAAATTAACAAGTATAGCTCAATTGGTAGAGCATTGGTCTTGAAAACCAAGTGTTTCGGGTTCGAGTCCCGTTACTTATTGGATCTATAAGATCCACCCAAGGGTAGGGTTTATTATCCACCAACTTTAAAGTTTAGGACTTAAAGATTAAAGTTATAGAGTTCAAAGATTAAGCTGTTAAAGTTTAAGTATTAAAACGTTAAATCTTAAAGATAGATTAAATCCTTGGCAAAGGTTTTAGGTAATGATATATATGACCATTGGTATCCGCAAGGCTGGCAGGTCTTTCTTTTATTATAATAAAGGAGGTTAAATGAATTTTTGGATTTTATATTCAGCCACAGTATTGGGATGGTTAATTGTTAGCCTTTTCAAGATTATTAACCATACACTTTGCTTAGGATCTGCTATATTCTCATTTATTTTTGTAACCGCTATTTATTTAATAATGTGGAAATTTTGGTTTAGAAATTAAAATAAGAAGAAAGATAAAAAGGTGAAGTAATATGAAATTAATATGTACTATATGTGTATTTATAGGATTGAAGATATGGGAATTTGGTATGTATAGTTTAAAGGGAGTATGGTTTGTAATTAAATGGAGTTGGGCTGTGCCTGTTTTTTGTGTTGTTTTTTTGTGGGGAGCATTGCCAGGATATTTTATATTTACAAAATTTGTGATATGGGAAAGATTAGTGACAGGTAGTGTATTATCATTGGTAATAACCCTTGTTTCAATGTGTATTTATAGCAATAAAGAATATGAAATAAAAGAGTTTTTTAAATCAAATTGGGAAGAAGCAAATAAAATAACAGGGAGGCATAAATGATTCCATGCAAACACTGTAATAAGAAGTATAAATCATTAAAACAGCTTTCCAAACATCTTGGGATGGGTAAGTTTTATGATATGTCTATACCTCCAAGATTGGTTAAGCCTAGAGATAAAGATTGGCGGATGATATTTTGCAAAAGGATAAGGAAACATATATTTGGTATGCCCGTTAAAGACCTGAGACCATTGAGAAAGGTAGTCGGCAATTGCCCATCGTTTTTAAAATGATTAAAGATATACTTATATTGAGTTTAATTGTTATCTCCGTAGGGCTTTTTATATGTAACAAAATATTAATAAAGGAGAATATTAATCTTAAAAAAGATTGTATGGAATTAGGTATGGATATAGATAATATGAATAGGAAACTGAAAATGTCAACCGTGTCTAGTTATGGCAATAAACAGGAGGATGATAATGTCAAAAGATAAAATACAATATATATCAGCTAGTGAATTATTGGCATATCTGAGATGCCCATTTCAATATGAACAACAACACCTGAAACTTAAAAAGACATTAAAGATAGAATCAGATGAATACGTAAACCTGATTAACCAGGATTATAATTACAGGGGAACATATGTACATAAAGTAAATGAAGTATATATGAAGGATAAGAAAAAGGATATAATGGCTATTGCCAAACAACAGTTGGCAAAGTTTCCTATGATAACATTGGCACAGTTTGGCGAATGTAAAAAGATATTCAACACATTCTTAAAAAGGTATTACCAAGAATATGAAGTTATTAATACTGAATATAAATTTAAGAAAATATTGGATAATGGCGTTGCTGTAAGGGGTACTATTGATTTGATTGTCAGGATAGACAAAAAAACAATTATGATAATAGACTACAAGTCCGGTGCGACATTTATGAACGAGAAGACACTTGATAATAGTCTTCAATTGAAAATGTATTACTTGGGCATCAAGGATAGGTTTGAAGAAAATGTATTAATAGGGCTTGACCCCCTCCAATATGATTTCATAGGGCCCATAGAACCTACAGAAGAATGGTTGGGAGACGTGGAGGACTTTCTTGAAGGTTATTATAATGTAATAATGGCGGAAAAGATATTTGAACCCAGGTATAATTATTATTGTGGGCAGTGTATATATTATCCGATATGTCCATTAATGAAGGATCTTGATAAGATCAAAGTAAATCCCGTAATAAAGCTCACGAAAAACAGTCTGGATAAAAATATAGATGAGTATATCAAGCTGCAAAGCACTAATAAGATAATTAATGCAAAATTAGATGCTTATAAAAACACATTTAAAACATTCTTGGAGGATCAGGATACATCTTCTATGGAATGTAAGGGGCGCATTATAGAGTCTAAAAATAATAGGCTTTATGTTAAAAATATAAATAAATAATAGGAAGGCGGTGATACGATTGGGTAAAACAAAAATTGAAATAGGTGATAGGGTGATACATGAAGGGTTTGGTGAAGGAACGGCTGTTGATAGGATGGGTATTGAATCAAGTAAATTCAAGGTAGATACTGTTGTTGAGTGTATTAAGGCAAGAGATTATAACGAAAATGTGGTGGGGAAAAGGGGGAAAATAATAAAAAACAATAACTCCTTTTGTTATACTGTTGAGTTTGATGAATATATTGGTGGGCATGCTGGAGAAGGTTGGGGTGCATGTGGCAAAAGGGGGCATTGTTGGAATTTCTCTAAAGAAACACCCCATGAATATTTAAAAATAATAACTGACAAAGAAACAAAACAAACAAAGTTTAAAGAAGGGGACAAGGTTAAGGTTGTAAGAAAGGTTGAAAAAGAGTGGGTATGGAATTTGTCAGGCAAAATGGACGCAACATTAGGCAAAGTGGGTACAGTTCGTCGTGCAGGAAGCCTCTATTGTTTCGTATTGATGGATGATGAAAGGTTATGTGATTCAATGGGGGGTACATGGTCGTATGACAATGAATGCTTAGAATTGGTTGAAGAAGAAACAGAAATAAAAATAGGCGACTATATTGATAAGCCAAAAGAAGAATATGGGGAATATTTTGATGGAAATAAAATAGAAAGGAGAAAAGAAGAAATGTTTGAAGTAAGCATATGTGAAAATTTAGATGAGATAGTAACAGGGGTAAAGGGTATAAAGACCCTTGGCAGGAAAAAGGTGAAAGAAGAACTTTCTGAACATCAATGTGAGATTAATAGGGAGCTTACAAAGAAAAGCAGATCTATTAATTGGGAAAGAGAAAAAGACGAAGAAATATGGTATCCAACAAAGTATGATGTTCTTGAAGAATTAGAAAAAATCAAAAAGAAACAAAAAGAAAACAGGTAGGCGGTTGAGGTGAAGATGTAGTTCCCCCTTGAAATATAGGGGGAATTATATTATATTTGACAAATCATGATTAGAAAAATAAAGTTTTTATTGCAAAAGATATTCAGGGGGTTTTCTGACGACGAGACTTGGAATCTTGATGATACCATATCAAAATTTGTATTACCCAGATTAAAAAGGTTTAAAGAAATCAATAATGGTTATCCCCATGGGATGACATGGAAACAATGGAATAGTAAATTAAATAAAATGATAAAAGCCTTTGAATTGATTATTGAAGACAATTACATGATGCCCAAATCTAAGTGTAAAAAAGTGGATGAGGGGTTAGATTTGTTTAGAGAGCATTTTAGGGCTTTGTGGTGGTAGATGAGGGACTTTATGGGCATAAGTTGGATGATTATAGCTATAATGAGAAGGAGGTATTTATGAGCGTTATATATAAACCTAGTGGGAAAGCATTAGAATATTGTGAACTCGCCCTCAATATATATAGAGGATGTGGTCATGGATGCATCTATTGCTATTCGCCTGCTGTTTTACGTATGAAAAGAAATGAATTTTATGATAATCCTATGCCTCGAAAAGATATTATTAACAATGTAAAGAAAGAAGCGCATCTTTATTCAGGGAAAAAGGTTTTATTATGTTTTACTACTGACCCATACCAGCCTATTGAAGAAAAATATGGTATTACAAGAAAAACAATACAGATATTAGTGGACAATGGCGTTGCCCCTGCTATCTTAACAAAGGGTGGTTCATTAGCTCGCAGAGATTTTGATTTGATAACAGAAGGAAAGGGTGAATTTGCGACCACGCTGACATTTTTGGATGAAAATAAGTCTAAGGAATATGAACCTAATGCATCAACGCCATTAGACAGGGTCGCAAATTTAAGAGCTGCTAAAGAGATGGGAATAAGGACATGGGTTAGCTTAGAGCCTGTAATTGATCCTGCGGAAACATTAAGGTTGATAGACCATACATACGATCTGGTTGATTTATTTAAAGTGGGAAAGGCCAACTATGTTCCCGAAGCCAAGTCTATAGATTGGTCGTGGTTTTTAATACAGGTAGAAAACAAATTAAAGAAATATAATAAAGAATACTATATTAAAAAAGATTTATTGGAGTATAAAAAATGAATGAGATAGGTAGAAAAAGAATATTGGAAACTATAGACTATTTAGTTTATAGTATAGGCTTTGTCATGGACGAAGGTGATAAGAAAGCAATGAGAAAATCTATGGTAAATTTATCAGAGGCTATAAAGGAAGATAAAAATGGCAAATAAAGATTTTGAAATAAAAGGATTACCTGAAAATACACAAAAGAAAATAGACAAATTGAAATTTGGGGAATGTATTAAAAGGGGATTAAGTAAAAAGGATGATGTTTGGTTCAAGAAGGTTAAACACGGCGGTTGTGCATTCTGGGCGTATGGGTTTGGAAAAAAAGATGAACAGCCCAATACATTTTCTATAACTCTGCAGGTCTCAAAACAATTAGAAAAGCACTTTGATATTTCATTATCAACAGAACAGTACCAAGCGTATGTATATAATACCATTATATGCAATGTTACAATGAAGCATGAAGGTCAATATATTACCAGGATGGGTACGGCAAGTCCATTGGATGTTGGGAAAGAATTTTTATCTAAGCTTCCATTTATGGCATGTAAGAGGGCAAGGATAAGGGCATTATTAGATATATTGGGTATAATTGATTTGGTATCCGATCCGTTTTTTACCGAGAATGCCTTTGATGAAGAACCGCAGGTTAATATTGAAAGTGATAACAATGATAAACCGGCCAATGCAACACAAAAAGAAATGTTAAAGAAATTATGTAAAGAGAAAAATAAGAAATATGTAGAGCCCAAGACATTTGTTGATGCTGCTGAAATGTTAAATCAACTACAAAAGTAATAAGGAGGACTCATGGAAGAATTTGATCCCGATAAAATGCGTAGTATTGCTGCATTAATGGGAATACATAACAAGAACGAAATAGCACATAGGGTAGGTATACATCACCATACTATGTACAACCTTATAGACAGAAAAAGTAAACCATGTATGGGAACACTGGAAAAAATATGCAAGGCACTTAACTGTTCAGTTAGTGATTTAATGAATGAGGGAGAAAATAAGAATGAAAAGAATAACAAAGAAAAGGCTTAACGAATTTATTGAAAAGGTGGCAGATATCAAGGAAACAACTATACTCAACAGCGATAGCAAGATATATGTTTCAAAGATTGATGGTAGTTATTTAACACGGGTTGGTATGGAGGACCATTTAAAATTTCTTTTAAAGAAGGGTATTACAGATCAACTACAAAGTGCATCAGGAAAAAGTGAATGTACAACTAATATAGGGTTTAATCCAGAAGAAAAGAAATGGTATGGGTGGTCTCATCGAGCTATGTATGGTTTTACTATTGGGTCTACCTGTAAAAAAGGGCATTGTCATTATAGGCCAAAAAACAAAAAGGATTTCAAGGAAGACTGTATACGGTTTTGGGACGATGAAAATCATTTAGAAACAAAGGGTAGGTTTGGTAAAAATGGGGGCGAATCCGGCGTATGGGTTAATTGGAAATATAATGATAAGGTTAGGAATGAAAAACTTAGAGGCCAGATTGGCGGTGTGTTTTCACCCTACCCCAAAAAGTTTGGCAAGGGTGAATGGGTAGCTAAAACAATGGAAGACGCAAAACAAATGGCAATAGATTTTGCTAAGGGCGTTTCTTAAAATAATTATGAGAGAATCAATATTTCAATCAGAGATAAAAAGATCGATAGACGCATTAATGGGGCATTCTCATTATCATAAAATACCGGATGTATATGCCAAGGGGGACTTTGAGACCAAAAGACCCTATGATTGCTATGTATTTTATAATAAAGAGTTTTGTGCATTAGAATTAAAGCAAATAAGGGAATGTAAATCTTTTCCCTTTGAAAACGTTGAACCCCACCAGATATATTATCTTCAAAAGGTAAAACAGAATTTGGGCTTGGCATATGTGGTTATTAATTACAGGTTTAGCCCTTCTCAAAAACAGATGAAAAAATATAAATTAAAAGAAAATAAATATAATTTTACAATTGCGATAGACATTGATTACTTCACATATATAAGAGTGTGTTATAAAGATAGAAAGTCTTGGCCGGTATGTGATATACTTACTCACTATAAAGATAATACTCATAATTTTGGATTAACGTTTATCACATGGGAAAAGATGAGAAATATAAATACGTACATTTGGCGTATTGATAAATTATTATATTAAAAAAAATAACCATTGACTTTTGGTTATTATTTTAGTATATTTGATAAAAAGGAGGATACATATATTGGATGATAATATAAACCATCCCAAGCATTACACAGTAGGGAATCTTGAAGTAATAGATATAATAGAAGACGCAAAGCTAGGATATCATTTAGGAAATACTATTAAATATATATTAAGACATGAACATAAAAATAAACCTATCGAAGACCTTGAAAAAGCAAGGTGGTATTTAGATAGGTATATTAATAAACTAAAAAAAGGAGAAAAATAATATGGAAATAATTTTAAGTTACATATGGAAGTTCCTTATATTGGGATGTTCCACATGGGTTATATTGGCAGGATATGATTTTTTGCTTAAATATACAGGAAAAAAATCCATAAGGGCCAGGTATCATGGTTATACTACACCGCCCAGTAATACCCCTACGGTATTAAGTGACAGGGAAAGATCATAATATGAAAGATACTATAAAAAAATATATAACAGATAGTAAGGAACTGAAGGTTGCGGAGGAGCTCATTGATAAGTTTGTTTCTTCCGCAGGTGTGAGAAATAATGCCGTTGCATATAAAGTTAAATCAATAGAAGCGGAAAATTTTGGTATTGTGGGTAATGTTAAGGTATCTCTTTCTGATATGGTTGCTATCGCAGGGAACAGGGGTAGTGGGAAAAGCCTTTTTATGGAGACCTTTCCATGGGTTGTTACAGGTAAGTGCAGGACCATAGCGGACGTTGCGGGGGATATTTCTAAACCTGTAAGGGTTTCTTACAAGTTGGAAATAAAGGATAAGGTATACACACTTCAAAGGATAAGAAAGAAATCGACTAATACCGTAGAACTTATATGTGATAATAATGCTATAGCAAAGGGCAATGATGGGGTAATGATGGAATTGGGGAAATTGCTAAAGTTTGATTTGAGGTTATTGCTAGATACATATTATTATTCCCCAAGGTTGTCTTTTCAGTTTGCACGAGAACAATCTGCGCCAGTTGAAGAACATATTATTAAACTTACCAATCTTAATACGTGGTTAGAGCTTCAGCAATTTGTTAAGGATACAAAAAAAGAAGAAAAGGAAAAACTTGATAATATTGATGGGATAATCGGATATATTTCTGCACAGAGCGAAACAAAAGAAGAGGTGCAGCAGAAGATAAATAATTTAAATGCCGAAAAAGACGAAACACAGAAAGAGATAGACAAGATAAAGGAACCCAATGCTACAGAAATTAAAAACAAAATAGATGCGATAAAAGACAAGATCAACAAGGTTGTAGAACTTGAATCTAAGTTGGAAATCAATGGGAGCGTTGATGGAAAAAGGGAAAAAATATTAAATATTGAAGAATCTATAGTTAAGCTGAAAGCACGGATAGAGGAAATTGGGGATGTGAAAACTCTTCTTGCAAAATCAAATAGTGTCTTGGGTGATATTAAATATAAAGGGGAGTCCGCAAGAAATGAAATGGATTCCAGGAAGGATATGATCAAGACGCTTGAATGCCCTGTATTAAAAAAGAAGTGTGATGAGTTGGTTGCTTATAAGGATAAGATTGAACCCGAAATAGAAAAATTTGAAAAACAAAGAATTGATTTATTGAAGGACTATAATAAAGAAAAAGAAAACAATGATAAAATTACGGCTTTATCAGAAGAAAAAGTCAAGATAGAATCAGAACTAGAAGCGTTAAACAATTCTAAGAAAGAAATTGAAGAAGAACTGAAATCATATGACAGTATTGATGCTGAAAAAATAAGTAAGCAGTTGGAAGAATTTCCCAAGAGGGAAAAACTTATGAAGGAACTTGCCGATAGTGAAAAGAAATATGAGGGCGTTGTGGATCTTATTCAAAATGCGAAAGATGAAAAGGAAAAACTTCGTGCAAATATTATTGAGGCGGACGCTGATATAAAGCGATATAATGAACAGTTGGAAGAGTTTGATAAATATCAGAAATACCTGAAGGATAAAAACAAGTATGAAACCAGGCAGGCAATATTTGATTCATTAATAGACCTTTTTGGTAAAAAACAATTGCCCAAGATAGAGGCATCCAAAAAGATAAAAGAATTGAATAAGAATATGAACCTCGTATTGGACAAGTTATCAAATAAGACATTGGAGGTCGATATTAATGAGAATTTTGAAATGAATATCAAATCCTCGGACTCAGATAAGTTTATAAAAGCACAGTTAATATGTGATGCATATGAACATCTTGTAAATTTATCATTCTCTATAGCGTGTTGTTTATTAATTTCTAAAAAGATTATTAAAAAGACAAAAAAACCAGAAATAAACGTTATTACGAATGAAATTCCAGTAATGTTTATTGATGAAGTATTCCTGGCAAATCCAAGGGAAGAGAGGCAAAACATTATTAATGGTATCGAGGGTTTGTATTTAGATCATAAGATTGGTCAGGTAATATTTTGTTCAAACAGGATGGAAAAGAAACTAATCAATGACGATATGCAGTATATTGAATTTAAGGGTGGTGGTTTAAAGTAATATACCTCTATACGAAAACGTATAGAAGGAAAATAAAATTTCTGTAACATCGGGGGATGTTTTCTATCTCTATTGGTTTATAGTAAACCATAAACTATAAACCATATACAGTGGGGAATAGATTATCCCCCTGATGTTATATTGGCGGAGGGTTAGATATGGGTACAAGAAATTTAATATGCGTTGTGTTGGATAAGGAATATAAAATTGCTCAATATGGGCAATGGGATGGATATCCAGATGGTCAGGGACAAACGGTTTTGGATTTTATTCTTAATGAGATGGATATTAAGATGTTCAAAAAAAAATTAAGGAAGCTGAGGTGGATTACTCACGAGGATATTGATAATATAAACAGGGAACATTCCGAAGATTGGGATGAATTTTATCCCCACCTATATAGGAATATGGGCGCAAATATTCTGAGGTCGGTTCAAGAAAGAGATATTAAATTTTTAAAAAATTCATTAGATTTTGCGAAAGATTCTTTGTTTTGTGAATTTGCGTATGTTATCGATCTGGATAAGAAGATACTTGAGGTATATACCGGGTTTAACCATTTCCCCCTTTCTAAAAAAGAAAGGTTTTATTTTGGCGGTGAAGTAAAAGAAAGCCCCTCCGGTAAATATTACCCAATAAAATTATATAAAAAGTATAAATTTTCTGAATTGCATGCATCTGTTATGCATATTCTACAAAGTGAAATGAATGAGGAAGAAGAGGAATAAATGCAGCTACTAAATAATACATACAATTATTCTAATATGAGTTGTTATAATGAATGCCCATGGAAGTTTGGGAAACTTTATATAGATAAAGTTGAATATGACTATGGGTATGAGGGCGACTTGGGGACATTTTGCCATGAGGTATTAAAACAATATCAAATACACTTGATTAAAAAAGAAATGAAAGAAGATAAGTTGGCCCTTAATAATTTTATTAATACTATATGGTCTACTATAATGAAAAAGTATAAAGAAGATCAGTTATTAGAGGGCAGGCAAATATTGTCAGGTATTAATATAAATGTAGATACCGCTTCAAGTATTGAGACCATTGCCAGGGTGGGGGTATCTGAGTTGAAGACAAATATATCTGGCAGATTTGATAGAATAGACATAATTGATTATCCTAAAATTATAAGGGCAACCGATTGGAAAACAGATAAGTGGGAAACCAATATTGAAAATTTTGAAAAAGACCTGCAGTATATTATATATTCGTATTTAATTCAAATGAAATATCCGCAGTATGAAGAGCACCAGTTTAGAATTCACTATTTGAGAAGTGGGAATATAATAGATTCGCCAGTGATGGAATTTGAAAAATCAAAAACAATGTTATTCGATAAAATAAAGAACATACAAAATGCAAATGATTTACCCGCAACAAGAAATAAATTTTGCGATAGATGTAATTTTTATAAAACGGATTGTCCGTTAAATAAATAAAACTAAGAAAGGAGAAAGGTAAATGAAAGTATTGGGAGTTATTGCATTGGTTGCAGTGTGTATAGGATTGGTTCTTCTACTTGATTACAGTTCTTTGTTATGGGAAGGGTTTATTTCGCCTAAAAGACAAGCCGTAAGGCGCAAGGTATTTCTTGAGACACGATCATATAATGAAGCTAAATTGCAGGAGCTTATTAAATATAGGCATGAATATATGACAGCAGAAAGTGATCAGGACAAGAAAGCGCTGGCATTTACTATACGCCATACATTTGCTGAATATGACGAAAACAAATTGCCAAGTGAATTAAAACAATTTCTATCAGAAATTAAGTACAAGTATTAAGGAGTTAAAAATGAAAAGAATATTTATTATTTTATTTGTTGTGCTTCTCTCTATTTCTTTTATGGCCTGTGAATTTGAAGAAGTTAATAACCAAGCTGATAAACAACAGGCAGAAGCAACAGAAAAAGCAATGGTAGAGGCTAATGATCAAATAGGCATGCCGGCAATTAAAAATTTTCAAGAAAGAAAACTTGTTAAAATGCTATTGGAAATTAGAGATAGGGCAGATTTGGTATGTTATGCTTATATTAAAAGTGATTATCAAGGAAAGCTTGTTTTTATAGGAAAATGTATTGGATATGGAATTCCGTATTCTGCTCAATTTAGCAATCCTGAAAAAGTTGTATATGAGGGCGGATATAATAATGGTTATGGTAGTTTACCTCAACCTGAACCTAACGGTATATTTGTACCGGATGGACTAAGTGCAACATGGTTAATGATGATTGATGCAAAAGGAAAGGCAAAGCCAGTTTATATTGAACCGGAAATAGTGGTTTCGCCATTTCCGTTACATTAAAAACAATAAAAGACACGGTGGGGTGATACCCTGACATTGCTATATGGAAGCCTCTCATAGAAGCTCAATTTTCCATACATCAATCTGTTTTAATTGGTGCTCAATCTTCTTAAAACAATGCGATAATGTTGTGTGAAATCAAGCACCCGTGCCTTATTATTATATGAAGGATGGTTATATATGATTTTGAGATTTAAGAAGGAAAATTGCAGAGTTGACTCTGAATGTGTTGCAGCGTATTATTATGATGGAGATCGATTTTGTATGGAATATAAAGAAAGAAAAGGCGAATTTTCTATTTTGGTTAGTCGCAAGAAGGCTATTTCATGGGGTGAACAATTAGATAAGGCATTAGGTATAGAGATTATAGATATAATATAAAAAAAGAGGGAAATATGTCAGAACACTTAGATATAGGCAAGAGGATGAAGAAATATGAGAGGGTGGCGGAATATGTATTACCTAAAAGAATACCTGTTATCCTTAGAATAGATGGTAGGGCTTTTCATACAATAACCAGAAAAAGGTTTGGTAAAAATTGGTGTATGGAATTCGTAGAGCAGATGATAGAAGTCGCAAAGACTGTTATGGCGGATATGCAGGGGTGTAATATATGTTATTCCCAATCAGATGAGGTCAGTTTTCTTCTTACTGATTATAAAACTATAAATACAGATGGGTGGTTTGATTATGATGCCCGCAAGATGATTAGTATATCTGCTTCATTGGCGAGCTCTGTATTCTCAAGGGTATTTGGTAAAAATGTATCTTTTGACAGCAGGGTATTTTCCATACCACAAGATGAGGTATGCAATTATTTTTTATGGAGACAATTAGATGCTACACGAAATGCGATCCAAATGGCCGGAAGGGAATATTTCAGCCATAAACAGATGCATCAAAAAACATGTAATGATGTGCAGGAAATGTTATTTCAAGCGCATGGTATTAATTTTAATGATTATCCAATAATTAGAAAAAGAGGATTTTGCATAACCAAAGATAATGGACTGGATAAAGAAATACCAATATTTTCTAAGGATAGAAATTATATTGAACAGTATGTTTATGTGAGGGAAGATTAATATGAAAAACAAAAAAGAATTAATTAAAAGAATAGAAAATATGGAAAATGAATTGCAGATTCTCAAAAACGATTTAAATCATAAAACTACCATTGAATTGAAAAAATATGGTGATATTGAAATAGAGTTAGAAGATGATTCCGATTTAATTACCATAATACAAGATGATGGTTGCAATATCATAGGGATACCTAAAAACAAAGCGTATCAATTAATTAGGGCTATAAAGGATGCTATGGGGGATTAGTATATAAATTGATATTACTAGATCTTTTTTCGGGCATTTCAGGATTCCACCATGGATTAGAAATGGCAGGGTTTAAATTTGACAAAGTATATTATTCAGATATAGATAAATATGCAAATAAAGTATATGCAAAAAATTATCCTGATGCAATACCATTGGGGGATATTACTAAAATAAATCCAAAAGATATAATGGATGTTGATATCATTACGGCGGGATTCCCATGCCAAGATATTTCGGTGGCAGGAAAGCAAAAAGGTATCAATGCAGAAAGAAGTGGCTTGTTTTTTGAAATAATAAGGATAGCAAATATATGTAAGCCCAAGCTATTATTTCTTGAAAATGTTAGAAATCTTTTATCTGGGGAAAATGGCAAATGGATGGAAACGGTTATCCTTGAAATTAATTCAATGGGATATAGTTGTGAATGGCAAATTATTAGTGCTTCTGATGTTGGAGCTTGGCATAAACGCGAAAGAATATGGATTATTGCCTATAAAAATGATTTTTTAGGCGATATATTTAGGTAATTATATGAAGATATGTAAAATGCAAGATTGTGAATTAACACATTATGCGCATGGTTTTTGTGAGAAACATTATGAGCAACAGCCACATGTAAAAAAAAGAAAAAGTGAGCTTTCTAAATTAAGATACATTGAAAATAAAGATGCATATTCTATTCAAAAGAAAAAATATTACCAAGATAATAAAGAGGAAATTTATAAAAAGCAGAAAGAATATAGGCAAACAAAAAATGGTAAAAAGTCTCAAAAAAGATATTATCAAAAGAATAAAGAGAGAATTTCTCTCAGGCAAAAGAAATATTATGATGAAAATAAGAAAAAAATAAATATGAAGCAAAGGGTATATAGAAATAGTGAGCAAGGGAAGAAAATAATGAAATGCTATAGAGAAGAAAAAAAAGAGGAAATAAAAGAAAAAAGAAGGATATGGTATGATAAAAATAGAGATGAAATATTAAAGAAAGCAAAGATATATTATTTAAATAATATAGAAGAAAGGAAGAGATACGCTAAAGAGTATCTACAAACTCCTCGGGGTAAAGAAGTTAATAAAGCTTCTCATATAAGAAGGAGGTGTAGTGTTTCAGAATTATCAGCGAGGACTATAAGAAATATAAAAAAAGATAATATTAAAAAGTATGGGCAATTAACATGTATATTGTGTAATGAACCCATAGTTGATAGTAGTGACACAATAGAACATATACAGCCCGTATCAAGAGGGGGAGATAATGCCTATGATAATTTGGGAGTAGCACACTTTTCGTGCAATAGGCAGAAAAGCAATAAAACTATGGAAGAGTGGGTAATATATTGTGAAAAAAAATCAAATAGCTGAAATAAAAAATAAAAATACAATTATAAAGTCCTTTACATTGTTTGATATAATATTTGATATATTCCCTAAATATGGGCAATTAAAAAATGGTATAATTTATTCTACTGAGAAGTTGGGGCTTGGCATAAAAGGGAAAGAGTGTGGATTGTTTGCTACCCCCAATACAATGGATCACATGGGAATGAGAAGTAAAGATGCAATGAAAAAAATGATAACAAATGGGGCAAGGAAAAATAGATCTAAGCCAGGCAATTTAAGAGAGCAGGTAAATCCCGAAATGTGTAAGGCTGTGGTTGAAGCAAGATTGGAATCTAATAATATACCCATAGATAAATGGGAAGAGCAAGCAACGAAGTGGGGATACCCCAAAGAAATGTGGCCAACGCCCACTAGCTCAATGATGACAATGGGTGATTTTATACAGGCTAAATACCATAGTTCTAAAAGACCTCCTTATAAAGAAGTTAATCAAATGTTCCCAACTCCAGAAGCAAGTTCAACGGGCAGAAGCCCATCAGCCATAAAGAAAATGAGAGAAACAAACAAGAGGGGGATAGGTCTCAAAGCAGCGGTTAAAATGTTTCCTACTCCTACAGCCACGGAAAGAAGTGGTATAAATCCCAATACAGGCAAGGGGGCAGGGTTAAGCAAGACTATTAAGATGTTCCCAACACCAACAACTCAAGAAATAGAACATCCTGAATTAGAATTAAATGAAAATGGAAGAAGGAAAACAAAGGATGGGGATAATAGCCATAGTCTTAATTTAGCAGATACGGTTAAGATGTTTCCTACCCCAAGGGTATCAGATACAGAAGGCGGGGTAGTAAAGAATGTAGAATTAAAAGACGGCAATTTTAGCAGGGTTAATAAAGATGGTGTGAGGTGGGGCGTTAAGTTAAAAGATGCGGTTGGTTGTATAGAAGAGAAAAGGAAATTCCCTACCCCTATAGCTGGAGATTGGAAAGGGCAAGTTCGTAAAAATGGAGAACCGGGTATGTTATCTGGAATTCTTGAAAAAGAAGGTAAGGAAAAACAGAAAATGTTCCCAACTCCTACCACAAGAGATTATAAAGGTGCAAGAAAATCTGAAACATTAAAGGCAAGTGGTAGAAATGAAAATAATAGTTTGCCTGATAAAGTTAAAAATAAAGGTCAGGGCAATTTAAATCCTGATTGGGTGGGTTGGCTAATGGGCTACCCTAGATATTGGACAGATATAGATAAAGAAACAGGAGAATTTGATGGATGGCATAAAGAGCCAGATGATATACCAAGATTGACAACAGAAAAGAAGAATAGGGTTAATAGGCTAAAATGCCTGGGAAATGCTGTTGTACCTCAATGTGTCGCAGTAGTAGGTAAATTAATATTAGAAAGCGGACTTATATAATATGGATAAAGGAACACTTAAAAGATATGGATGGGATCATAGATGGGGGATTCATAGGTTTTATGGGTCAGGTAGCCGAGATAGTTGGTTTCAAAAACTTGATGATTTGAATATAATTATTCCAGAATTATATTACAATGATATAGAAACAAGGTTTACTGTGTTTAATAATAACAAAATAGTAAAATCGGTACACCATCAAATATTTAATAGGTGGCTTATGTGTAAAGAATATTGTCATGGGGAAAAGATCTGTGAAGGATGCCCGTTTACTAAAAAGTATAAACTAGTGGGCGCATGCGTGGATTGGTTACGTAATATTGATAGTAAATTTAACCATGAATGGCTGCATATAGATAAGAGAAATAGGCATAGGGATAAAATAGAAATATTTTGGGAGAAGGCTAAAGAATATATAAGGATAAAGGAATATGAATGTAATAATTTGCAATTTTACGAAAAGTAGGGGCAGATTTCTTTTTTGGACATATGAATTATGGGAAGTTGGTGGGGGAGCAGGTGTTGAGTGGTGGTTTTGTGGTATACCAATTAATCTAGGTAGATGGAACCCCCTTTGGTTAATATTTTATTTGCAAAGCAAGGATAAAAAAACACTTGACAAAAATTGATTTATGGAGTATAATTATAATATGGATATGTTAGAAAAAGCAGTAGAGATAGTAAGGAAACTAAAAGACAATGGACATGAAGCAGTATTCGCAGGTGGGTGTGTAAGGGATATGTTGTTGGAAATAGATTATAACGATATAGATATAGCAACATCTGCCACACCTGATGAGGTGGAAAAGCTATTTGACAAGACCATACCTGTAGGGAAATCATTTGGGGTTATAATAGTAATAGATGGCGAGGATAGCTTTGAGGTAGCCACATTTCGCTCTGATGGGGATTATAGTGATGGGAGAAGACCAGATAGTGTTGAATTTACATCTATGGAAGAAGATGCGAAAAGAAGGGACTTTACTATCAATGCTATGTTTTATGACCCTATAGAAGATATGGTTATAGATTTTTTTGATGGAAAAGGGGATTTGTATTGCAAGACATTAAGGTTTGTTGGGAATGCATCAGATAGAATAAATGAAGACCAATTACGTATGTTGCGTGCGATTAGATTTTTAGTAAAGTATAATCTTGGTATGGAGTCTGGTAACTGGGAGACTGTAAAAAAATATTCAAATTTAATATCTAATGTTTCTAATGAAAGAATAATACAGGAAATATTTAAAATGTTAGAATTGCATAATCCCAGAAAACTCTTACATACCTTACGTGACAGTAAATTATTATATCATATATTGCCAGAAGCTGATAATATATTTGAGATAAAACAACCAGAAGAATTTCATCCCGAAATATACCTTGAAGAACATATCATATTATCATTGGACGCATTGAAAGACAGAAGTCCATCATCTGAATTATTATTTGCAACATTATTACACGATATAGGCAAACCCCCTACCCAGACATTTGAAGATAGGATAAGATTTAATGGACATGATGAAGTAGGGGCAAAAATGGCAGGGGAAATATGCGATAGGTTTAAATTGTCTAATGACCAGAAAGATAAGATAGTATTTCTCGTGGCTAATCATATGCGGACAAGGTTTGTTAAAGAGATGAAAAAGTCCAAGCTAAAAAGACTAATGGCAAGTCCGCACTTTGAGGATCTTATGGAATTGCACAGGGCGGATTGTCTGGCTTCTCATGGCGGATTGGATAAATATGATTATATGAAAGAGAAACTGGTTAAATTCAGAGAAGAAGTAGAAGAAAAATCTAAATTGCCCAAGCCCTTTGTCATGGGGAGGGATCTTGCCAATATGGGGTTTAAGGCGTGTCCTAGTTTCGGGAAGGTTTTGAAAGAAGTAATGGATATGCAGCTTAATGAAGAATTTGAATGTCAAGAAGATGCGTTATCTTATGCGTATGACATGATGAATAAATTAATTAAGGAGGGAGGTAATCTATGTATTGCGGAGAAAATGAAGAGTACGTAGACTATGAAAGTTGTGATGATTGTATGGAAGATCATTATGATGGCAATCCAGATCACGACAATTTTAAGTGCGCTTTTCTTTCTAAAAGAGAAGAGAGAGAAAGAAAATTTAAAAGTTTGTCTGACTCTAAATTAATTAAAGAGGTTAGGGATAAGCTTTCTAAATCTTTAAGTATTTCAGATGATAAACTGAACCCAATTTTATCTGATTTTAATAATAGTATTTGTGATGTATCTGTAAACTATCTTAATGAGATAATAAAAGCTCAGGTTCAAATCATGTGTTCTAAATATTTCGAGAGTAAGTTAAAAAAACAACTTGATGAATTGTTTAAAAAAGTAATAACCGACGAAATAGACGTATTGCAATCAGATGACACATTTATAAAAACATCCATTCAAGAAAAGCTTTTACAGAAAACAAAACAATTCTTTAGTGAAAAGGAGAATTACAGAAATAACGATATTAAGGAAGATATTGATAGCATTATTTCTAAGGCAGTAGATTCAAAGGTTGAAATAGCTTTGGAGGAATTGAAGAAAGAAACTATTGAAAAGTTCAATACCGAGGCAATGAAATCAATGATGAAGGGTATGGCAAAGCAATTGGGTTCGGATAAAAAGCTAATGAAAATTTTGACTTCTGGTGATTTTGATTGATAAATAAAATTAACACTTGACAAAGGAGATGATATTTAGTATATTTGATATTGCTAATGAGGGACGATGGCGAAAATTAAAACGCACCAATGATGTGGCGGAGTAAATCTGATCAGTATCCTATGGGGGTTAGAATCCCCCTCGTCCCTTTGTTAATATGGATGCGGTGGCGAAGTTGGTTAAACGCAATGTCTACGTAGCAATAAGAGTAAGAATAGGCATCTCTTGTCGCAGGTTCGAGTCCTGTCCGCATCCCATGGAGAGTCCGTGAGGGGTAATCCGACCCTTAATATGAAGCGGAGGACGGATTGTGGGTTCAATTCCCATGCTCTCCGAATGTTCTTTGATATGATATAAGTAATAAGCATGGTGGCGAAAAGAGTAGACGCTAAGTCCCCACCATAGGTAAGCAGTAGAGCATAATGGCTCACTCATTTGTAGGGTGACTTTACGAGTAAGGCCTCGGCAAATCCCTACCCATGTCTTATTACTGTTAACAAGTAAGCATAGTGATATATGTGCTGGATGGAATACCCACCGATGATAGCACGAATAAGTTGCCTTGAGGATATCGGCCAAAGAGGGCTTGTTTATGTTACTATGCGTATGATGCATATAGCTTATACCTATATGTAATTGATTTAATGGCACAAACATCATTGGCTCCGAGACAGTGATAGTTACCGTGGGTGGATTTAATTATCCACCCTGTGCCTTATTATTGAAAAGGGGGAATGAAATGGAAATAAAGAATAGTATAATAAATGTTTATGGCAGAGAGTGTGTTGGGTGCAAGAGGCACGATAAGTATATTATGATAGCTATATCTGATAGTGATGAAGACAATTATGGCATACACGATGTTTTTCTTACTAAAAAAGAAGCCGAAGATCTAATAAACAAAATAAAAGAGGCAATGAAATGAAAGTAAAATATAAAGATATGGATATCATAAAATTCCCTTGGTATATGGGTTATTCATATTCAAGACCAGAGAAACTGCGTAGGTATTATTATGTTATTCCGCTTAACTTAATTATTAAATTAGCAAGAACAATATGGATAGTTCTTCAGGTCGGATATTATACAAAGGCAGAAAAGAAACTTGATGATACGTTACATGATAGAGAAGGAGAAGTATATCAGTTGGGATATCAAGATGGTATGGACGCAGGTAAACGCAAATGGATTATGGAAGGTGAAAAAAAGGTTTACGATAGATTGACTACGTATTTAGAAAAAAAAAAGGATGGAGGGATTTGAAATGAAAAATAAAGACGAAATTATAGGTGTTGCTTTTATATTTTTAAGTGGATTAGCTTTTGGGTGTATTCTCTTTTACAATATATTTATGCCAATGGTAATTGATTCAAGGGCGAATCGTTTAGGGTGGATGAGATATTCGGGTAAGTATGAAAAAATGATTCCTTATAACAACCATTATTGGAATATTCATTATTTGAAAAAGGGGAGAATGTCTGGGAAGCATAGAATGTTAGACGAGGTAGCTAAATGTATAAAGACGAATGGTTAATTTATAAAGTATTATCAGGGTCAAGGGCGTATGGGCTGCATACAGAATCATCAAGAGGGTATAAATGAAAACGAAAGATATTGATGAACAAGCTTTTATTGAATATTATCTTAAGCCTGGAGTAGGATGTCGTAATGCGCATACTTATTTTCATATTGGAAGAAATAGAGCTAAGGAGATTTTAAAAAAATATAATATACCAATTAAGAGTCGTGGTGAAATTATTGGAGATATTAATAGGGGCGGGAAGCTTACTAAGGAACATAAGGAAAAAATTAGGAATTCATTAATAGGAAGACCAAGTCCAATGAAAGGGAGGAGATTGTCGGAGGAAAGAAAACAAAAAATAAGAGAGAAAAATAAAGGTTCAGGCAATCCATTTTATGGTAAAAAACACTCTTTAGAAACAAAAATAAAAATGTCTAAAAATCATGCGGATGTTTCAAGGGCATCTGGTCATCCGTTGCAATCGCCAGAATCAAAAGAAAAAGCTAGGCTATCTAGGATTAAGAACAAAAAACCATTATCAGAAAAAGCCAGAATTAATAAATCGTTAGCAATGGTTAAATATATTCAAAATAATCCTGAAAAAATAGTTAATAAAAATAGTAAAAGGGGGTGGTTTCTTACGTATAAATACCACAAATTAATTTATTATCGTAGCAGTTATGAATTAAGAATGTTGAAAATATGGGATGATGATGATAATGTTGTACAAATTTTACCAGAATCTATTTCCTTGCCTTATTATGATAAGGATGTATTAAGGAATTTTATTGTTGATTTTATGTTAATTTTTTCTAATGGCGAAGATAAATTAGTAGAAATTAAGCCCAAAAACTTATTGACTTACAATAACAATCCACTAAAGATTGAAACATTACAAATGTTTTGTCAATGTATGGATATGGATTATGAAATTATTACATTGGAGGATATAGAGAGATATGAGAAAATTGGGAAATATGTTATTGCGTAAGTATTATTTATGAGAGAAAGGGAAATTTATGATAACATTAAAAGCAAAATATAATTCAGCAAATATTATGATTGACCAATTAGATCAGACTACTATATCGCAGACATATGGTTTTTTAAATCATCCCGCTTTCGCAAAGACCTATATTGCTATTATGCCTGATTGCCATGCCGGAATGGGTGCGGTAATAGGGCTTACAATGAAGATGAATGGATATGTAATCCCTAATATAGTTGGCGTTGATATCGGATGCGGAGTATTAACTGTTAAGTTGCCAGAAACATTAAAAGATATTGATTTTGATAAATTGGATGATTTTATAAGAAATAATATCCCTCATGGATTTCATGTGAATTCTAAGCCTGCTTGCGATAACGGTTTTGCTATAGGAGTGACAAGGGGAGGATTAAATGTACCAGATATTAGAGGCGTTTCGGATAATATAGAATCTGATGCAAATAGGAATGTATTGGCACTGGGAAGTCTCGGTGGGGGCAATCATTTTATTGAGATTGGAATTGATGAAGATGACAATTATTGGTTAACTGTACATTCGGGATCAAGAAAATTTGGTTTGGATATAGCTACATATTATCAAAAAAAAGCAAAAGAACTGATGAAAAAGATGTTTATTGGGTCTGCATATAACAATTTGGAATTTTTATTAGAGGAAAGCCCAGAGGGACAGGGTTATTTATGTGATATGAAATTTGCCCAACATTATGCTACTGTTAACAGGAAATTAATGGCATTAAAAATATATGAATACCTTGTAGAAGAATTTGCAAGTTATAGTTATAGATTTTGGGAAGATGTTGAACAAATAGAATCGGTTCATAACTATATTGATTTTGAAGATAGGATAATAAGAAAGGGCGCAATAAGAGCTTATAAAAATGAAAGATTAGTTATTCCCTTTAATATGGAAGATGGATTGGTAATTGGAAAGGGTAAATCCAGTAAAAAATGGAATTGTTCTGCGCCTCATGGGGCTGGACGTGTATTATCAAGAAAGAGGGCAAGGGCGGAATTGAATTTAGAAGAATATCAAAAATCCATGAAAGATAAAGGTGTTTATACCAACTCTTTAAATGCAAATACCTTAGATGAAGCTAAGGGGGCATATAAAGATAAGGATATTATAATAAATTCAATAAAAGAAACAGTGGATATACAGCATTTTGTAAAACCAATATATAACTTTAAGGCGGATAATTAATCATGAGAGAATATAATATACAATGCGAGCATTATGTATTTGAAAAGAAGGTGGATTTATGCAGTGTTATTTTTTTGTCGGTTCTGGTTGGTGTCCTTGTTTTAGTTATTTTTGGCAATATTTTTATTTTTATGTATGATGATATTAAAAGATTAAATTCTATGAATAAAGCCTGGATGAAATCAAATGAAATACAGTTTAAATTAATAGAGACACAGCATAAGGTAATAACAAATCAAAGAAGGTTACTTAAAATACATAAACAATTAAATTATAAGGACTTTAAATAATATGCATGTATATACCCCACCTACAAAATGTAAGCCTATTGGAAAAAAATTTGATATATTATATTGTGAAAGTTGCGGGTGGGTTGCAGAGGAAATAAATATAGGGATGAAAGGTGAATGCCCAGACTGTAAAGATAGGTTGTCATATGTTTCGATGACACCAAATGAATTAATTGAAATATATAATTTTTGGAAGGAGAATATAAATGGAATTAAAAACAATTAAAGAGCTTGTAGATAAAGTAAATAATGGGGAAATAGATAAAACAAAATTAAGTATTATATTAGACAATGACAATGTATCTTTTTATCATGGTGATGAAGAAGCTGATCCTAAAAATTTTTATGAAATACGAGTGGCGGAAGCGCAAGGTTATTCGGATATATTACCTTTGTATAAGCTTCTTTTCCCTGATTCAACAGTCGAGTGGTGTTAAGTATGGGAACTAATTATTATGTAAAAGATAAAAGCCAATACTGTAAATATTGCAAAAGGGGTGAGGAGTTAATTCATATAGGTAAAAGTTCTGCAGGGTGGAAGTTTGGGTTTGATATGTCCCATGAAAAATATAAAGACATTAAAACATTAAAAAAGTTTTTAAAAGGGAAACAAATATGGGACGAATATGATAGGAAGATTACTAAAAAAAGGTTTTGGGGTATGGTAGAGTGGAAACAAGAAAATGTAGAATTGAGCCAAACAGATTTTGACGAGACAACTAAAGTAATAGATGGATATGAATTTAATACAACGGAGTTTAGCTAATATGACAGAAAAAGAATATTGGAAGGAAATGTTTAAGGAAATGTTCGGGGAAGATATTAATTGCGAACTGCAAATTATTAAACCTAATGAAGAGGAAGAAAAATGATATTTAATGACAAAGAAAAGTATGAAGAAGAATTAAAAAAACACAAAGATCACAAATTGGTGAAATGTGATGAACCAGAATATTTTTTGGTAGGGTTTGAATGCAAGAACTGTGCTACAATTATTCAGTTTGGAGAATTAAAATAATGGGGCAAGAAATTAAATTAACAACCATTGAAGATGATTATAACCCCATTAAAATATATCTTTGTGAGTATATGGGCAAAAAAGATTTACGAATACATAAAATGTTTTACAAGGATGGGGATCTTAAAAATTGCAGTAATCCTATTCAGTTGAACTGTGGCGATTATGAAATATTATTGGATACATTAATAAAAAACAAAGATAAGATCAGGGGGTTTCTACTAAGTTGAAAATACTCAGTTTAAAAGATATCGACGAATCAGAGGTTTTGCGGTGTATGAACTGTAAGTATACAGATATCGCAAAGTTATGGAAAGATAGACCGGAGGGTTATTATGGGCAATGTCCCAAATGCTATAGCAGGGCTTTTAAAAAAGTGGAAGAAAAAAAAGAAGATTCCCCGGAGTGATGATGTTGATATGGAATTGTTGTCAATATTAGTAAATACCAAGACACAGGGTGAAATCAATTCCAGGGTTATAGATGAATTGTTCCTGGCTATAAAGATAATCGCAAACAATCAATTGATAATAATGGATAAGTTGGGATTTAAATTAAATAAAGGTAATGCTCCCAAACTTCATTAATATTACTATTGACTTCTGTCTTTATTTTTAGTATATTTGGTAAAAAGGAGGATTTAAAATGAAGATAAGAACAGGATTTGTATCAAACAGCTCCTCAAGCTCATTTATCGTAGTGGGCAAACCACCTAAATGCAGGACTATAGAATACGCCAAACTCAATAAAGAGCAGGTTAAAAAAGCTATTGAGCACTTAAAGCAAACAAGTGTTTATCTTAATGAGGATAACTATTGGCATGAAAAAAAATATAAGAAGCAGAGGAAGGCCATTGACGCACTTACAGAAGATGATATATTATATATGACGGAATTTGTATCTGATGGAAGAGATGATTATAGTGATATCAGTAATAATCCAAATTCAATAGATTTTCATAACGGCGGACATGGGGTTCCGTATGATGTAGATGAATATTATGAAATAGGGAACGGGGTATGGTTTCCAAAGGATAATAAAGGCAAGCAACATACTTGTCCAAACTGTAATTTTAGCTTTGATGAGGATGAAGAGGTAATTGAATTATGAAATATCTAATAATTATTAGTTTAGTTTTTATAGTGATTGTAAGCTGCGGTAGTATCAAACAAGATAAAGAAGCACTCAGAGTAACCAAGATGCAAGATGACTATGAATATCTATTTAAAAAATTAGAGCATTCTTGCGATCGTCGTTATGGGTCTCTTGAAATAGAATATAAACTTTTAGATGCTTCTCATTTAAATTATTTCTATATTAATGGCGATTGGGAATTATTGGGGGTAGCTGATTCTGGATTTCATAGCACTACACATGTATACTATTTCAAAAGGGGTTCTTGGAAGAATTAAATAAATAATACAATTAGGAGTAAGTTATGAAAATTAGAAATGGATTTGTCTCGAATAGTTCAACAAGTAGTTTTCTTATATACGGGGTTACAATAGAGGATGAGAAATTTATTGAGGCAGTAAAAAAGAAATATCCAGATGCGGTAAAGGGGTATATAGAAGGAGAATTTAATAAATATACAGCAGGGTATACTTTAGATGAGAAAACAAAGCTTAGTGTGAAGCATCCTTACGAGGGCGGTTGTGGTATTTATGTGGGGCGGAGCTGGGATAGCATTGAAGACAATCAAACCGGCGGGCAGTTTAAAGACGAGATTAGCAAGCAATTAAAAGAACTATTCGGCGATGATATAAAATTAGATACATATCAAGAAGCGTGGTATGATTAGTTAGTTAATATATATATCAAGGAGGGATTAAAAGATGAAATTGTTTGAGAATGAACGTGCCAAAATGATAAAGTCCGATGACTTTAATATGATCTTTAACAAACTAAATGGGAATACCCTAACATGGGGTAAGACCACGGAGGAAGACCCTGATTATTGCAAGTTTGGGAATTTAATAGCTGATGTGGAAATAAGTACTATTTGTAATGGATTAGGAAAGCCATGCCCTATGTGCTACAAATCCAATAGCTCTAATGGTAAGTATATGCCATTAGATAAATTTAAAAAAGTAATGGATGCGTTTCCGACCACATTAACTCAAGTCGCTTTCGGTAATGGAGATATTGAATCAAACCCAGATATGTATAAAATATTTGAATATTGTCGGAGTAAAGGGGTCGCAAGTAACATCACAATAAATGGTTATGGACTGACAGATGAAATAGCCCAGAAGTTAAAAAAATATTGTGGCGCAGTGGCAGTGTCTCGGTATGAACCTTCCGACACCTGCTATAATGCAGTCAAAAAGTTGACTGATCTGGGCATGAAACAAATAAATATCCATATGTTATTATCGGAAGATAATTATGATAACTGTATGGAATTATTAGATGACAAATTGAATGATCCTCGGTTGAGTAAGCTGAATGCCATTGTGTTTCTTTTATTGAAGCCACAGGGCAGGGCAAAGAAAATGAAGACCATGAAAGATAGAAAAAAGATAAAAGCCCTGATTGATAAAGCCTTGAATAACAATATCTCAATTGGGTTTGACTCTTGTTTTGCGCCTATATTTCTGGAGTGTATGCAAGGCCATAAAGACTATAAGAAATATGAGATGTTGGCAGAACCGTGTGAGTCCGGACTGTTCAGTATCTATGTAGATGTAGAGGGTAAGGTATATCCCTGTAGTTTCCTGGAAGATAAGGACCATGGCGGAATGGATATCACAAAGTGTGATTTCCAAAAAGATATATGGAATGGGGAATATATGAAGAAGTGGCGAAAGAAGCTGCTTGATACCAAAAAAGGGAATATCTGCAGGCATTGTCCTGAGTATGATTTGTATTAATTAAAGGGGAGATTAGTGAATAATTTTAAAATAATTAAATTTGTAATTACATATCCCATATATTTATTTCTTCTTATTGTCCTTTTATTTTTTTCCCCTTTAGTGATTGTCTTTGCTATGTTAGTTACAGATAATTGGAACGAGTTTTTTAATAACATAAAAGAGATTTATTTAACACTTATTATGGGGAGTTTAAAATCATAATATTCTTAGACATAGATGGGGTATTGGCAACATTGGAATCTGCCAAGAAGAGAGACACATGGCATGGATATGGATTTGATGCAAAGTGTGTTAAGGTGTTTAATGATTTTTGCGATTCTTTTGATTCTGTCAAGGTGGTTATTTCTTCTTCGTGGAGGGGTATGTTTAAGTCTGGGAATTTGGAGAAAATATTTAAAGAGCAGGGCGTGAAACATGATATATATGATATAACACCTATTAGTCTGTCCCATAGGAATAGGGGGCAAGAGATACAGGAGTGGTTGGATGAAAACAATAAAGACAATGAGGGCTATATAGTTATAGATGATGAAGTAAGTGATATAAATCCGTATATCCCCCAAGACAAGATTATCCATATTGATCAGGGATGGAGTGAGGGGGGATTGAAAAAGGGGCATATTAAAAAATGAAAATAGTATGCATATCAGATACACATTTGCAGTATGAAAAGATAGCTATCGCAAAATGCGACATTTTGATTATTGCGGGGGATATTGATATAATGCTTTATGCTCATGTAAAATTATTTTTTCAATGGTTGCGTGAACAGAATGCGAAAAATATAATTATTGTTCCTGGGAATCACGATAAATTTCTTGCGTCTCCCGAATTCTTTCTTTTTAAAATAGAATTAAAGGACAATGAATACTGTTTAATTAATTCAATGGTAGAAATAGATGGGTTAAAGATATGGGGATCACCATTTACCCCTATGTTTAACAATTGGTCTTTTATGGCAGAAGAAGGAGAGTTAAAAAGATGTTGGGATATGATACCTAAAAATATAGATATATTAATAACTCACGGTCCGCCACATAAGGTGTTAGACAAAACCAGAAGGGGTGTACATATAGGATCGAAATCATTGGCGGAATCTTTAAAGAGGATAAAGCCCATATATCATATTTTTGGGCATAACCATGATGGATATGGAACATCAATGTTCCAAAATACAACTTTTGTAAATTGTAGCCTGGTTAATGAAGATTACGATATGGTTAACAAGCCTATTGTGATAGAGGTATAAGATAATGAAACATAAGGTTTTGTCTAAAAAGAAGTGTGCAGAAATGGCAGAGGAGATAGGTAATCTGAGATATGATTCTTTAAGCATATTTTTAAATGAACTTAGCAATAAATTAGCTAAGGATGCCAGAGAAGACTATAGGAAGGGCAGGATTAGGTTGTCGCAGGAACTTACAGAGGCATTTAGAAAAATTTCAGATTCTGTAAGCAATATTTATTTGGCTTGGAAAATATGTGAATCCCATGAAGATAATAAATAAAAATGAATAATATAATGTCAATCAAAGAAGCTATAATCTATTATTCACAAAATTATTATATAGAAGATGATGCAGAAGAAACAGAAAGTGAAAAACAGGAAAGATGGACGAAGCAATCTGACGAAGAGGTCAGGGAGATGAATAAAAATGAGAGCTTGTATTAGAAAAAAATACGGGGGTAATAAATGAATAAAATTCCAAGTGTGCAAATAAGTAGAATAGAAGATAAATTTAAAGACATTGATTTGCCATTAAGCCCTGAATATAAACCATGTGAAGAAATTTTTCCTCAATGGATTACTTCAAGAATTATATTAACTGATTTTTGTAATAAAATATTGGGGTGGAAAGTTTCTATTTTGGAAAACGCTATTTATGCATCCCTCCAGTATCCCTTTGTTGTAGATGGATTTGATGAAGTCTCGCTTGTTTTGTCTTTTCCCGAAGAAGATAGATATAAGGTTATAAATATTTGCGAATCCGTACATAGGGATTATTTCCCCAACCCAGATCAGTTTCTGAATGAAATGGCTGATGAAAGATTGCAATATAAAGTTAGTTTGTGGTTGGATAGGTATGAAAATTATGTAATAAATTGCGGAGGGAGAAGCGCAGTAGATGAAGTAAGGTATAGATTAGGAATATTAGACATAATGGGATTAAGGGTATGTAACAAAGTATATATGGATGATGAATAGATTAACTAACAAGATTGCAAATCATGTGTATTGTTGGTTAACTCTAGGAAGGTGGATAAAATGAATAGAAGAGAATTTATAATGACAACGGGTGGTTTGTTCGGTGCTAATCCCATATTACTAGCCAATAATGAAGATAATAATATTCTAAAAATATATCACTCAATAATCATACGAATAATAGATGAAATATTACAAGAATTTGATAATGAGGGGATGGATTATGATAGATATTATGTTTTAGTTAGATTTGAAAGCATTAACCAATATATTATTGAAAATATCAACGGCAAGTCATTGAAGCCCTTTGAATATATAAACGGAGATTATCCGACTTGTATTTTTAAATTAATGCAGAGATTTAAATATTTTATGCAAAAAAAAGACTTTATAATGGCTCAATCATATTTTAATAAAATATACTATGGTGCTCTAATGTTCAAAAAACCAATTAAATATTATACAAAAGCTTACAGAGATTTATATAATAAATATGGCTATCCCAGAGATGATTATGCTATAACAATATAATGGAGAACAAATGAAAAGAAGAAATTATTTAAAGACAATGACATTGGGCGTAGCATTATCGGCTATACCTATACCCAAAAGTTTGAAATCGGATACCTATAAATATCAAAATGAAATAGTTGTTAAAAGAGGGAATATGGACTATGATTTTACAGCGTCTAATCCAGATATATATGAGTTTGAAATGTATAATATGAGATACACACTTTATGGGGTATCGTTGTTTATTTTTAAAAATACAAAGTTGGAATATTTTAAATTAAGGCAAATCAATATATATCACTATAGATTTGTATTTGATGGATTAGATAAAAAATTAGCACATGAGCTTATCAGTGAAATGGGATATTCTATTTTACCAATATATATGTTGGGGGATTGTGATGTTAATGGTAAAATTATAAAACCAAGCTATGTTTTTAGGTAATCGAATATGAAACCAATGTTTGTAATAGCTAGGGATTATGATTTCTCAAGTAAGGACACTATAAGAAGAATGAATCAGGATTTTTCAATATATAAGAATGGCGGGCAAACTTTCTTTTCAGAAATAGATTCCAATAGATATCCAGAGAGATTAGATTATGAATTTTTCAAATGGGACAGCAGGATAGATGATATAGATAAAAGAAAAACATTAGAAGAACTGTTAATATTAATATATGATAAATACCCATTAAAGACACTGTCCTGGATATTGAGAAAATCACAAGACCAGATTATACATAAATTAAAAGAATTGAAATTAAGAGATTATATTGGGCAGGAATCGGGCAACAAGAGCATTGAGGCATATAATAAGGGAAGTGCCCAAATTAACGGAGAACAGATTAAAATATCTGTAAAACAATCAGATAAACACGAAATAGAAGTATGGATGTCTAATAATAACAACTACCAAGAATTTGATATCGATAAGGTAAGGCTTGATAAGGATATCCCATATAAGGAAATATTTAATAGCTACATTGCTGACAACCAGATGGTCATGGCTTTTAAATTTATGATTGTATTTTGTAATACATTTAGGATGCAATATAATATTAATTTTGAAGATGACAATGTGATTTTTAATATGGATATAGGGAAATACAAGGCTTTGGATAAGCCTGAAGTTAAATTATTAACCGAAATGAAATTGATAAAGAGCAAGGGATAATTCAATGAAAAAACGATTAACTGATTACGAATATTATAAAACAGATAACATCACCCTATATAAAGGATGGTGCATTGATGTAATGAAGAACCTTGAGGGTAATTCTATTGATACCATAATTAGCGATGTCCCTTATGGGATTTCGTTTATGAATAAAAAATGGGACTATGATATTCCTTCTGTAGAAACATTTAGGGAAATGTTAAGGGTATTAAAACCAGGTGGGACAGCTTTAATATTTGCAGGTAGCAGAACTCAACATCGGATGGGGTGTAATATAGAAGATGCTGGCTTTTTATTAAAAGATTGTATTATGTATATATATGGTTCAGGATTCCCCAAAGCTACAGATATAAAAAAGAATTTGGAGAAAAAATATGGTAAACAGAATACCAAATACAATTTGCGATTTATGTCAGAACCCAATTTATCGCAGACCGAGTACATTAAAAATAAACAAGGGCAAATTTTGTTCAAGGGCATGCAGAAACAAGGTTTATCGGTTTCAGGGAAAACCACCGAGAATGATGGGAGAAAAAAATCCTGCATGGAAGGGTGGGGTGACATACAAACGAGCGAAAGGGAATTACAAAGGTGTAAAATATGTACGTTGTCCGAAAAGGTATTTAGGGATGGCAAGGAAGGATGGATATGTAATGGAACACCGTTTGATTATGGCACAAAAAATTGGGCGGATATTGCAGAGAATAGAAGTTGTTCATCATATCGACCACAACCCAGCAAACAACAAAAAAAACAATCTAATGTTGTTTCCAACAAACCAAATCCACAAGAAATACGAAGCTGGGACGGTTGGAAAAGTCACGGATTAAAACCGGCATACGAACCTATAATAATAGCTATGAAACCAAATGAAGGAAGCTATGCAGAGAATGCTTTAAAACATGAAGTAAGTGGATTGAATATTGATGGAGGAAGGATTGGAACTGAAACTATAAAGGTTAGTGGGAAAGGTTCTTATAAAGAATGGCAAAAAACAGTTAAGGGATTTACCAAAAACAAAGAGGGGATTAATACAGAGCATCAGGGCAGATTCCCTGCAAATATAATATTGGATGAAGAATCAGGGGCGATGTTAGATGAACAAGTAGGCGAATTAAAATCAGGAGATAATTGCATACGCAGAAAAGAGGGTAGGTTCTTGGAACATGGAGGATTGGGTAAGGCGGGAGATTTGCAGATCACATATGGAGATAAAGGGGGTCCCTCACGATTTTTTTATTGTGCTAAGGCATCTAAATCTGAAAGGAACGCAGGATGCGAAAACTTAGAAGAAAAAGAATTGGGGCATAATAGATTTGATAAATGTAAAAAATGTGGTGGGTATATTTTTCAAAACCCAGACAGAAAATCTGCTTGCAAATGTGATAATCCCGAAAGACAAAATAATACAGTTAAGGGTAATCACCATCCGACTGTAAAGCCATTATCTCTAATGGAATATTTATGTAAATTAACAAAAACCCCTACGGGGGGAATAGTATTAGATCCATATATGGGAAGTGGAACAACTGGAATAGCCTGTAACAATACAGGTAGACAATTTATAGGCATTGAAAAAGAAGGGGAATATTGCGAAATTGCCAAATGTAGAATTGGTGCAGGCAATAAACAAATGGAATTATTTTAAGGAGATAGTGCTATAAAAAAACGATTAACTGATAAGGATAAATTAATTGAAGTATTGAATTCACGCCTTTCTATGTGGGAAGATTATACAGATGAAGGCAGAGAGAAGTTAGGACGTGATATGTATTCATGGACTCATGGCCTTCATAGGGGTTCTTGTTATAAACGGCATAAAGATTGGCGAAAAGAATTAAGAGAAGAGTATAAAAATCTAAAAAAGAGGGGTGGATTATGAAAAAAATACTTACACTACTTTTTCTGTTTTTATTCCTAGTGGGGTGTAAGAACTATAAAGCCAAAGTGGTAGAGGTGGATACGTGGTATGGGTTAAGCCTTGTTTATTCTAACTGTGTATTTTCCAGGGGATGGGATAAGGGGCGTGGAAGAATATTGGTATTGGAAACAACTGTTGATTATATCTGTATTCCAATGGACGATATAGGGTATGTTTATATAGAATATGATGGACATAAATTATATACGCATAATGTGTTTGATTATCTGCAGGGCGGAATGGATGATGATCAAGGATACAAAATAAGAAAGAAGGGAAAGTAAGAATGCCATACTATTTAGTGGAAGGCGAAATAACAGACTATTGCGATGAATATGTTGAGGCAAAGGGCAAGAAGGATGCCCTGCGAATAGCACAGGATCTTAATGAGGGTGCTATTGATCCATCTACAGTCCATATAGTCAAAATAACAAAGAAGCAATATGATGAGGTTATGGGATAATGAAATATGTATTAGTCGCAATTATGCTATTGTTTGTTTCTTGCAACCCCATGAATAAGGTTGTAGAGATAACAAAAGTAGTAGAAATAAATTATATCTTGGGAGTAACCCCCCAAGATAATACCACTAGTGATACAATCATTGAAAGGATTACTTCTGATGTACCTGATCCTTATTGGCCCGAGTACATATTGTGGTATGTCGAAACCAACTATAGGGTTATATCCTGTAAGACTAATATAAGATATAGATAGATATGGGACAAACAAAGGAATTGGATGAGGATGCGAATGGATAAATTAAATCACTATGATTTATTAACAGATTTGGCGGATATGAAAGGTGCATTATATCGTGAAGTTCCATTAGGGTCTATTTGGGGTGTTTTTTATGCATTGGCACATGAGAGGTCTAAATTGCGTAGAGAGTATGAGGGCGAATGGACTAAAGATACCGCAAAGCAACTTGATAAACAAGCTAAGGATATGGGGGTTACTACACAAATAGCCGATGTAATGTGTATAAAAACATCCTATACTAAATTTTGCGTTGATATATATGAAGTAAAGGTAACAAGGGCAGATTTTCTTGGTGATATAAAAAGGGGTAAATATAAGGGATATTTGGATCATTGCCACAGACTATATTTTGCATGTCCGTCAGGCGTAATAAAAAAAGAAGAAGTTCCGGACGATGTGGGTTTATATGTCAGGGGTGATAACGGATGGAAATGCCAGAAAATGGCAAAGAATAGAAGTGATATTGAAGTTCCATATGATACAATGATGAGCCTTTTATTTTATAGGCAGAAGTGGAATAGGAATTATCAGAGAAGGCGAATGATGTTTTGTGATTTATCCGAAGAAGGCAGATTTTATAGGGGAGAAATACCCAAGTTCAAAAATCTGGGACGCAATATATCTAGGTCTATTCAATTTATCGAAAAGCATAGTGACCTATTTGATGAAATAGGAAAAATGAATAAACAGCAATTAAAAGATTTTGGTTATCACTTTAGAGATGAAGCCAGAAAATTTAAAACAGGAAAGGTGTAAATAATGGAAAATGAAGAAATGTTTAAAGGCTTGATTGAACAAATGACAGGATTGAATAATGAAGAGATCCAAAGTGTCGAGGTAAAGAGCAATAAGGACAAACAAAACTATTGGACCATTAAGGCATATGGAAAAGTGGATGATGCGGAGAAGCTTGTTGTTAAGGTTGTTAATATAGATAGAAAGCTTAAGGATACGTTTTATGCCGAGGCTAACCCCATTGAGGATGTATCTATTGAAAAATGTAATAGGTTTACTGAGCCTGTGGCTTATATCGAATTGGTGAGAAGTGCCAAGCACCAATATACATGGAACATAAAATACCAAGGTAGAGCAAATCAAGAGCTTGGCATCGTTGATAGAATACAGGTGCTTGACACCCAACTGAAGGGTTATTTCCCCAGTTGAACTAAACCAAATAAACTATTTTGATGTTCATAATTAGCCTGGGCCAATGAATTTAAGAACTCTGTCGGTAGGGGTTCTTCTAGCTCTAAATGTATTTTCCCCTGCCGGAAATTCTGTTCCCTTTCTCTCAAATAGTTCACTAAGTCTTGCATTTTCCCCTCCTTCTAATATTGTAGTTTGTGCATAAAATGCACATTGGTCTACTACCCATGTTTTTTGCCAAGTTCAAACCTGACCTTCTTGATATACCTAATAGCCTCTGTTTCGCTTTTGAAAGGTTTGTTATGCTTCTCCTTATTTTCTATAGATACTTCCATAAAATTCCATATTATTAATAGGGCATTTAAACCATATACTGTTTTTTTGTATCTGCCCCTTGTTATCTGAAAAGCCAATGTCTTATTAATATCCAATTCAATGGTATGGCAACTGACAATGTCTGGCGTAAGTGGATTTCTCGCCCCCTTATAATATAGCTTGAAAACAGGTTTTACTATCATATCCATATTTGGTACATATTGTGGGTATTTCATTATTCCTCCTTTTCTCTTTTGAATAGAACACTGTAGTCATTTTCATTCCAGGATAATATTCGTTCAATTACCCATCCTTTTTTTAAAATGACATTAGCTTGATTTGGAAAATCTTTTATTGGGATAGTTCTTATTTTGTGTTCATATTCCATATTACCAACACCCCTTTCCTTTAGGGCATAAACCCCATGTATCCCACCATTCTCCTTCTGATTGGTATTCTGGGATCTCAAAAGGGATATGCCAATATTTTCCACAGCATCCACAGTTAAACCCAAGGTATTTAATTGTGGGTTTGCCATTGAATAACCATTTCAAATATCTTATGAAATATTGTATATGGTATAGTATCATTTCCCCTGCCTTTGTAATTCTTTTAATGCCCTCAGTTCGGATTTTAAAATCAATCTTCTTACCCTATTAAAAAACATTACCCTAGTCAACCTTTTTATTCTTTTGTTGGATTCCATTAGCTCAAGGCTTAATAAAAATACCTTAATCAAACATATACTAAGCCCGAAAATAAACCAAAAACAAAAAAATTGTTCTACTGCCATTTCCATAATTACTTATTCCCCCCTTTTATTTATTTTAATAATTCTATTATAACTGCCAACCTATTAACAACAATCCATACAGCTATAAGTATTGACATTAACGAACTTACTATTGCTACCTTATATATTGTCATTTTTATTCCCCCTCTCTTTTTAATTCAGCATATCCACAATCTTGGCAGTATCTTTTTAGAATTATACACCCTACCTTTATTCCGGTAAGGGGATTAATTACATAGCCCTGTATTTCTTTCCATTTAGTCCAATTGTGTTTCCGCCCCCCCTGTAAGCATGATTTTTTGTCTATACACATTGCAAGGTAAAGCATTACCAAAATTACAAAAGATGTTATTCCTGTTGTTAATAATACAATTGATATTGTGTTCATAGATCCTCCTTGTTTTTTTTGAGTAAAAGATAATAATAATCCTTATCCCAAGATAATATTTTATTTAAACCCCATTTTTCTGCCCATAGTTCTTTAATCTTGGAATCAAATTGATTTCTTGGAATGGTTATTCTTTTATATTCACAGGATTTGTCATTCATTTTTCTTCCCTCATAAACCAAGGTGTATATTTTTGTTCTGTCTTTTTACAATGACGCTTCATTCCCTCTGGTAATTTCTGTTCGTTGAACCCTATTCCTCCATTTGTGCCGTCAGGAAAAGTAGTATGATCGCAATCATCACATAAGGGAGCCCCGCATACAAACTGACCTGTTTCACTACAGCTTCGGGTCGCCTGAGAACCACAGGAGCAACATTTTTCATCTTTATGCTCTTTACAGTATTCACTTCCGTCAACTGTAGGTTTTCCACATTCCCCTATCCATGCTTGATTAAATTTACATTTATCCATAATTAAACCTCCTTTTTTATCCTTCATGAATACATACTTCATAACCGCATGTAGTGCATTTAATACCTGTCCAATAATCTGCACTACCTACATTAAATTCTTTACCACCACATTTTTTACAATGTGCGGTAACTGCAATGTCTTTTTTGCTAGAGCCTACGTGAAACAACTTATCTCTTTTCCATTCTATTAATCTTGGCTCTCCGAATCCATCATAAAATTTTTTATATTTATCCGGTAGCTCTTTGTAATCATCATCACCATCACATGCGTATGGATTATAAATTCCTATTTCGGGAATATATATATTCATAATCAGACCTCCTCTTTAAGTTTGTATCCAAATTGTTTCAAGCAATTTTCGCACCTTTTAAATTCACCATAATAATTATCATCTTGCTCTATTTCTTTATCAAATAATTTACAAAGCTGATATAAAGTCTCTTGCCATTCACAATCACTATGGCAATATAACCCATCCACATACGCTTCAGCCTCAGTGGTAATTGTCTTTACTATTCTTACAGATCCGTTACCTTGGCATACTGACATAATCAAACCTCCTCTAATTTCTTATCAATCAAATGCAACAATATATTATTGTTGTCTACTATATAATACTCTATTTTTTAAACTTAGATTTTAATCCCAGTTATGTCTAAAAATTTCTTTTTATTTTTAGCAAGCTTAAATTCTGGTATTGATTTTAATTTTTTTAATACATCTTCAGGACATTTACTCCATGCTTTTTTATATCCCTCGACTCCTTTTTCTTCGAGTTCAAACCAATCCATATCTAAATATTTAATATCTTTTGGTATTTCTTTTACTTCAATATCAAATAGAAAATACTTAGTGTTAGTACAAAAGTAATTTTTATATCCGTTACTACTATTGAAGTTTCCGCTGTTCCAGTCTCCGCTGTTCCAGTCTCCGCTGTTCATGTCTCCGCTGTTCATGTTTCCGCTGTTCATGTCTCCGCTGTTCCAGTCTCCGCTGTTCCAGTCTCCGCTGTTCCTGTTTCCGCTGTTCATGTTTCCGCTGTTATTGGTATCATCAATTATTGAGATAATATCTTTATTAGTTAATTTTCTAATAATTTTAATTTTAGTTGTCATGCATTTTTCAGTATCTTCCTGTACGTTACCAAGAGATTCAACCTCCCATATTGGATTTCCGTTCTCAAAAAAATTAATGGCAAAAACCATATGTCTGAAAAAATGTATACCATTTTGACATAAGATGGGTTCTCCTGAAACTTCTACAATTTGACCCTTTTTAAAATAAGTTTTTTTACCCCTACCCATCCCGTCGGTATAATAACCCCCACTGTCTTTTTTCATAGCTTTATATCCCTTGATATTTTCACTATGATTTTTTATTGTTGGATTCATTTTAAACCTCCTCTTTCTTATCAACTAAGTGTAATAATATATCATTATTACTGACTATATAATACTCTATTTTTTCTCTTTTGTCAAGAGCTAATCTTTCTATCCACTCGTCAGGGAAAGATATCTGAAAGCCCTTTGTGAATTTGGCTTTAGATATCTTCCTGACCTTGTGGGGGAAGTGTTCTTTAAGGTATTCTTGGATGTTCATTTTTTCCCCTTTGTAAGCCCCTTGGATATCTTATTAATATATTTTTTTACTTCCTGAATTGTTTTCATTTCTCTTATTCTGGTTAAAACTACAGCACAGGCAGGGGTTAGCCCATTAATATCAGGTACATCTATGCACGCTTTTAATGATTGGGCAATCATAATATTTCCATTTTCTATCGATTTTGTTATTTCCGAATTATATTTTTTCCGCCACTCATCCCGCTCCTCTTCTAATTCTATTATATAATCTTCCATACCCCTTATCTGGTCATCTAGGCTGCATACACTATTATATAGAGTTCTTGATCTAATGATTCTGTCATCCATAATTATTCTCCCCCGATTTTAAAGTCTATATGACACACTCTTACGTTGTCAAAAAAATATGAATCACCTTTTTGATCACATACATGAACCTTGGATATTTCAATATCTTCAAAATTAATGTTTTGATCGTATAGGGATACTAAAAACCTTTTAAGATGCTCGCTATTTAATTTGATTTCCATGATTATTCCCCCTGTTTATATCCCATATATTTTTTATATAGGTTTTTAAATTTTGTTTTTAATGTTGGGTTATAGTGCCAACATTTTATGGGCTTGTTTGGACAATCTATAGTTGCGTTAAATGGAATCATACATTTTCTGTATTTTGCGAAGCTATTATTTATTAAATGAGAATGTGTGCAATCCTTACAATGTACATTTTTATCATTTTCCATAATTATTCTCCCCTGAGTGTTTCGTGTAATTCTCTCTCGACATTAGGGATTTCTCTTTTAATATCATTGACATATCCCTGAACTTCTCTGTTGCTATATATCCTCTTTGCGAATATAATAACACTCTTAACAAGCCTTTGTCCCCTTGGATGAATAAGGCTTGCCAAAATAAGCATACCTACGATTGTGTTCTTAATAGTATTCATTGTCTTCCTCCTGTTTAATAATTTTTCCAAAGTAACTTTGGATTTTTTATATACGCCCAAGCATTCCTGAAAAAGGAATACTTTTCCATTTGAACATCACTTAGTAAGATAATATCTTTTTCCTTGATCTGTCTTTTATGATTACATTTTTTGCAAGTAATATCCAATCCAGAATTCACTACATATATAAGAAGAGACTTGGAAAAGAATAACATAATGTATTTGCATTTTTTGCATATATATATACAGGGATCTCCTCCTCCATCCATATACAGATTGTATATCTTGTGTATCTTGCCCGGCATTTTAATTTCCATTTGTATCTCCTTATTGTAATTATACACCATAAAAAGAGTTTTGTCAAGGGGAAAATGAAAGAAAATCACACTTTTTTGGCACTTATTTATATTGTTTTATGAGTGGTTTTTTAGTATATTTTATACATATAATATTAAAGGAGTATGTATATGGAACAAAAAAGAAAGTGGTATGTTATCACTCTAGTAAATGGGCAGATGTTTTATAGCCCATCATCAGGCCAATTAGACGATAGGTATGCAGGCAAAGATGATAGAGAAGAAAGGGATATCACATTAGACCAATTATGTTTTCTAAAAAGGGAGACGGATGGGTCAATTGTAATTAGTAGGTATCAAGATGACCTTTGTAAGCCAGAGGGCATTTTAAAAATTCAGAAGATAGCCGTTGCAACTTTGGCCAAGCTTCAGGATAGCGATTTTATCAACAAGCTTGAAGAAGCTACAGGCAATGAAAAAACAACTAAGGCAACATCAAGCATAATTAAGCCTCAATTCCAGCCAACGATTGTTCCCCCCAAATAATGCACAGAGAAAAGAAATTGTTGCCCAGGGTTTTGATAGAAAGGGCAAAAACTTATATTGTAACAGAAGATACTGTTTCGGATGAACAGGATTTATTTAGGGAAAAGAGCTGGAATCCCGAATCAATTGCATTCCCCGAAGAAGAGCAGAATTCTTATGGTATATTTAAAGAAAAATTAATAGCATTGGTTAAAGATGTTATGGGTGGAATTATTACTTCTGCACAACAAGATGTTATGGATTTATTCAACATGAATATTGAACTTAGAAATATGAGTAGTGTATTGCAAAAAAGTGATAGAAATGTTTATTACAGATATTGGAATACTGTTATTAATATCAGACATAAACTATGCAGAGACAGTAGATTTGTTTCATTAATAAATGAATATTGTCCTAAACATATGCGAAACAGGATGATGGAGTGGGTAGAAGAACAAAAGAATGAATATCCATATGTTACCTGTCCAATATGTGATGAAATATTTCATAGTAAGATTAAATTCAAGAATCATCTTATAAGGATTAGATGCCATAGGGAATATAGCGAAATGGATAAGGCGCATTTGGAATTTGTTAAAGAACAAGAAGAAATGATTGAAAATGTTTTTGAAAAGGAGAAAGTATATAGGGAATCTTGGGCAAAGAGACTATGTGGCAATGAAAATTTCTATTTGGGCAAAATGTGGATATATAATTACTGTAAAAGGCGATTATAAAAAGTTCATAACTACTGTATTAGTAGAATAGGATGTAATATGGACAAATATTTAAGACCAGATCAAGCTAGAAAGCAAGAAAAAGAATTGAATGGAGATAAGGAATCTCAAAAAATCAAATGTGGCGCATTGTTAAGAAGGTGTAAAAAATGTGAACTGAAATTTGGTTCTGCGGAAGAAACAGAATGTGGTTTTTGTGGTACTCCTAGAGAGAGGTGTAGCAGTTGGGCAATTATAGGAAGTAAACTATGCAGACGGCATGGTGGGCATGGTGGCAAAAAAATCAAGGTTGGCGAAGATGGGCTTGGGCTATCCGGATATTCCGCTAAAGAAAAAAGCACTATAAAAAAGAATGTGATAAATATGCGTCAGAAGTTTGAGGAGCTAGGCGCAAAAATGATAGCATTGATAGAGAGGATTGAGAATTCTATTAATGTAAGTGATATAGACGGAAGCGTCAAGTTGCTCAAGGCGTGTAGCGACATATATAGAAATCTTACAGGATATATGAAGCTATTGGCTACCGAGAAGTATATTGAAAAGATACCAGATAATTTACAGAAGAGAATCGGCATACAGATTAATGTTGCAATTAATAGAAGCTATGCTCAAGCCCTGAACTCTATTTTTGAAATCCTGAAGGATGAAAATGTTATTGAAAATATAAAACAAGCATTGCCCGAACATTTAAAAATAGCATATAACGAACAAGACACTTATTTTAAATCCTTATCGGAAATAGCAAAAATAAAATTCCCAGACATAGAGATAGTTGATGGAAATAACACCCGTAACTAATATTGATTTTAACCACGACAATTCATATTTAGAAAATTGCTTTAAGCGAGTTTCGGTGGATATGTCGCGACCTAATCAAGTACTAAATATATTAAATCCATTTGAATATTTTGAAAAATACAGACCGACATTAAAGTTGTTTAGGTCTGAAAAATTGATTTTAAAATTATTATATATGCTCCCGTTGGATAACGAAGACAGAGACGAGATTGAGTTTTTAAAAAATAACAAGGGCAGACGAATAGACGAAGGCATCCTATATAAAATATTGGTATTGGTATGCGGAAGAAAATCCGGGAAGACAGCATTCGCGGCAGAGATAGCAGGCTATGAAACATATAGACTCCATCAGTTTTATAATCCACAGGCTTATTTTGCTTTTGGGGAGGGTGCTCCGATGTCAATATGCTTGGCATCGGCAAGTTCTAAACAAGCACAGGAATTAAATAACTATGTCAGGGCGGCTGTTGAGAATAGTGATTATTTAAGCCCATATAAAGATGTTATAAATGAAAAAGAAATAAGATTGTTTTCAAAGTCAGAATTGGATAGAGGGATGTCAAAGGGTTCTATATTTATTCATTGCCTGCATTCTAAATCAAGCACGATAAGAACTTATAACGCTTTTGTCGTATTGATAGATGAGATTGCCTGGATGTTAAACAGTAGCCAGATATATTCCGGCGATGCTATGTATAGAGCGTTAGAGCCAGGCACTACTCACTTTAAAGCAAAGGGCAGGGACTTCGGCAAGGTATTAGTAATGTCATCTCCCGCCGAAAAAGCCGGTATGCTATGGGATCTATATGAACAGTCATTAAAGATAAAAAGTATATTGTGTGTCCAGTATGCAAGTTGGGAATTTAACCCAAATTTGGATAAAGAGGATTTTGAAGAAAACTTCTTATTAGACCCCGATGGGGCGTTGATGGAATATGCTGGGGAATTTGGTAATGTTAGGGATCACTTTCTTCCCCAGGAGAAAATACCGTTAATATTCCAAAAGGGGGTGAAGATAGTGACTACCCCCAAACAGCAAAGGGGTATAAGTTATATCGTATGTGTGGATGCTTCTAAGAAATGGGACAGATATTTTTTGTGTTGGGCTCATTCTGAGGATATATACGATGTAGAAAAAAAACAAAAGGTCAGATATGCATTTATTGACGGTTTAAAATATTGGGAATCACAATCTATCAAGGATGAAAACGGTGATTTTGTTACAGAAGATATAGATATAGAGACAGTGGAGAATTTTATAATAGAAAAATTAGTAAGAAGGGGGTTCCCTTTAGCGGGGATATTTTATGATCAATTTCAAAGTTCATCCTCTATTCAAAAATTTAAGAAAATGGGATTGAATGCGAAAGAAACCGTTTTCACAAATAAATATAAATTAACTATTTATGGGGATCTCAAAGAGGGGCTGATGACAGAGAGGGTAAAGTGCTATGATGAAGATTTATTAACCTACGATAAGTCCCCAAGGAAAATATTGGAACAGGAAATGAAACATATCCAGAGGATCATAAAGGGCAGGACAACAATCATACAGGCCCCCGAAAGCGGTAAGGTTAAAACAGATGATGCCTGTGACGTGGTGGCAAATGCGGTTAGCTTGTTGTTCAGGTCGGGACTGCATAATAAAATAGATGTTGTAAGGCAGCCGATTGCAGTCATGCCAATTGTAAAGAGCTGGAGGTCATAGTGGTCAATGAAGATAAAATAGATTGGGAAGGCAAGGTAGCGGGGCTCAATAATGTGGTCAATGATTATTGGAAGGATGCTATGCAGGATTTAGAAAAGCTTGGCGGGAAAAATATAGTGGTTCAGTTGGTTGATGGACAAATGTGGGAAGGAAAAATGATAAGATATAATCCCATGCAATTAACATTGTATCGAGAAAAGGAAAACGAAGAACTCAATATTTTATTTGATATGGTAGATAGGATAAAGGTGTTATGGGACGAATAGAAAATATAGATTATGTGATTTGTCGAGTATGTGGCAAGAAACTTAAGCAGATTCATAATAGTCATTTGAGAACCCACAACATGACTCACGAAGAATACATAAAAAAATTTTCCAATACTGAAACCATGTGCGGTAATATGAAAAAACAGTTGCGAGATAAGTTGACTAAATACGAAAATACCAAAGAATATAGAAATAAGGTATTAGAAGGTAAAGAAAATCACGTTGTTTGTCAAGTATGTGGTAAAAAATTTAAACATATTCAAAATGCCCATTTGAATAAAAGGCATAATATGACCTGCAAGGAATACAAGGAAAAATTTCCTAATAGTGAAACTGTATGCGAAAGTATGAAGAATCAAATAAGAAATGCCCTTATTGGATACAAGCATACAGAAGAAACAAGAAGAAAAATGTCTGAATCGGGTAAGGGGAGGGTATTTACAGAAGAGCATTGTAGAAATATGAGTAAAGCATTTAAGCAAAATTATAAGGATGGGATTAGGAAGGTGAGTATGAAGGGGGCAGAGGCGTTAGTTGCATATACCAAAGAACACGGAACTTATTGGAAGGGCAAGTCTGGTGATCCCGAACTAATAAAGGCTCATAAAAAAGGGGTAGAGACAAGAAAGAGAAATGGATCATACAAAGAAATGGGGAAGCGTCACTCTAAAAAAATCAAAGAATATAAAGATAGCCTTACCGAAGAAGAAAGATTAGAATATTGCAAAGCCAAACTTGAACAATTAAAGGGCAGTTGGAAAGCACCCAATAAGTTAGAGCAAAGAATAATAAATCTTAATATAGATAATTTAGACTATACAGGCGATAGAATAGTTTGGGTTCCACTTAAAACCCCTCTGATTAAAAATGGGAAAGAAATTTGTAATAAAAATCCTGATTTTATATTAAACCCAATAAATAAAACACAATGTGTAGTAGAGATTTTTGGAGATTATTTTCACGACAAACAAGAAGAAAGGGATTTATTGGAAAAATATAAAGAAGTGGGGATTAATTGTTTAATAATTTGGGAACACGAAGTTTATAAAAATATAAAAAAAGTCAAAACAAAAATATTAGATTTTATCAAGTTAAATATTGGAGAAAATAATGAAAGAATACATAATCAAAAAATCGCATAAGGGCGAGGATGTTGCCCCTCATCTTCATAAGCAAGATCTTTCTGGTCAATTACTTCGTGAATATTATGATCCCGAAAATGGATATGATCGTGCTATTTTTGTAGCAAATCCTGCCTGTTGCGATGAATGCAATGCTCAAAATGGTCAAGAATATGAGATATCAGAATTAATAGAAGCCCCGTTTGATGCCCCCTTAAATTGGGTTTCAGGACACGTAGGGTGTAATTGTGTATTCAGATTATATAGTTCAATGAATTCAGAATTATCGGAAATAGAAATAAACGCAGGAGATACATTTGCTTCTTTATCTCCGAGGGATAAGTTTGTTAAGAGGGCAATTGATTTTAAAAATATCGCATTAGAATATAATACCCCAAAAGAATTTTCTGAAAATATTCAGTCTCAATTTGGATCGGAATCACAAATAATTAAAACGGATGAATTGGATATCTATGAAACTGATATAAACAGAGAGTTGGTTGAAGAATTAAAAAAAGAAATACAGGGTGGTAATTACGATACTTTTCTTCATAGAGAAAGAATAGATAAAGCCCCCGCAATAAGAGTAGAAGTTACCAGCGATGGATACAAAGTTGTTGATGGGAATCACAGATTATTAGCTTCAAAAGAATTGGGCATTGAATATGTCCCTGTAGAAATTATAAATTACGGAGAAACGGAATTACCACTAAACGTTTTTTATAATAAAACACATAAGCAAATTGCATCTTTATCCCCAAGAGATAAAAATATAAAAGCCTCAATAGTAGATTACCCAAAAGAAAGTTTGCCAGATGACCTATGGGATCAGGATGGGGATGAGTATAAGTTGAAGCCGGAGATAAAAGAATTACTTATGAAATATGCAGATGAGGCATTGAGGAAAACATTTGGGGATTATAAGAAGTTCTTTAAGGGATTAAAAATAGGATCATCAGTAGGGACACAGTTCCATGTCCCTTCTTCGGATCTGGATGTCAAGGTTATAGTGGATAGGAATTTTTCAGAAGATGTAGACAATGCCATAAAGAGATTAAGGGAAAATAAATATGAAATAAATAACAGACCCGTAGATTGGTATATATATAAAGAAAGCGATATTAATTCTAAAGACTTTCTCAATAAGTATGATTCCTTTTATGATGTCATCTCAGAATCATGGGATAAAGAACCCCTGAAAATAGAAATAGATGAATTCCCACGGGAAGAAATCCTGTCAAGGGCAAGGGATGAAGCCGTAAGGTGGGCGGAAGAGGTGGATCTTCAAATAGGGGAAACCAAAAGGCATACGATGGACTATGACCAAATAGCAGAACATTTAAAATCAATAGACAAGACAGACAGGGTGAAGTTCAAAGAAGAAATAGAAAAGATACTATTGGATATAGAAAGTGAAATAGAAAAACTATCTGATAAGAAAACCGACCTTACGGAAGAAAGACACGAGGGCTTTAAGGCAGAATTTGAACCTGACATTGAAAAGTATTTGGTATCTATTAATTGGACAAAGCCAAATTTAAAATTTAAGCTTGTCCAGAAATGGAACTACCTTAATCTGATTAGGGAATTAGAAAAACTTATCGAAGACGATGGCAAGATAACAGAGGATGAAATACCAGAAGTGGAAAAGATAATAAGGGAAGGCGGTAAGCTATCGGAGAATGATAATGAACCGACAAGGGAAATGGAAGACTTTTTTGAGAAGAGAACAGAGGAACATATTGATAGGGTTCAAAAGAATATGAAAAGATTATCTGAGCTTTTGCCAGACGTGGATAAGGACGAAATAGATAAAAGAGCAGGAGAGCATGACGCATCAAAGTATAAAGAACCAGAGAGAACTCCTTACGTTTATGTAACATGGGATTATAAATGCAAAGATGATAAGGTTGACTTTGATATACCAGAATCTATTAAGGATGAAATGAATAAAGCCACGGAAACGCACGTTAAACAGAATGCCCACCACCCCGAATATCATAGCTCCAAAGAAGTTGACTTGATAAATCGTGAAGACAGAGATAAGCCCCCCAAGGAAATGATAGATGCTACAAGTATGAAGGATATAGATATAATTGAAATGGTTGCCGATTGGGTAGCTATGTCTCAGGAAAAAGGAACAAACACAATTGATTGGGCAGATAAGAATGTAAATGTTAGATGGAAATTTAATGATGACCAGAAAGATAGAATATATGAATTGATTGATTTGTTAAAAGATAATAAAGAAGCATCTGTATTATCGCCAAGGGATAAAAATAAAGAAAATAAACTCACAAAGAGACAGGCTCGCAAGATATTAAAGAAAATAGCCCAAGATTGGCAGAGGTCAATTAACGAAAGCGGACAAGAAATTAGTCACAGAAGGACAAAGGCATGGCGACCTTCTGCGGGCGATACCGTAAAACCTAAAAATTTTGCAATAAAAGACTTTCAAGATATATTAGGTAATTTTACATATATTATAAAAGATGTCCGTCCGGACATGATAGCAATTGAGATTCAAGATATTGGCAAGACGTGGATGCCGATTGGAATGTTCAGGCCGGCTTAAAATAGAACTTGACTTTTACTTTGTTTTTTAGTATATTTAGGTTTGAAGAATGATAAAAAGAAAATATTAGTTTGGATGTATATATTGGGAGGGATATTCATTATGAATGTTACAACCATAATCATACTGGGTCTTGTCATGCTATTTGGGGGATGTCAAACTGTTCAAGTAATTGAGATAGAATCTCCTTACATATATATCAATCTTACCGAAAAGAAATTATACTATAATGAATCAATATATAATATCAGCGTAGGGAAAGAAGCCACGAAGACACCTGTTGGCAGAGGATACGTATATGAAAAAAGAGATAGTATATTATTTACATATACTACCGGCAAGTTTAAAGGCTATCCAATTAGATATTATACTGATAAAAATGGATGTAGGCAAAAAATACCTTATAAGGATATGAGGGCATTAGGCATTAAGATCAATAGGACGATTAGATATGCCATTCATTCCACAACGGAAGAAGCAAATATAGGTAAAGCCATATCTAGTGGTTGTATAAGAATGTCTATAGGTGATATGCTTGAATTATATCCTAAAGTAGAGAAAGGCACAATCGTAATAATTAGTACAAATGGCTCTTGATTTTGATCTAATTTTTTAGTATATTGTATTATGATAAGAAAAAAACCAAACCTAAATATCTTACCGGTGCTAACTATAATTTTCCGGGGAGCGTTGGAAACCATAAAGAGATTACCTCCAAATAAAAATCTCCTTTCTTATCAAATGTGTTTTATGGTGTCTGCGCTCCCCTCCCTCCTATTTTTAAATTTGAAAGGAAATAATAAAATATGGCAATTTATGATTACAAGTGTGACAAGTGTAATATAAAAAAAGAAAATGTAATGCACAGTATAAAGGAAAGCCCTGAGATTAAATGTGATAAGTGTAATGGTATAATGAATATAATAATAACAGGTGGGTCAGGATATATCATGGAAGGTGGGACTAGAAAGAAATCTATAGGGACAGTCCCTAGCCATGTAAAAGATATAGTAAAGCATCAAGCTGATACTATGAAAAAAACACAAGGAGGGCTTTGATATGGCGTTTTCAGACGTAAATGTTGTTGTAGTTGTAGGAAGGTTAGTAAGAGATATTGAACTTAAATATACACCTTCTGGCACTGCGGTTGCAAATTTTTCTATTGCAAATAATAAACCAAGCAAGAAGGTTGGTGATTCATATGAAGAACAACCAGCTAATTTTTTAAATATTGTTGTTTGGGGGAAGATGGCGGAGACATGTAGCCAGTATTTGAAAAAGGGAAAGCAAGCTATTATTAATGGAAGGTTACAGCAAAGGTCGTATGAAACAAATGAGGGACAGAAACGATCTGTTGTTGAAGTAGTAACTAATAGTGTTCAGTTTGTTGGTGGTCAGTCAGATAGAAATGCCAATGAATCTGCCAATAAATCTTCTTCTCAATTTGATTCTCCCGAATCCCCCAGCCCTATTACAGAATTTGATTCACCAATTGATGATGACATGCCACCGTTTTAGGAGGGTTTTTTAAATGGATAGCAAATGGGGAAACAGTACGCATAAAATACACTGCGCCTATAAAAAAATAGATATATATGTGCATGTGAGGTTTAAAAATAAAGAAGTGTGTGGTTTTTATATTGATACAGGGAAGAGTGGAGCATGCGAGAGAGTGTTATTGGAAGTTATTGCAAGGCAAGCTAACAGGGCATTTGATGAGGGAACAAGTAAACAGAAGATATTAAATGACCTAAAGGGTCATCATTGTAGCTCAATAAAAAGCACAAAGGGCATATGCCTTGATGATATAGTGGAAATATTAAGAATCGCAAAAACAGAGGATGATGATGAAAAGAAGTAAAATAAAAAAACAAATGACCCAAAAAAGAAATATGGCAAAGGGAGCAAAAGAAAGCCGCCGAAAGACAAAGCTCAAAAACAGGGAATCGGATTTTATTGCACAGTATAAAGCAAGAACCAGAAAAGCAAAAGAGAAAAAATAATGATATGCCCCAATTGTAAAAAAGAAGCGGGATGCCTTGGGTGCAATGATGGATATTGTCCATGGTGCAAATTTGATATAGATGAATACCTTAGAAAGCAGACGAAGGAGAAGAATAAGTGAAATGCCTATACTGTAATAGCAAACTACCTGGATCATATTGCAAGTGGTGTGATGAACATTTTGATGAAGAAGAAAAGGTTACACCGAGCCGTATGAAAATTGTTATTACTAAAACATATGATGGGTATGAATATACGGCAAAACAATTATATGACAGATTGAAAAAAAGCTGTGAAAGGGTACGGGTTCAGGAAATAGACATCGTTAAAAACCAATGCGAAGCACATCAAATGACCATGGGGGAACACCTTGTTTATGAACAGTATATAAAACACAAAAAAGGCGATATCAGATTATTTGTTTTTAATAAACAACAGTCGAAAGTGGCCGTTAAAAATATATAACTTAAAAAAAGGAGAACCCATGAGAAAATTAAGTGATAAAAAAATAAGTAAATTATTAAAAGATCAGGAATTAACAGGGGGCAAATGGCAACCAGATAGGGTTAAGGAGCTTATAAGATTGGTTAAGGCTGGGTTAAAAGCTAAAACAATTTTTAGTGAGCAGATATTCCCTGAAGTAAAGTCACTATCAAGCCTACGTGTTAAAATCAGTAATCTGAAGGCCGGAGGTAAAATATGAGAAAACTTACAGACAGGCAGGTTAAAAAGCTATTATTAAAGCAGAATAACTGTAACCCACCTGCCAAAGTGTTATTGTTTGATATTGAGACACTCCCTATTGTATCTTATCATTGGGGCATGTTTAAACAATATATTAACCATAACCAGATAATAAATGATTGGATTATGTTGTCATGGTCTGCTAAATGGTTGTTTGATTACAATATTTATTCTGATATACTAACACCACGGGAAGCTATTAAAAGACATGATAAAAGGATATCAAAATCATTATGGAAATTACTTGATGAAGCCGATGTTGTTGTAGCTCATAACTTAAAGAAGTTTGATAAAAAAAGAAGTCAAACGCGTTTTAAAATAAATGGATTAAATCCACCGTCACCATATCAGTTGATAGATACCCTTGAACAATCCAGGAAAGAATTTTCATTTAGTAGCAATAGGCTTGATTACTTAGGTAAAATAATGGTTAATCATCAAAAACTTGATACTGATTTTGAATTATGGCGTAAATGTGATAATGGTGATAAGTCTGCGCTTAAATTGATGGATGAATATTGCTGTAATGACGTAGTATTGCTTGAAGAAGTTTACTTAGAATTAAGGGCTTGGATTAAATCTCACCCTAATTTAAATGTATATGGGGAAGGGTATTGTGAAAGATGTCCTTCATGCTCTTCTGAGGATATTAAATATAAAGGTTATTATGGAACACCATCAGGTAGATATGCAAGCTTTCAATGCTATAGTTGTGGTACATATGGGAGATCACGGTATAGTGATTTAAGCAAAGAAGAAAAAAGCCAACTTACAACTTCGATTGCAAGGTAAAAAGAAAATGACAGAACAAAGATGTCCAAAATGTAACCACCTTTTGGAAGAGGACGGATTCTGCATGGTATGTGCAGAATGGCAAAATAAGGAAGAGGAAGAGAATGAACGATAGAATAGGCGTAGTTACATGGGAAGGATATAGTGCTAGTTCAAGAGAAAATAAAAATACTATATCTGTACCATTAAAAAATATAATAAATAATAGGGATGATAGCGATCGCATAGTATTTGTAGAAATATCTACGAGCAATAGAGAAGAAAGCCTAGAGGGCGCAAGGGATAAAATAATTTATCTAAAGGCTCAAGGAATAAAATATTTCTTATTTGTAGGGAAATCATATGGATGCGTAAGAATTAAGAAATTTCTTGAGAAATACAAAGATGACGATGTATTAAAAGATATTGAATATGATATAGAAATGATTGATGCTCACGGTGCGCTGGCAGGAGATGGAGAAGTCGGACCATATAATAAGCGACAACCAATGGAGTTGAATGAGGGAGTAAGGTCTTCAACTAAAATTGTAGGGATAAGCCAAGAAGATCCCCCATCGGGTGCGATTATATTAAGCGATATAGCAGAAGTGGAAAATGTATATCTTGGCGAAGATTTTGATCACTACAGCATAATTAATTCATGGGCAGTAAGAGATAAGAGTAATGAATTGCTGGATGATTTATTTCAAAAAGCAGCTTAACAAATAAGGCGGTGTGGTTTCTGGTTGAAGCGCATAATTGCGTTATGACGGTTCGATTCCGTAGTTGGATAATATGCAGGGTTCGAATCCCTGCTCACACCCATATGTTTTATGTGTCATAACACATAATAATTATGTGTTTAAAAACATAAAGGAGGGATAAGTATAATGCCTGCCATTAGTTTTAAAAAGCAATTTGCAGACAAAGTATTAAAAGGCAAAAAGAATCAAACTATCCGACCTATAAGAAAAAATCCCATTAAAAAAGATGATACATTATATCTCTACACAGGTATGAGGACTAAGGATTGTAAGAAATTAAAAGAGGTTAAGTGTAAGGATGTTAAGAAAATAAAAATAGATTTTTTTGATACTAAAATTGATGGAGCGAGTGTGCCAAATTCTTCTGTTGTTGATTTGGCTTTAAACGATGGGTTTGATAATAGTATTGACTTTATAGAATTTTTTGAAAAGCAATATGGATTGCCTTTTGAAGGGGTTATTATATATTGGTGAAAGAAAAAGAATTAATTGAAGCAATGAGGTCTTTGGATAATTTTGATGACTCAATAAAGCCAAGTGAGGTGGATTGGGAAAAATGGGATTTGTTTTTAGAAGAGGGTGCAAAAAAACTTAATTGCAAAAAAGAAGATTTGATTATTTTGATTAACCCTAATAATGGATATTCAGTTGAATTATTAATAGAGAAATAACACTTGACAAATTTTAAAAAATAGTGTATAATTGTAATTGGAACATTGATGTTCCACAATCAAAAATCCGTAGGAGGATTGAAATGGAACCATTATTAAATACTGAATTAAAAGAATTGATTGAAGTTAGGGAGAAGTTATTAGATAATGTTAGAAAGACAGTTGACGGGATATGCAATTACCCGCCTCAAAACTACCCTCCTGTATGGAAGACAGAAATAAATGAATTCAATAAATGGCTTGGGTACGGATATTAATAAGGATATCTTTATGATAAAAGTAGTTAAATATCAAGACATATATGAAATATCGGTTAAATATGGAGTATGGTTAAAGAAAAGCAAAAGGGGAAGAGTTTATTCTGCTATTTGTGATTGTGAGATAGAAAGGATAATAAATATAAAAACTAATAAGCCCATACCCCTTAAACGCCTTAATAAAATATTACAAGATGAACTGATTGTTTATTGCAAGAAAAAAATAAAGAGGTTATTAAACCGTATAGATAAGGATTTAAATAAAACTAAACATATTTAATCGCATGGTGTTGTTTCTATGGGTGTGTGTTAGTTTATGCAGGAGGTGAGTATGAGAGAAAAAGTACAGTATGGATTTATGGCAGATAGTTCATTTTATAGAAATCCATCAGGCGGTAGAAGATATCACTTATATGGTTGGAAAAGATTAAAGTCTTTGTGCGGATTAGTAACGTTACTTGTTGAAGAAAATCCAATTCCAATGAAGCTTTTACCGGATAAGATTAAATGTAAAAAGTGTATAAAAAAATTCACGAAAGACCACCCCGCATAAGTGGGGATTAATATAAGGAGGAAATTATGAGTGAACCAAAAACAATGAAAATTAATGAGGTCGAGTATGTTAGAAAAGACTCTGCAAAAAAAGAAGTTATTGAATTTACAGGCGAGGAAAGCATCGCAAGTCGCATGATAGGGAAAAATGTAATTGTACGTAGTTATAATGAGGGTATTAACGTTGGAACGGTTGTATTAGCAGATGAGACAGGGGTTGAATTAGAAAATTGCCGAAGGCTATATTATCATAAGCCATTAGATAAGAATCTAAGTTGGTATGAAGGAGTAGCCGTAAGTGGTATTAGTGAAGATTCAAAAGTATCGGGAACAGTACCAAAAAAAATAATAATTGAAAAATATTCAATGACTGAGCTTAGTGAGGATGCTTATAATTCTGTTATGGAGTTGAACCCAAATGAGCAAAATTAAAGAAAGATTTATGAAAAATGGCTATGGCTATGGCTCTGGCTCTGGCTCTGGCTCTGGCTATGGCTATGGCTATGGCGATGGCGATGGCTCTGGCTCTGGCTATGGCGATGGCGATGGCTCTGGCTATGGCGATGGCTATGGCTATGGCTATGGCTCTGGCTCTGGCTCTGGCTATGGCTCTGGCTCTGGCTATGGCGATGGCTATGGCTATGGCTATGGCTCTGGCTGATTAAAAGAGTAAATAACGGCACGGTGGCAGAGTGGAAAAAAATGCACACGGCACTTACAGAACAGAGATATTGGAAAGGAAAGATTTAAAATGATAAAAACATTAATTAAGCATTTGAAAAAAAATAAAGATTATTATTATAGTTGGCAAGCAAATATAGCTATGGCTTTTAGGGATGAATATGATAAGCAAAAGAGAATTAAGAAAAATCTAAATTCATCAGACATTCATGAAATTGCAAATAATGGTGCCAAAAATTTTCTTAATTTATTAATAAATATGAGTAAATGAAGGAGGAAAGTTATGAAAGAAATTATTGAAGTATTTAGAATGAATGAAATAAGCAAAAAAACAAGAGCTAAGATAATTATAAAATTGGGGGTATTAATAAATAATCAATACGCATCTAATATAACAGAACCATTGATTTATGAATTAGTGAAAGAATTAGACCCGCAAAATGAAATATTAAAAAATGAGCATTACACCAGATATATTAAATAAGAAAATAACAGGCAAGTAAGCCGGATAGGAGAAGTAATATGAAAGGTATGGAAGCAGGTAGGTTAATGCTGGAAAATGAAAATAGAAATAATGAAATAGAGAAATTGGTATGCGTGAATAAAGAGTTATGGGATGAAAATTTTAAACTAAAATACAAACTTAAAGAAGCGAGAAAAGAAATAAGAAGATTAAAACAGGAGCGCAGAAATGAATGATAGTAGAGAGAGATGGGAAAAAGAGACTGGATGGGAAGAACGTCAATTTTATTATAAAAATCCCAAAGGTGAAATAGTTGAATTATGGAAATACTGGAAAGTATATTCCGAATGGCTCGAAGCCGAAAACGCCGAACTAAAAAAGAAACACAAAGATGCTGTCAAGAAGATAGAAGCTGAATTATTAAAAAATATAGATGTTGCATTAAATGCAAAGGGGACTATAGGATATAATTTAGCAAGATATATAAAACAGACTATTAAAAAGCACTCAAAATACTAAAGGGAAAGGATGGTGGATGATATGAGTAAGATACATTATTTTTCTGGTATACATGGTGCATTGACAAAAACTTGGTGTGGTAGATATTATAGTGAAGATGTAAATACGTGGCATAATGAAAAAGACATTAACTGCAAACTCTGTTTAAGGATTTTGGAAAAAATAAAGCAAGAACTAAAGGAGCGTAAGTAATATGTTTGAAGTAATAGTTGAACCCCTTACAGATAATTGGAGGGTAAATACAAAAAGAGGAAAGGGCAATAATATGAGTAATGAAACTGTATTAGGCGGTGATTATCTATGTCCTGACTGCGGAGAACGACACGGGACAGCATTAATGAGTTGTAAGAAATATAGGGAGAAATTGAAGGCAGATAATATGAGTAATGAGATAGATAAAGCAAGGAAAATGAAAGATGATTATTATAGGTTTATGGATTCGCATAGAATAACAAATGAAACGATAAATAATATTATAGACGCATACGAAAAAGCCATAACCGCCCAGACCGAATCCCATGAAAAGCAGATAGATGAAAAGAATAAATATATCAAAGAGCTTGAAAAGCAAATAGATGAATGTGGTCTTAGGAGAATAGGGTAAAGGAGCGATAATAATATGAGTAATGAGATAGAGAAAGAAATTGATGAGTATATTGATACAGGGATATTTAGAAATCCAGAAATAGCAAAGCCGTATCTAATGGATGGGTATAAACTAGGGTACGAAAAAGCCATAACCGCCCTAAAAGAATCCCACGAAGAGCGTCAGAAAAGAATCAATGAGCTAATGGATGAAAACCAAGAATTATATAAGTATGTTGAGAAGAATGTTGATCTAAAAGAATCCCATAAAAAGCAGATGGAGAAATACAAGAACCAATCCATAGTAAAAGACAAGCTACTGGAGGAAGGGTATAGTAAGTATGAGCAGATAATCCGGGCAGAAGTGGAAGCTGAAAAGGAAAAGCAGATAGATGATATATTCACTGAATTGGAAAAGCGGATAGAAAAAGTCATGACAGATAAGAATGGTACAGAGTCGCATTTTTATATAGTGAAAGCTACAATGAAAGATTATCTTGAAGAAATAAAAGGAGAATAAGTGTGGATGAAGAAATATGTAAATGTGGACGCTATTTTACCGGGACAAGAAGAGAAAAATGAAGATTTTATTGAAATATAAGGAGAATAAGGGATGAAAAAGATACAAGTTAGTAAATATACAATAGAGCTAATAAAAAGTAAAATAAAGTTACTAAAGGATTGTGGTGGTTTAGATTTTATGCGGTGTGAATGCCTTTTAAGTAGTGAGGGTGATGAAATGAAATGCAATAAATTAGACACCTGTCCAAAAGAAATAAAAGCACTTCAATCAGACTTAGACCGCTTTGAGGTTAAGGAGGGATAGAGATAATGAAAGGATGTAATAGACAATTTTATTATGGGACACCTGCATATCCAGATTACAGATGTATTGATGGATATTTATGGGATGATGATGACTGTGATGATAAAGGCAATTTATATAAACCTATTGAAAGTATTCCGTGTCCATTTTGTCAACCAGATGAATATGAAAAAGAAGAACTTGAAAGACTGAAATTATTAGTATTTGAGAGGGAAAAAGAAAGGCAGGATAATAAATGACTAAAGAAGATACAACAACAAAAACAATTAATAACAGATATGTGCCTACTACTCAGTTAACAGGGTATACTATAGGATTATGGTACAGTCCAAAAGATTCTTATATAGATGACTTAGATAATAATACTCAGAATAGACCGGAGGCATAAATGACACCAAGACAAGAGCTAATAAAAGCAATTAAAGATGGGAAGAAATATGAAAGATTTATCACACAACTCAGGATAACATGGGTTGATAGTGAACGTGATTCTCATTGGTTTACCTCTCCTGATGTGGATTGTATTATTGCCAATGAGGACTCTATGGCTATTAACACTATTGGCTTCTTTGTTGGAGAAAATGATAAGTGTATAGTCATTACGCATACTTGTCATCCAGAAGAAGGATCTATCTTGGGGTATTTGAAAATTCCCAAGTGTGCGATAACTGATATTGAGGTAATAAAATGAATAGATGGTTCAGTTCAGATCACCATTTTTCCCATGAGGCTATAATTAAATATTGCAACAGACCCTTTAAAGATAAATATGAACACGATGGAGCATTAATAGAAAATTGGAATAAATTAGTAAAGAGAAATGATTTGGTTTATCATTTAGGAGATTTCTGTTTCGGATCACATAAAACAGTTAGACACTTTAGAAATAGGCTAAATGGCAAAATAATATTAATAATGGGGAACCATGATTATAAGAGTAGAATACACAAGCTAACGGATTTATTTACAGAGATACACGATTATAGGATGATTAAAGTGAGTAATAAACAGGCTTTATTTTTATGCCATTACTGTATGAGGGTATGGCCTCGAAGTCACTTTAATGTACCTTCGCTTTATGGACATTCGCATGGTGGATTAGAAGGCATAGGCAAACAAATGGATGTCGGCGTTGATACCAATAACTTTAAGCCCTATCACGTAGATGAAATAATAGAGATAATGGAAAGTAAGCCGGATAATTTTAATTTGGTAAAAAACACTTGACAAAATAAGGAAGAGGAATGAATGATACCATTTCCAAACAAAAAATATAATATAATATATGCAGATCCCCCGTGGAGCTATAAAAACAAAAACACGGGTGGCAGTATGAAAAGTGGTTCATCTGCAAAATATGAAACAATGACGACAGAAGATATATGCAATCTTCCAATAGAAAGTATAAGGGCAAGGGATAGCGTATTGTTCTTATGGGCAACGGTTCCATTAATAGAAGACGCATTCCAAGTAATGAAATCCTGGGGATATAAATATAAAACAATGATAACTTGGCATAAGATAATGAGTTTAGGGATGGGGTATTGGTTCAGGGGGCAATGTGAGCATTTACTATTGGGCGTAAGAGGAAGTGTAAAATCGTTTAGATTACAAGAACCCAACTTTATGCAACTTAAAGCATTGAAACATAGTGAAAAGCCCGAAGAGTTCAGGTATTTAATAGATAGAGCAACAGAGAATATGCCTGAACAAAAGAAAATAGAGCTATTCGCAAGAAAGAAAGTGATGGGATGGGATTGTTGGGGAGATGAAATAGATTAAAAATAGCACTTGACAAATCCTAAAAAATAGAATATAATTAAGTATTATTAATAAAGGAGGCGTATTATGAAAATAAGACACGGAGATTTAGCATTAGCTAGAATTTCAAGGTTACCAAAAGGATTAAAAGAAAGCAAATCAAAAGTTATTATGGTTGGAAGTCATGGACATGATCATTTTTTTGATACCGGTAAACTGTATTTCAAGAATTCAGGTGATTTTGTTTTTGGATATTTAATAGCAAAGGATACTACATTATTTCATTCTGAACATGGTAAAAAAAAAATAGGTAGTTTATTGAGTTTAGCGATAAAGGATGGCAATTATGAGCTACGTAAACAGCAAGAGTTTACTAACGAAGGAATGAAGTCAGTAATAGATTAAAGGAGGAAAGGATGAAAACTAATATTTATGAAGGTAATTTAATAATAGAAAAAAGCAATGTAAAAAAGTATAAAAATTTAATTGGTGTTACCGGTGACCTATCCATCCATTCGAACGCAGAGCTGAAAGCTCTCAAATCAGTAGGCGGTGACCTATCCATCCATTCGAACGCAGAGCTGAAAGCTCTCAAATCAGTAGGCGGTTACCTATCCATCCATTCGAACGCAGAGCTGAAAGCTCTCAACTTAGAATCAGTAGGCGGTTACCTATACATCCATTCGAACGCAGAGCTGAAAGCTCTCAACTTAAAATCAGTAGGCGGTTACCTATACATCCATTCGAACGCAGAGCTGAAAGCTCTCAACTTAGAATCAGTAGGCGGTGACCTATCCATCCATTCGAACGCAGAGCTGAAAGCTCTCAAATCAGTAGGCGGTGACCTATACATCCATTCGAACGCAGAGCTGAAAGCTC